GCGGGGAAGTTCTGATATAACAAGTTTGATTGATCTGAGTAACGAGGTTGTCCTGCAGCCGCAGTAAATGTCACAACACTATCACGAGTCGATGTACGAGTATATGCACTGACACGGTTTCTTACACTGGTGCGACTGTATGCAGAGAATCTGGTTCTCGTTGAAATACGAGTGTACGCAGAAACTCTGTTACGAGTACTGATTCGAGTGTAAGCACTTACACGGTTTCTAGTATAATCTGTTGCACGAGTTCTACTGTATGCAGAGTATCTTGTTCTCGTTGAAATACGGGTACTGTCACGAGTATAGGCAGATGGACGAGTACGGGTACTGATTCGAGTATAGTTACCCGTAAAGTTACCCGCATAGAATCCGGTACGCACATAGTCACCCACGAAGTTACCCGCATAGAATCCTATGCGAGTGTAGTTACCCGTGAAGTCACCTGCATAGAATCCTATACGAGTGTATGGTAAAATACGAGTTGACGTTCTTGTACTGATACGAGTATAGTTACCTGTATACGACAGAATTCTAGTATAGTTACCTGTGTAATACAGAATTCTAGTATAGTTACCAGTGTAGTATACAATACGTGAGTAGTTTCCAGTGAAGTTACCTGCATAGTAACCAGTACGCACATAGTTACCAGTATAGTTTACAATACGAGTGTAATTTCCAGTGAAGTTACCTGCGTAATAAAGAGTACGTGAGTAGTTACCAGTAAAGTTACCCGCATAGTAACCAGTACGCACATAATCACCCGTAAAATAATTACCTGTCTTTGGCCCGAATCGATCACGAGTATAGTTCAATATACGAGTTGATGTACGAGTCGATATACGAGTGTATGAAGCAGCCGCTGCTCTAGTTCGAGTTGATATACGAGTGTAAGCAACAGTTGCGGGTCTAACACGAGTATATGCCAGAATACGAGTTGACGTTCTTGTACTGATACGAGTATATGCAACAGTTGCAGCACGTGCACGAGTGTACGTTCCGGTTGCGGTACGTATTCGAGTATAGGTGCCTGTCGCAGTACGAATACGAGTATAGTTTCCAGTGAAGTTACCTGCATAATAACCTGTACGGTTATACGTCAAAATACGAGTTGACGTGCGGGTAGATATTCTGGTATAATCTAAGATACGTGTACTAGTTCGAGTACTTGTTCTTTGATAGTTAAGAATTCTTGTTGAGGTACGTGTTGAGATACGAGTATAGTTTCCAGTATAGTTACCTGCAAAGTTACGGGAATAGTTACCTACAAAGTTGCCTGTATAGTTCCCTACAAATCCACGTGCATAGTTCCCTACGAAATTACCAATATAGTTACCAACAAAAGTTCTGCTGTAGTTACCCGTATAATTTCCGACAAAAGTTCTAGAATAGTTACCTGTGTAGTTACCCGCAAATCCACGTGAGTAGTTACCGACATAGTTACCTACAAAGGTTCTAGAATAGTTACCTGCAAAGTTACCAGAGTATGCAAGAATCTCATCACGAGTATATGTAGAAATACGACCACGTGTACTAGTTCGAGTATAGGTAGAAAAACGAGTACGTGCAGAAATACGTGTAGAAGTACGTGCGTAGTTACCTACGTAGTTTCCTGCAAATCCACGTGCGTAGTTACCGACAAATGTTCTGGAGTAGTTACCGACAAATGTTCTTGAGTAATTACCTACGAAGTCACCCGTGAAAGTGACAAGACGATCAATTATATATGCAGAAGGACGACCACGTGTGTAATTACCTACAAAGTCACCTGCATAGTTCGAGGGACGTGTTCTAGTGTAAGTTGACACACGAGTTCTAGTGTAGTTTCCTACAAAGTTACCTGCGTAAGTAGAGTTTCTAGTTCTGGTGTATGTAGATACTCTGGTACGTGAGTAGTTACCTATAAAGTTACCCACGAATGTAGTTGTATAATCATCAATATATATTGATGATCGAGTTCTAGTATAAGTCGATACACGAGTTCTTGTACTGTTACGAGTGTAAGCAGATACACGGTTCCTTGCATAGTTACCTATGTAATCGCCCAAGAATCCTCTGGTACTGGTTCTGGTATATGCACTTGATCTGTTTCGTGTATATGCAGAAACTCTGGTTCTACTGTAAGTATCAGAGTAAGTGGACACACGAGTACGACTATAATTACCGACAAAGTTACCAATGTAGTTGCCGATAAAGTCCGTGGTATATGCAGAAGTACGAGTTCTGGTGTATGAACTAATACGGTTACGTGTACTGTTTCTGGTGTATGTAGAAAAACGAGTACGAGCGTAATTGCCTATGAAGTTACCGACAAACGTATTGAGACTATCACGAGTGTAAGTCGAGATACGATTTCTACTGTAGTTACCTAAAAAGTTTCTTGAGAATGTGTTCGTGCTATTACGAGTATAAGTTGAGACACGGTTTCTTGAATAGTTTCCAGTATACTCTCCTGCGTAATCTCCTGCAAAACCACGAGTGTAGTCACCAATGAAATTACGGGAGAAGTTACCTATGTAATCCCCAATGAAATCACGAGCGAAATTTTGAGTACTGTTTCTAGTGTACGTTGAACCACGAGTACGGGTGTAAGCTGATCCACGAGTTCTCGCATATGAGGATGCACGAGTACGAGTATATGCAACCTCAGAAGTTGTTCGTCTGGTATTAGTCGCAGTCCCTTTGGATGCCCAAGTTCCTGCAGCGGTTGGTGCACCTTGAGTAGCAGAGCGTAACTGATACGATCCAATTGCACCTGATACACCACGCAATGTTTTACAGTGTTGACCCAGTGTAAACTTGATCTGCGGATCAGTCATCTCTTGAAGACCACCAAATGATCCTGCCGAGTCTGATCCTATGAGACCTACCGATTGGATTTGTGTCGGTGCGGTCATTGCTGTTCGTTTGTAGATGTTATAAGTCGATATAGTACCATTGGCGGTAGTGTCTTCGAAGACTCCAGAAATGTGAGTTGAGTAATCACCACTTGGAGAAGAAGAACCTAATTTATATACGCCTGGGTAATCAGATGTCGCAATACGTGAGTTCAGACGTGTACACAAAGTGTCCATGTCTGAGTCTGTAAACTCATGAAGACCTACGTTTCCGGATGCATTCCATCCGGCGGGACGAACGTAATTTGCATTACTCAGATCACCTGCAGTAATGTTACCACCCTTTTGATACAGAGTAGTTGTAGTTGATCCGGAAGTAATTGCAGATGCGGGATGAGTACCGTCTGGTTCGTTGTAAAAAGTATCAACAAAAGAACCTATGTTGGTTCCTTGAGCATTTACGTTTAGAGATCCGTTACCTGTAACCCCTGCTTCACCTAACTTTAATCCCGCCTGATAGGCCAAATAGTTCTCTTCCGTAGGAGTCATCTCCTTCAGATCACCATTTGTTCCTTCTAATTTTAGTGGGATATTAGACGCAGCCACGAATCACTCTTTTTATCAAAATTAAACCTATCTCTATTTATAAGTTTATTTAGGCTGTACGAACATATAACGTATATGTGTCAACGGCAAGTACCGTGTTGCCGATTGTTTGACCTACGTAATCTCCTATAAAGCTTCTTGAATAATTTCCTACAAACGTGCGTGAGTAGTTACCAGTATAGTTCCCCGCAAAACCACGAGAGAAATTTTGAGTACTGTTTCTAGTATATGTAGAGACTCTTGTACGAGTAAAGTCTCTCGTTGATGTACGAGTTGAATCTAAAGTACTGTTTCTAGTGTATGCACTTATACGAGTTCTGGTATAGTTACCAAGGAAGTCGCCAGTGTAGTTACCTGTATAATCTCCCACATATGCTCTAGCGTAATTGCCGACATACGCAGACGGTCTGGTTCTTGCGAAAGAACTTGTTCTGTTAACCCTTGTGTAATTACTGACATAGTTACCCGTGTAATTTCCTGCGAATCCACGTGTATAATTTCCTACGTAAGCTGCATCAATTGTGTAGGAAGACACTCTGGTTCTATTGTACGAAGAAAGACGAGTACGAGTCGAGGTTCTTGTACTAATACGAGTATAGTTTCCTATATAGTCACCCGCAAAGTTACGAGTGTAATCACCCACGTAGTTACCTGCAAAGTTACGAGTAAAGTTCCTTGCATAGTTACCTGTATAGTTGGGTATGTAATCACCTACGTAGTTACCCGTAAAGGTTCTGTTGTAGTTACCCACGAATGCACGAGCGTAATTACCAACATACGCACGTGAAAAATCTTGAGTGAAGTTTCCTCCAATATAGTCACCTGTGTACACGTCCTCGTTGATGTAATCACCTACGTAGTTACCTGCAAAGTTACGAGAGTAAGTAGAAGATCGATTTGCTGTACTATCTCTAGTATAGTCACCAATAAAGAATCCAGTACTATCACGAGTATAGGCAGAGAACCTAGTTGTGGTGAAGTTACGAGCGAAACCACCGGCACCATAATCACCAATAAAATCACCAGTGTAATAGAATGTAGACGCTCTATCTCTGGTAAAGACCTGTCCAGATTTAGGTTCTCCTACGTAGTCACCAGTATAGTATACTGTATTGGTACTTGTTGCTGTACGATTACGAGTATAAGAGAGACCGGCATAATCACCAATGTAATCAACATTTCTAGTAAATACAGATTCACCTGTTTTTCTAGTAGTCACAAATCCAGTATATTCAAAAACGGATGTTCTGGTTCGAGTGTAATTAGGTATAAAGAGTCTAGAGAAATTACCTGTAAACGATCTCGAATAATTACCTGCATATTGTACTACCCTATCTCTTGCATACTCACCAATGAAATTGCCAGCAAAGTTGCGTGAGTAGCTAGACACTCTAGTACGTGTAGAGGTACGAGTAAAATTCGAAGACCTAGTTCGAGTGTAATTTCTAGAGAAGTTACCTGTAAAGTTTCTGGTATAGTTACCCGCATAGTTACGAGTGTAATCACCTGCGTAAGAAGATGGTCTAGTACGTGTTGACGTTCTAGTAAACCCTACAGTTCTTGTATAATCATCACTGTAGTTTCTAGCATAATTCGATACACGAGTACGTGTAGAAGTACGAGTATAATTCGAGGGACGGGTTCTGGTTGAAGTCCTCGTGTAATTACCTAAGTAGTTACCGGCAAAATTACCTGCGAATCCACGACTATAGTTACCAATAAAATCCCTAGAGAAGGTAGAAAATCTGTCTCTGGTATATGCAGAAGTTCTAGTGCGTGTTGATACTCTAGTAAAGTTACCGGCATAGTTACCCGTATATCCATCAGGGTCAGTATAGTTACCTATGAAATTACGTGAGTATTCACCTGCAAAATTACGAGAGTAAGTGCCTATGTAAGTGTCTGAAAAAACACTAGTACTATTACGAGTATAATTACCTAAGAAGTTACGTGAGTAGTTACCAGTAAAGTCTCCGGTATAGTTACCAATATAATCTGCAGTATAGTCACCAATAAAGTTTCTGGTATAGTTACCTGTAAAGTCACCAAGATAATTTGATGTTCTGGTTCTAGTAGAGACTCTAGTATATGCACTTGATCTGTTTATAGTATACGTAGAAACTCTTGATCGAGTATAGTTCTGTTCGTCTACTAGACGAATTGTATTTGTTGCAGTTCCTTTTGATACCCATGTACCTACTGCGGGTGCACCCTGAGTTGCAGTACGAATTAAATAAGATCCAAGGTTATCTTGAATCGCTCTACGAGTCTTTGCACGTTGTCCAAGAGTGACCTTAACTTGACGATCAGTTACTTTCTGTAATCCTTGATATGTACCAGACGATCCACTACTTCTCTTAATCGACATGATAGCAGATTCACCATTCTTATCGTCACGAATAGAAGTGGGTGCGGTCATAGAAGTTCTACGCCAGACACTATAATCGTTGATCGTAAATGCACTACCTGAACTGTCTGCACGTTGATCCACAAGAATACTTGGAACCAATATATCCCAGTCAGCACTAGGACGGGTTGCAGAAAGTCTCAGAGAGCCAGGATACTCAGATTGTGCAATTCGAACGTTTAGATCGTCTACGAGAGTGTTCAGATTAGAACTGTTCATCTCATAGACATCACCGTCAAAGTGTGCTACAGGTAATCGGAAATCACTATCGGTTTCTGCCGCAGTACCGTTGATCTGATATATGCTTTGTGACGTAGTAACAACAGACTGTTGATCGTATGGGTGAGTTCCTACAGGTTCAGGAAAGTACGTATCGGTCAGTGTACCAATAAGTCGGTTGCCAGTAGATGTGGTTGTAAGAAGACCGACATCTGAACTATCGGCCACAGCATTATGACTACCTACTAAGTATGCAAGGTAGTTTTTCTCTGCAGAGGTGATCTGTTGTAGCTTACCATCACTGTCTTTTAACTTTAACGGTAATGCCTTATTATCCGACATTCTACTTCCTACTTTGTTAGTTTAGTAGAGTGCCACTCTCATCATAGATTAGGACAGCCCTACTTGCTAGTTCGTTCAACGCATTAACGATATTATCATTATTTATACTCGCAGTAGCGAAGAATCCACCGTCCGTACTTGAGTCTAAATTATACAGTTTTCCAACTCTTGAGTCAAGTTCCGCAATGTCACTGTCATTTGAGACTATATCAGCATGGAGTTCGTTGATACCACCCGCAACATCTTGTGCAGTAGTATCAAGGTTTTCGTCTGTATGAAGAGCACGTCCATGAATCTCGACTTTACTTGCAGTCATCTCCACCGCAAGAGTAGATCCAGACCAGATATCTAGTTCACCACTACTGTTCTGTAAACGACCAAACTGAGTTCCTGCATCCTTGAGGTATATGTCACCACCATCTGCATCAAGAGTGATATCTCCTGCAACATCATATGTCAAGGATCCTACAACATCAATCTCTTGGTTGGTGCCAAGGTTGTAGGTCAACTTAGTTACTGCATTATCCTTAAAGAATATATCCGCACCGTTTGCATCTAGTACGATGTCACCGTCTGCATCCAATGTGATATTGGATCCTGCAGTGATAGTTGTGTTACCACCTGAAGTGATACTCTGGGTTGTTCCTGCAGTTGATGCAATTGCACCTGTCGCAATCTCTGAGATACTTGCAGCACTATCTGTTAGTGCACCAGTTATAGTGTTTGCATGGTTTCCTGTGGTTGCAACAGTATTTGTTGTACCTAAAGTATAACCGATACGGGTTGTACCCGCATCCTTTAAGGTGATGTTGTCACCACCTGCATCTAATACTATATCACCTGCAACGTCAAGTGTCAAGTTACCAGATGGAACATCAATCTCTTTGTTTGTTCCTGCAATGAATTCGAACTGAGTAGTACCGTTGTCTTTGATGTAGGTGTTCCCACCATCAGCATCAAGAGTAATGTCTCCTGTTGCGTCTACGATAAAGTTACCAGATACGTCTACCTCTTGATCAGTACCAAGATTCCAAGTAAGCTTTGTTACACCTGCTTGTTTGAAGTAGATATCATCTCCGTCTACGTCAAGAGAAATATCTCCGGACGCATCTACTACAAAGTCCCCAGTCACATTGTGGGTTTGCCCCAATGACGTTGTAGTCAAAGTACCTAAAGTAGTACTTGACATATTTCCAGTAGATGTTATACTGTATGTACCATTCGCTGAATCAGAATAGTTACCTGATACTGTACGGTCTAGATTACCAGTGACATCCAGAGTATTCGTTGCACCCATACCATACGCAAATCGTGTAGTACCTGCGTCTTTGAAATCAATGTCTGCACCGTTTGCATCAAGGACAATATCCCCTTCTGCATCTACAGTAAAGTTACCCTCTGCATCAATAAGAGCATTACCCCCTGCAGCGATAGTAGCGTTACCATCGGCAGTCATGGCGATTGCACTGTTAGTATATACAGTGAATCCATCGGATGCATTTATTGTACGGATACCGGATGCTGAGTCGGTGTGATCACCAGTAACATCCATTGTGTAATTACTAGATACCGTTTGTGCAAGTGATCCAGTTACATCTAAAGTATTGGCAGCACCCATACCATATGCAAAACGAACAGTCGTACCATCTTTTAGGTCGATGTCACCACCGCCAGCATCTAGAACGATATCAGTTTCAACGTCATAGGTCAGAGATCCTGCAACATCAATCTCTTGATCTGCACCTAAGTTATACGTAAACTTGGTCTGACCACCGTCTTGAAAATAGATGTCTGCACCGTGAGTATCCAAAGTGATATCATCAGATGCATCTACTTTATAAGTTCCGGTCACTGTATGGAGTTGTGCACCAGACTTAGTGTTGAATGTGCCAGAAGTGCTAACGTCAGTGTTTCCAGTCGCACCGATATGATACGTACCTGCTGCACTGTCTGAGTAATTACCCGATACGGTTTGTGTTAGGTTTCCAGTGACATCAAGTGTATTGGAAGCACCCAACCCGTATTCAAAACGAGAGTTTCCATTATTTTTGAAGGTAATGTCGGTTCCACCGGCATCAAGTACAATATCTTGAGCAACATCAAGAGTATATCCTGTTGCTCCGGACACGGTATGTAAATAGTTTCCTGTGGATGCTAACGTTAATCCCGATCCACCTAATGTGTAGGTTTGATGATCCCCACCATTCAATTGAAGTTTAAAGACATCATTAAGTTGGAAAGTGACATTGCCCTCAACATCCGCAAGATAGTTTCCACGGACAATATGTGTCTGACCATAACTAAGAGTATCTAAAGCACCAGTAGCACCAATATGGTAGGTGCCATTTGCACTGTCTGACATATTACCAGATGTGGTCTGAGTAAGATTACCTGTAATGTCTAATGTGTTGGTTGTACCAAGTCCATATTCGAAACGAGAAACACCTGCGTGTTTAAAGTCGATATCGTTACCACCTGCGTCGAGAACAATGTCTCCCGCAACGTCATAAGTCAAAGAACCTGCTACGTCTACTTCTTGGTTTGTACCCAAGTTGTAAGTAAATTTGGTTGTTCCTGCTTGCTTAAAGTAGATGTCATCTCCATCTACGTCAAGTGTAATATCTCCTACTGCATCTACGATGTAGTTAGAAGGTGCAGCAATTGTGAAGTCTGCGTTATCTGCAAGAGTGTGAGTTACAGTATCAGCACCCGCACCGTTCTTAAATACGATGTCGTTGCCGTCTGCATCAAGAGTGATGTCTCCACTTGCATCTATTAATACGTTACCAGTTACCGTGGCAGTCAGATTACCACCAGAGGTAAAGTCCATGGTGCCAGTTGCGTTCAGATCATATAGACCAGAAACGTCAATATCATAAGCACCAGTTACGTTCTGGTAGTTGGTTGTACCTAAAGTAAATGCAATGCGATTGACTGAATCATCAAGGAAATTGATGTTCGATCCACCTGCATCTAAATTGATATCTGCGACAGCATCTATGAATGTATCATTACCTGATTTCAGGATGATATCAGTACCACCATTCTGAGCAGTAGAGATTAGGAGTCTAGTGTTAGTTTCATAACTAGAACCTTCGTCCCATTTACTTCCGTTCTGGGGATAAAGAATTTCACCCGAAGAAGCATCGAATACCAGTTCAATTTCGTTGATAGCAGATACAACATCACTATCATTATAGGTATTGAGGTCAACGGGATCGCCTACGTTATAAGAAACCGTATTGAGATTGTCTCTTAGTATCTTGAACGAGTCGCTTAATCTTGTAAAAGGACGTGCCATTTATAGTTTCTCTACTAGTTGTGAAAGTAAAGATTTTATATCTCGCATATCATTCTCTAACGAGTCAACCTTTGACTGCAGTACAGATTCGTTAGCTTTTCTTTCCGCTTCCTTCATCTGTCTCTGTCTCTTTGCCTCACGTGCAAGATGAATCTCTCTTGTATTTATATTAATAATTGCATTAGATTCAGGACATCTTCCTAAATCAGGTTCGTCTTTCACTCCAATCAATTTTCTCTGTTTTACTGTCATATTAAATCGCCAGTGCAATTGCCCTCAAGTCACGGAATGATGGTACTTGTGCAGAGTTAGTTGACTGCATAACAAGTTTTAACTGGAACGAAGTGAACTTAGCCAAGTTACCGCCCTCACCACCAATTAGATACTGGTATTCACGGAATACGTTCTTATTGGAATCCGGAGAATGATTTACTGCAGGTTGTACAAGGTTCCATGCGTTAGTGTGAATTGACTCAGCACCAGTTGATGTTCTCCAGTACAATTGGAAGTCACACGCTTTAGGTTTGTTAGCAGCCAAGAAGACTTTCAAACCAACCGCATCGGTTGCCAAAGTGGTCACCTTAGTGATATGTTTCGCAGATTCAGTACCCGCATTTGGGTGAGTCTCAGGAACATATGTAAGTGGTACGTTAAATCCTGCAACACTAGTAGATTGTACGTTTGCAGCTTCACTGATTGTAGTGACATTATCAGTCGATGCGATACTAGTCGCACCGTCTGTTACAGACCATGTACCCGTAGACGAAGAGTGAACACTCACACTAAACTGAGATCCATCTGATCTAGAGATAACTAGACCATCGGAATCCCCTTCAACTGAAGAGAATACATAACCTCTTCTGAAGGAAGGATATCCTTGAGGAATAGTCTGACCACCTACGAAGGACTGATTGAGTCTAACATTACCAATTCTAGTGTTAGTACTAGTCAACAATAGGTTAAGGTTTTCACCACTATCATATCCAGAGAAGGTCAGTGTCTTAGTAGTTGCTTCAACCCCACTGGTTTGTTTTGAAATCAAGTTATGTACACAGTCAACGTGTGCAGACTGCATATCAATAACAGGAGATACAAACGGATCAACAGTCTTCATGGTGATCTGCATCGTCAGAGATCTTTCACCATTCAACCCAGCAACAAGATTCTCTGTACTTCTGTTGTAGATAGCACGAGGAGTCTTGAACGTTGAGTTAGACTTGTTCTCAATGATTTGATACTTAGCATCTTTGACGAATCTAGTCTCACTACCCGCTAGAGATGATTGTGTAGTTGTCTTAATCGAAGTAGTAGCAGTAGTTCCTCTTGGTATCGTAATCTCAACTTCGGGTCTTAATTGTTCGTAGTTGATATTATGTTGAGAGGTAGCTGAACTACCACCAAACCATTTTCTGCTAGTTGCGGTTGCATCTGCAGTGTAGGTGAAACCAGAGTTGTCGTGCCTTACTACTGTTCTCTTACCAATTACTTGGTTACCAGTTAGACCGTTTCCAAGGTTTTCAGCAGAGTCGATACCACGAATCCATGCGATATCTCCAGTACGTAAACCATGACCTTGCATTAGTACACGAACTTGGTTACTGCCAGAGTCCATAAGTAAAGAATGTCTTCGCAACGGTACAGGAGGAATGTTAACATTCTCTAAGATAGCGTTACCAGAACTTCTAAACTGTGCAACGTTAATTCTGTACGCCAGATCTTGGTTACTGGAAGGTTCCCAATGCCTGTTGTTCTGCGACTTAAACAACACACCCATAGTAGGTTGTTGAGTAATGAACGACTCAGTAGAACCAATTGCATGTTCACCAACAGTTGCGACATAAACATTATAGTTAGTGTCGTTTCTCTCAGGAACCAATACAATCGCATACTCACCCTTAGACAAATACTGAGGTGCATCGAAAGTAAATGTAGTACTGTTCTTCAACATCGTTTTGTTGTTAGCACCAGTAGGTACTAGACTTACTTGAGCAGGAGTAAGTGTCTTCTTACAAATGACCTTTGTTGCAGATGGTACACCTTGTACTGTAGGTCTGATTTCGCAACGAACACCAGCTTCAGAAGACTTACTCGCAAAGTAGACTTCAACCGAAGTGATAGTAATACCAGACTTTCTTTCTACTGCGAAAGTCTGAGCGAGAGGATCATGGTGAATCATAGCAACGTCTTCAGCAGTATGGGCAAACCCCCCTCTTGATGTTCGTGCTACCGTCGGTGATGGATGCGTCGAAGCAAGAACTTCTTGATCTGCTACAGATTGATCAAGTTCTGCTTGGAACTGTTGAGAACCTTTCTGGTTACCGCCACCACCATTGTCCGGATCACCACCACCTGGCGGTGTAGTATCTTGATTGGTGTCGGTGTGATCAACTGGTTGGATACTATTCAGATAACTGTATTCGTAGCTAACTTCACTACCAATAAATTCTTCTGTAGTCTCAGTACCAGTTGTAATAACACTTGTAGTTGAAGTTGATTTGACATCTTCAGCAACCTCTGTCGTAACAACCGAATCTGTCCAAGTAGTTCTTTCAATTTCAGTATCTCTTGAGACATCGTTAGTGGTTGATCCAACTACCTTCAGTACTCTTGTAATGTAGATCTCTTCTTCTCTGTGTTCTAGTACACCAGTAGATTCGAACATCGCTCTAGCGAAAGACATTCCTCCACCAATATCAGCAGAGTTTACATCATTGAGTATGAATTCACGTTTACCAGTGTGGAAACGCATTGCTACGTTACTAGGAACTTCGAAAGATCCTTCAAATTTACCATCAGCGTCAGCAATTAATTGAGTATATCCCGCACTGTGACCCTGAGTTTGTTTTTGTGTTCCGTTATCATCGCCTTCTCCTGATCTGCCACGAGCAGCTTCCTTAGAAGTCATGGTTTTAAATGGTTCTTCTCTACAGAAGTTGGAGACATTCGTCTTATCGAAGAATGGGAAGTATTGAGTGTTCGGACGTAATCCAGTCGCTTTGAACATAATCTCAATAGGTCTCATGAACGGAATCGCACTTACCTCTACGACTTTTTCACCCACCACGTCACGAATAGTTGACTCACTAGAAATACGGTTTACTGTACTTTCTGTGGTTGTAGTGGTAATGATTTCTGCAAGACCTTCATACTGATTATTAGTAGTAATAGTCTTTGTCTGTTCGTAAGTAGACGTATTTGTAGTTCTTACTGTATCACGAGTTTCTGTAGTTACGGTATCCCATTGTTCGGTAGTAACCTCATCAATCAGATATCTGTAATACCAACCAGTGTAATAACCATTCCATCCCCACCATTGACCGTTATAGTATTCACGGTTCCAATCGGTGTACCACAGATCCATATAATCCCACCATGCATCGATGGTAGTACGAGAAACTTCTCTGTATTCACTGTCACGGTTAACTTCTACGGTTTCGGTAGATAGAACTTCAACGTCAGTTGTGTGACCAGTCTCAACCCACTCACCTTCTTCAACAACAGTTTCAGAACCAAGTAATGTAGGATCCTGTGCATCATAAGTTTGAGTTGTAGACGTACCAGAAATAAAACTACGTGCCTGATCACCGACTTCTAGAGTAGAAGGGTCAACACCATACCACTCGTTTTCACTATTATTCCAGTTCAGTGATTGTGATAGATCAAACTCAGTTTTAGTTCCTAAGATCTTCTCACCTACAATCTCATGATCGTAGAACTTATCAATTTCTGGACTCAGGATTAAGTCACCATGAATCATAGGCACAAAGAACGGTGCGAGGTTTTCTGTACCTGAAGCAAGTTCTTGTGATTGGAAAGGTTTTGTCTTGTAGTCCAACATTACGAAATCGTCTCTTAGGACTGTACGTAATTGTTTCGTATTGTCAGAGTCGTACCACAATCTGATATTGTTTTCTTGATATCTAGGACGTAAGAGTTTTCCTCTCTTATCGATAGCAGCACGGTATGAGTTGTTTTTCTTACCATTAATCTTGGTTTGAGAATAAGCATGGTTGGAGAAATTGTCTACAAAGAATCCTGCTTTAGTTCTATCCAAACCGGCAGAGTCTAAAACCTGCAAGAACTTAGTGTTAAGTTCTAGTAACGACAGGGTAGTCATTTCTTCAAGTCGGTCTAGTTTTTGTTCCAACTTGTTGATGTCTGCCATCGTATAACCCTTACGTGGAATAAGGGATGTCTTCAGATCACGTGCATGAAGCGTGTTAGGATTCAAACGAATTTTGTACAGATCCATACAATCTTCTGGTACTTCTGGGTACTTCGGATTTAATGAAGGCGAACCTTCAAGAAGACGTAATTCACCGTCTCTTGAAATTACAAGTTTGTCTGCACGAGGAAGATAGTATTCTGCCTTTGCCTCTATTGTATTTGTAGGTACAGGAAGAGGAGGTACGGTTGTAAAACCTCCAGAACCATCTGTAGAGGGACGGAAGTCTAGAGCATCTCTCAGAGATACTTTACCACCATCGGGTAGTGCTTGTGCAGGAATTTTCAGGTAGTCTAATTGACCACTGTAAGAGTTAACCGCAAAGAACTCACCCGTAGGAGAGTGAGAGAAGTACTTGAATCTTACAAAGATAGGAATACCATCACTATCAAGACCACCACCAGACCAGATCAAACGTCCGTCATCGTAGTGAGTCATCGTGCCACCGGCATCGAAACTGAAGTGTGGGAAAATATCATCACCGTTAGAATCGACAGTACGAACTCTATCGATACTGTAAATATCTGATTTACCAAGGTTCAGTACTTGCAATCCATTACCAACTTCTTCTAGAGAAGCAGTAACAGTCGCTTCTGTCAACGTCTTAGTCTTAATACTTGCATTTGTCTTATTGATAAAAACGATTACTTCGTATGAAGTGTTTCCGGTCAGACCACTGAAAATGATCTGCGAGTTACCAGCTTGAATATCTGCACTTGCACCCGAAGCAGGGAATTGTGTACTAGACGCAATGATAATATCATTTTCGTTTACAAAAGATTCACCTGCGTCTGTTAGATTTAAAGTGTAAGTAGTCGCTCCAACACCAGTAGTGAAGTTTTCCTTTCTCATGAAAGTATAGGAAACGTCCGTGAAACTTTTCGGTCTCGCTAATGGAGTATCAAACAACAACGCTGTCTTTCTTGGTTCATGAAGAATCGCTTGATTACCAGTAGTAGGAACAAGGTTGATTAAATCATTGTTGGCTGCGGATTTGATAGACCTTACATCTTCAATTGTAAAATTGAAGTTGGTTCTATTCAAATTAAATATGTGTGCCTTGTAAGGGATATTCCTTTGATACTGTGCCAGTGATCCCGAAGACAGTCTGTACTGTGCACCATTTCTTCCTTCAGTGATTGCACGGATATTACCTACAGCAATCTGTGCTCCAGTACCATCGTATCCACTGTAGAGTCGAACTCTTTCTGCAGTATCAATATCCAACATCCCTTGACCACTGTCAAAGAAATAGAAGTTACCGTAGTCGATACCGACTTGTTCATCTTCATCGACAAACGTATCAATCGCTTTTCTAAGAGGAATACTTTGCGTCATCATAGTTGCTGCTCGATGACCGTCGATATAGGCAGTGCCGGGATCGATCTTCATCATCAAGTAGTTTGAATTGATGTTTGCATTTGGTTCGAATCTAAGTTTCCAGTACTTCTTAATGAAGTCACCGTTGATTTCTTTGACACGAGTATTGACAAACTTCTTGACTTCGTTATAACCATCTGTAGAAGTTACTTGTCGAATTACTTTACCGTTCTGTACGGTTGCGAAGTAAACAAAAGACTCACCGATAATAAAGTCAGTTTTCTTAATGAGTATTAATCGGATACGATATCTGTCAGCACCAGGCGAAGAACGGTTAGGTGTTACGTTTTGGTTATCGTATAATGCTTCGGTGTCATTAACAGTAACAATGTCTTGTACAAGTTTAAAACCAACGTCCTCAGATCTAAATGCATTGTACTTACCAAGGAAGATAGTCTGTTTCGGAACGAATACGAAGTGACCTTTTACATAGAAGGTAGATTCACCAATAGAAATAGTACTACCAAATCCAACTGCAGGGTTTGCAGTAGTGTTGGTTGATTGAACCGTAAAGTTAACGTTTGACCCATTAGACAAAGTTTCGCCAGGCGTTACTGTAGCAGTAACTTTAAACTTTGTGTTAACAGAGACCGTGGACGGGTTGTCCAAATACTGAACATAAAGTGTGTCAGGATCTCCACCATCAGTTGCGGGTACTGCTTCCAATACCTTAACTTTAATAGAGGAAGAGGAACCAGTTAAGTTGACACCTACTAGTGCAGTAGGATCACTGAAAGAGTTATTCTGATCTGCTGAAATTTTTACGAATGCATATGAGTTGTTTACAGAAACCCCACCCGCAGATACAGGAACACCGTCTTTCTGGAAGATGTTGTCAGCAAATCTTGAGATCTCCTTTTGGATGATCGTTTGCATCTGTGTAAGTTCACGTGCCTGTAGTGCACGACCCGCATTAAATAGAATGCGAGAGTAATTATCACTATCTTTAAAATCGTCCTTGTAGGTCGATCTAAAAGTTTGTTCAGTAAACGTATTTGGCATTTCTTATAATCCTAGATAGTAATTACTATTTTCAAGTCTTCGGTCTGATCATTTGATCGAGTCACCGCAGATCTGTTATCAATATATAGCATGTCCCCAGTGTATGGGTTAAACTCTGCACCGACAAGACTAGTAATGTTACCGTTGATACCAGAATTTCCTACAATCTGAATTTCTTCGGACGGATCGAAAGGAATGAATCCAGTAGTTTGGTTCTGGTGATACCAGATCCTATCTGAATCATTAGTATCATCGATGATTGCTTTTGCACCAGAGGTCTGACCTTCAATCGTTGATTTCTGAACGGTTGCCTTGACAAACCCTGATCCATCATGTACAATTTGTTTTAGTCCATGTGCGGATGCTGAAGTAAGTAAAGTACCTTCGGCACTGTCTGTTCTTGGGTTACGGAGTAACAATACTTGACGGAAAATTTCGTCACCTGTAATGAAGTCATCATTCTCTTTACCGTCTGGTTTCGAGTTGAACATAACACCACTTGCTTTCAAATCAATAACTGGATTTGATCCCAATCCTTTGGGGTTAGGTGTTAGGATTGCACGTCCAGTGGCAGAGTCACCGCCACCACCAGTGATAACTATATTTGCGTAGTTGTATTCTGATCCGTAGTATGAATTTCCTGAGTTTCCTGCAGAGTCTTCTTTTACTCTAATATCTACGATACTTTCACCTGCACGTACTGCATATGCTTGTGCACCTGTACCATCACCTACAACTGTTACTGTAGGTGTAGACGTATAACCCGATCCACCGTTCGTAATACGATAACTTAGAATCTGTCCACGTACCGCATTATTCTGTACGATCTCTTGTTGCAGTTCTTCTGCAGGAGAATCTGAGTCAGTTGCCGCAACATACTGTACTGGTTGATACTGTGAGGACAAGAATTTATCTGCACGAAGTGCACCAATAGAGTAAAGGAACTTCCAAGTGTAACCATCGGATAAGGTAAAAGGAGCACCTGTCGTGTTACCTGTAGGCGACACAGTTGACAACTGTGAACTACCGTCCTGTCTCTTACCCTGTTGTAAACATATGTAAACTTCGTTGTTAGAGTTGATGGCATAGAATGGGTTCTCTGGGAATCCTACATCGTTGTCATCAAAAGCAGAGTAAATAAGGTTAGCGACCCAAGTTCTACGAGGGATAACGTAAGACAAATCCTCAATCAATTTAACAGACTGCATAGAGTTTCTTGCAGTACGCACATCCGCAAAACTATTTGTAGGTACAGTAGCAACGTCTGAATCGTTCCAGTCTTCTGATCTACCAATAGCAGCGTAGTATCTCACATTATCAGAGTCTCTAAAATCATCAAAGAGATCATCTAGGACTTGTTTTTTAAATTTGTCTGTAATTACTGGCATCTATCTATCCTAAGTATTTAATGTTGCGCCGATATTGCTTATTACTATCCACTGATCAGCAAACCAAGCGAGAGTTACCGCAGAGTTCTGAGGCATGGTAATACTTGCATATGCGGCAAGGTTGTTACCATCTTCACTGATTGTCTGAGTACCAGCACCTTTATTCACCAGATATTTAATCTCACCGTTCTGACTGGTTGTACCGTCTGAAAGAGTAACTGCACCAGCCGAAGCATTATTGAATAATGTGATCGGTTGATTTGAACTGGTCGTACCACCACTATTTAGTCCTTGAGTTGACAAGACTAATCGGGAATCAATTTTAACACCACCGTTACCAGATCCTCTCAAAGATAGAGAAGAAGTAGATTGTCCGGCAGCTTGTATGTATACTGGGTTACCACTCGTTGCGTTCTTAATTCTTACGTAGTTAACTGCGGATGCAGAATCTTGGAACTGTATTAATTCGTTACCCGCACTATCAAGAATATCTCTTCCGATAATTGGAGAGTTGATAGTCGGATTCTGCAATGTCTTGTTCGTTAACGTTGCAGTGTGATCGTTGAAAACTACTGTGTCATTACCTGTCAATAGAGGTAGTGTAATTGTTCTGTCTGCCGCTAAATCATTGACCGCAACGATGTATTGATGATTCGAACTAGTGTCGTTGATACTGGGTGTAGTAATCGTAGGACTCAATATAGTCTTATTAGACAGCGTTTGAGTTGCAGAGTCCATGACCAAGGCACCGCTATAGTTCGGAATGCGAACTTCACGGTCTGCAGTAGGATCGTCGGAACGTAGTCTAATCTGGAAGCTGTTTGCAGTTCTTCCTTCAAAAACAATAGCGTCTGAATCGAAATCCATAAGTGTCATCAATGCTTGACCATCACCTAATTTAGTGTAGATCTCATCAAAGTTCTGTTGGATTTTCAATGACGCAGTACGGAGTGTATCACCCGTACCATCGTTAGCAATTGTTCCTCTGTTTAATACCTGTTTAGTCATTCTCTTTTACCTAAAGGTTATACTGTCTATTTATACTAGTAATCGCCATCAATTACGTTTCTTAGTGACAATTCTGAGTCAGAATCTCCCACTGGAGTTAATCCAAACGTCAAATTATCAGAATCGATACGACTTACTCTTGGATCCCAATCAAATCTCTCTTGGTCTATTGTTTCCGTACTAGAGATATCGAATCCGGTCATACCTACACGTGCATTCCATACATCGGAATCTTCTCCGATAGGAGTACTACCAGTCAAGATGCTTGTTCCATCTGAATCATCATCCAACGTTGGTGAGTTGGGTGACAAGAACTCTGCCATGCTAGAGTATAGTTTATCCAACTGAACAACAGTTAGATCACCTACGTCATTAAGATCGTTACCAGTAAATGTTGGGTAGTCTGTTGACGGGGTTCTACCACCACGTCCAGATCCCATAATCATTCTGAACTGTATACGATCTCCGGTTGGGTCTGTTGGATTATTAATATCAAACAATGCAGTGTGTTGTGCGTGTCCCCTTTCATCGAAGTCTGCAGTACCTTCCAATACGATTGGTGGTTTGATTGCTTCGCCTGGATCGAACTGTAACTCTTCAAATGATCCAGTACCAACGATCTGCGTTAATCCACCAAGGTACATCCCCGCAGGGTGAACCATCAACTTATATGCATCCCTCCATTGTGCAACCGATAATTCAGAACGAATCTGAATTGCATAGGTCTGGTACAGTTTGTTGTCTGTCAAATATCGAGCAGATTCCGCACCAACCCTAGATTCGTTTAACTTAAATATATATTGTTTCGTATAAACCACATCTGGTTCAATACCGAAGAAGGTCTTGAAGAACTGACGAATACTATATCGTGTACCCTTAGTTCTGTAGAGATAACTGGAGTATTTTACTGCAGTTCTCTTATCATCAAATCCTTCGAAATAATTCTGTCCTAGTAGATAGTCATCCTCAAAGTATTGTAAGAGGTCTAGATCTGTTTGACTTACGTCTCTTGTTTCGAAAACATTATTAAGGAATCTATTTAACGATCCGTCCTGCTCCTGAAGTTCGAAATACTTTTTTAAGAAGGATACGAACTTAGGATATTCCTGCAGAACGACAGCAGGTAAGAGAGAGTCAATTTGTTGTTCTCTTAAATTGAGGTCTCTACGAATAGTATCCTTTAACGTTTTGTCAAGAGTAGTATTAGTCATTAGTTACTGCTCGTTGTACGAAGTCCTTTTGCACTCAGTCGAGTATTATCATATTGCAATATGTATTCACGTTCTGGAACAATTGCACTTGCGTTCGCAGGAACACACGAAAGTTTAATCACCTTACTTTCATCTGCCTGAAATCCTACTAGATTGACCCTTCCTGTAGAGGCAATATAAGACCCCACATTATCTTTTATTTTTTCACCTGTAGCTATATCAACAACCTGCAGTTTAGTACCGGCAGTTAATCCACTTACCGCAGAAACACTAACTGTACCATTTACAGAAGCAGTAGATGTTGCAGTGACTAACCCAGTTGCAGTTGTTGTGGTAATAATATCCTGAATGACAATCGGTCTTCCGTAGATATCGTATTCTATTCGGTTAGAAGAAACACTTGCAGTCGCAGTCGGTTGTACCAACTCATTTCTGATCTTACAGTTCTTACCTCTGAACTTGAATGTAGAACTTTCAATGATCTGATTCTTATCGTCCGGTGTGGCGATAGGTACAGGGAAACTAAATTTAAAGTCCTGCTCTATTCCGGCAGAAGGTAAAAATCTTTGTTGCATCTTGATATCTGCACGAGAAGAAAGAATCGCATTACTGACTTCATCCACATCTGCCAATATCTGAGATCGACGGAATGATTGACCAAACTTACCTGTGTTTGTAACAAAGTAATTTGTCATAGTGTTACGTACTTTTTCTTGCAACGCATTAATTGACAGGTTAGTATAGTCTGGGTTATACTGGAAGAATACATTTGCCTCAATAAAAGTCTTAATTGGATCTGTAAACTTCAATCCAAAAGAAGCGATTGACATTTGATCAACGAGTACACGAATGTTGTCTTTGGTTTGATTAATAATCGTTTGAGTCAAGTCTGGTTTGAATTCAATCGATAAGAATGCAGTACCATACTCTGGTTCTAGATTGTCTTCTCCACCCCATGCAATAATATCTTTGATCAATGCGCCATACGTTCTCAAAATAAGATTCGCATAGTCAACGTGTGTCACCATACGGTTTTGAGTTGCATATCGGAATGGTGCATTCTTTCTAATAGAGTCTAGTTTCTCTTTGTCTGCACCACCTACAGACTTAGAATTGGTTGATACGATAGGTAGTCTTTCTAGTCCAACACCACTAGGAGGTTCAGTTACCTCTACAGTATTTATAGGTTCAAAAATTCTTGCACCGTTTGCGTTAGCACCATCCACTGCCAGATATTCTACAGTAATTTTAGAACCTGCTTTGGGTACTGCACCAAGTGTAGATCCGTTACCGAATGTTAGTTCGAAGAATCCGTTAGGTGCCTCTTTCAAAATGTATGCAGGTGTAGTAGCAGTGATCTGAGTTGCAGTCTCTAGATTTGTGTAAGTAGTAAAGTCGGCAGATGTCGCACTTTCAAACACCTTGATGACAGCAGTTGATTTATCCATGTTTTCGTCTGGAATAATATACAACATGTTTTCACCAGTACCACCCGCAAAGAATGTCTTAGTACGAGCAATACCCTCATAGATAGGAATGTTTCTGTCACCATTCAGAGTCTTGAATTCGAAGAAGTTGTTACCATCGTTCAGTGCTTCGATTAATTCTTGTGTCTGGAAGGTATACGATGCATCATCCACTGCAGCAGTAAACTTGTATCCAGAAGAAATCTGTAATTTCTCTGGGACATTAGGAGTATTCTCTCCCAAGTTAAATGACATATTAATTCTTGCTTGAGATGCAGTTTTACTGCCGGGAATATACCCAAGAGTTTCTGCATGAGATACTACAGAACTTCTAAGTTGTGCGGTATTCAAGAACGACTCGTTCAGAGCAAAGTTTGCAGTAAGACCGTTGATGTGCGTATTATACGCAAGTACATCTAACAGGTTAGACAGACCAGATGCCTCAAAATCATAATCCGCAAACTCTTTCTGTTGTTCAAGATACGTCTTTAAATTATTTTTTATAGAAGTAAAATCTAGAGCAGATGAACTAATAGTTGTGGTTTGTGCCATTATCGTAACCTATTTAATTGTGTGGTAAATTCTACTGATTCATTAGAGTTTACTACATTGAATATAATTGTTACTTCCAAGGTGTTGTTGCCTTCATCAAAAACTGGAAGTACTTTTAAAGTCTTTGGATCAACCCTTGGTTCGAACGTTTTAATGTTTTGTGTGATTGCATACTTAATATCAGATATTGTTCTCCGATCACCTAATTCAAACAAATACTGTTGAAGGTTCGCACCATGGTACGGAGAAAAAATCTTCTCTGTGCGGTTAGTCATCAACAATAACTTAATCGATTGTTTGATTGCCGCAAGAGACGTTTTCTTATACACGTCACCAGATCCTTTCTTAGCAAACGAAAGATCGAGATCTATGTACTCACGGTTCTTGGTGGTCTTGACCGTTGTGGTCTTTCCTGTACCACCATCTTCTATTGAAAACGCACGTGCCATTATGGGTTCCTGTAATTATACAATTCTATTTATACTAATTTTCTAGAACTTCGACCAGTTCATTTGCACTAAACAACTGACCATTGTAAAAGGTCTGTACACCCATTGCGAAATCTACGTCATAACTTTCCGTAACTCTCGGCATAGTGACTGCTATTTGTCCATTAATTACACCACTAGGATCCCACTTATCATACTCAAGTGAAAGCAGTTCATAGTTCATGTAGTCTTTCCAGTATTCCGCAACGTCGAATGTTCTTTCCAAATCAACTTTACCGAATTCGTCTATTACTTTATAGACTACAAGTCTGCCTTCTTGTTTGAGTATATTATCACCCCGAATCTCTTTTTCGTTATCTCCAAACCCTTCTTGAGGGCCACCACGGTATACTCCTTCAACAATAACCAATCGTATATCTTTGAATTGATCAGTTTTACCGTTAATGGATCTAAACAACTCTGCATGGAGATATAGGTTACGTGCGAGTTGTTTTAATTCGTCGTTCTCGTTCAACCTATATTTTTCAATCGAAGAGATACTGCAGGGATTGCCTGATCCTCCAAAGAACTTGGATAGAGTAACGCCGGGTGCAAGTTTAGTGCCCCCAGTAATTTTGTCCTGAAAATCTGGATTGAATTTTTGGTCGGGTGCTATAATCATCTAAATCTCTTACCTCTATTGTTCACTGAATTACCCAGAGCATTATATCCATACTTTGGACTAATCTCTCCACCCTTCGAAACACGTCCTATTTTGGGCGGGTTAGTACTCTTCCAATCAGCAGCGAGTTTACTGTCAGCAACTAACTGATCGATAACTTTAACTTCATAATCATTCATGTGTTCACGGTTTGTCTCATCTCTCATGGTAGATCTAATCTCATTGATAGTCGGATGTTTCTCATACAGACCACCATAGTCATCACGCAACAATAGTGTGTTACGCATCTCATCCTCTTCATCAATAACGATGGGTTTGATCGAATGGAATCCAGTCATCAATAGACTTGCAACCGCATCTGATCTTGGTACAGGTTTGACTGGTGCAAGGGTCTCTTGTTTTTCAATTGCCTGTAACCAATTATTGATCTGATCTTTTACTGTCGGACTTGGTTGGCCAGGCGAAGTAGATGATGCGACTGTTGCAGTATTTGCTTTACCTGCATCCGAAGCATAGTCTGCAAACTGTGCATGGTTTGCACTGTAGGAACGAATTGCTTCGGTTGATTGTCCATGGAATGATCCATAGAATGCAGCACCGGAGTAGAACGGAACATCTCCCAGTGGCCCCATGTACACTGGCCCTGTGAACTCAACTGCTTCACCACCAATGAGACCTTTCATGGCAACAATAGACAGTTCCGTTGATTGAATGTTTGCATTGAGTGCAGACATGGTGAGTGCTTCTTCTGCAGATATTTGGAAATAGTTTCCGGTAAAAAACTCCATCTGAGCACCAACGTTGACCTTATTATATCCTTTAATAATTTGGTCATTATTACCCAGTACAACATCAACCTTATGCTCAAGCGTTTTGTTTGTTGCAGTACCCTTGGTTTCATATTGAGTATTTGCACCAACAACAGTCTCTATATTCTTGCGTATACTGTTGAACGAATTACCCTGTATGTTTAGGTTGTAGTCACCCCCAACGTTAACATTATAGTCACCTTGAACATCTAGGTTTAGATCTCCCTGATAGTGCATCTTACCATTACCTTCAATAATAATGGTTTGATCTCCACCAGTGACTTCTACTCTGTTCTTCAGAGCGGATATAACTACAGAACCATCAGCACGGACTTCTACTCCCGCACCCTTACGATGTTTGATGAGAATACGTTCACCGCCAGGCGTATCATCATATGAGATGACGTGACCGGATGAAGTCTCTTTTACTTGGTTGAATGGAAAACGAGACGGTTCTTGATCTTCTAGATTCAGATCTAAGTTTTCAACACCACCACCAAGATAAAGGTTCTCTACCTTGAGACCACGAGCGGATCTATTGATAGAAGATCCATAGTAGTATTCTCTCTTGGGATACTCACCAGTAGGATCTTGAAACCCATCAATAGGTGCACCTTCGGTGTTTTCTATCGCTTCGTTGTCACCTATCTTTGTCTTTTTAATCGTCGTTGTCATACTGGTTTCTTCTTAACTAAGTCCGCTAGTGATACAGATGCGTCCACTAAAAGATTTTCATATATTGATTTTTTACCAAACAGATTCTCTACATAAGACCTTACATCAAAATAAGGATCAGGAGATTCAGGATCAATATCATTGTGACCCAACACTTGACCGCCAGGCACTTTCTGATAAAATGCTTCAAGTAATGCCTCTAGAGTTTTCATCTGTGCTTGTGTGTAAGATGATGCAGACAGATTTAGACTTGGTGCATCTGCTTCAGTAGGAACATTGATACCACCGACTAGACACACATCAATACAATTTTGTTCATGTCCATTGATTTTACTTGCATCACTAAAATCGTCTATTGGTTTTCCTCTCTGCAGTCTACCATCACGTCTGATCACGAAGTGATACTGTAATCCATCATGTCCTGCATCGTTGTGTCTGAGGTGAATTTCCTCTGAACCTATATTTGCATTTGTGTAGGTATCGGATGCATGGATAATTACTTCAGAAATTTTTCTGGTGATTTGACTGAACTCAAGTCCAAGTTCTTCTTTAGAGTCTACGTAAGTAAATGATTCTGTCGCAGCACCAATATACCTGTTGACCAGTTCTGCAAGATCTGTATCTTCCGTATAGAAATCTCCTACCTCTGCGGCAATTGATCCGGAGATAGTAGTATCCACTTTGTCCAGTGCACTTTCTACTTGGGTTATAGTACCTGATACTGCTTCTCTTTCGGCAGCAGGAACACCTTTCTCGATTGCTTTTTGATCTATCTGTGCAGACAAATCTGCGATATTATCTACATTGTCTAGGTCTACTTCTTGAATCGCTTCACGCATTTCAGGTGATAAGTTTGGATCTGCACCAAGAATAGCCTTTGCTGCTTTGGCTAGGTTAGCATCACCACCTTCTAGAATATCTTTAATAACACCTTCAACGACATCTCCTGCTATACCAAAGTTTGGTAGAATATCGTTCAACAGATTACCTACGCTTCCCGTCAGATCTTCGAATAGATCTTGTGCAGCACCAAATCCTGTGTCAATATCAGGTAGGAGACCACCGACAAAATCACCAACATCACCTATTAGATCGTCAACAAGGTTACCAAGACCACCTGCTAAATTACCAGTCCCTCCAATCAATGCACCTACAGCCGCACCAATGGCAGTATCCGTACCTATACTTGTTGCGTTACCGACAGTTTCGGCAAGAGCAGATGCCCCAGTACTTGCATATTCTGATACTGCAGTAATACCTGTCAATAGATCAGTGGTTGCAGAGTCTATACCTGCTTCATCTGGTGTATCAATTAATTCTGGTAAATAACCTTCGATATGCCCAATTCGATTTGACCAACCATGAGTATAATCAGTGATTGTAAAGGGTGCGTTTGTCCCATCATTAATAGTGTACGGCCCAAACGGTTTGCCAATGATTGCCATGTTAATATAGAGGTTACCCATATCTTGAGGTATTCCCCAAATCTTTGTACTTTGCTGATCCGAACCAACCCCTTTTCGTGAAAAGAATTCATCGTCATGAGTCCAAGACCAAGCGTATGGATTTGGTTGTTGAGATAACCATACCAAAGGTATCCCAAATAAACCCGTAATTGGTTCAGAGTTAGGAAACTCAGATACCCAACACCGAAAGTATTGACCTTCCCAACCCTGTAAGCCTGGCATATTACTCCAGACCCTCATACTACCTGCGACTTTTTTATCTAATTTATCTGCAGGTAGTATGTGTAACATAATACTATTCGTAAAGCCAGCAGATGCAGGTAATCGGTAACCATGGACAGCGTGAAAAGCACCGTTTCTTTTAGCATGAGAATTGTATAGTAATGACTTCTGAAAATAATCTAGTGTATTTGCATCCGCAAAAGGATTCTGGATTTTGAGTTTTATTGCGTTGACTTGTTTAGTGAATGAAGAAGGTATTCCGCCAGGCTGCTTGGTTGTTTCTGACGCAGTTGACGCAATACTTTCTATAAGTTCTACTTTTCTATCTGTTGACGTACCAATCGCAGTAGTTAATTGATCCACTGCCGCACCACCTAGTGCGACTATTTCAATAGATTCAACTGGCGGTGCGAACCCCGTAATGTCTGTTGAGAGAACATTTCCAGCCTTGGAGTCTTTAGATGCGGGTTCTGGTTGTGACGTATTCGCAGTACCATCTGAGTCTACAGGATCATAATTACCACTACCGTCAGAATCAGGAGCATTCATTCTACCAGTATGTTCTACACTAACTAGATCAAAACTAGGAACAAAATCGGATTGGTTTGTTACTTTGACCAACTGTCCTGCTGTGGATTTACCACCCGTGGTTGTCATTTGGTCTAGACTTTGTATACCTTTAAGACTAGTGCCAACCTTGATACCAAGAGCAGTTACGTTTTTAGCAGTTTTAACGTCCTGTGCCTTCTTAATTTTTTTCTGAATTTCATTAAGAGATTGTTCAGACGTTTTTGCCTTTGCTGCTAGTGCCTGATTAATTGTATCAATAGATTTAGACATTACCTACCATCCGAATTTTTGAAATCATTGTATACCATTTGTATTGATCCAGCGAAGTCTTCTTTGTGAGGTGCGTAATAACGACTGAGAATATCAGGAAGATTCTTGGGTTTACTCTTATCAATAACATCGCAATTTAAAATTCTACTGTTTGCTTCAATGTGTGTAGTATTTAGTTCATATAGAATGAACGACAATTGACTAGTGAATCTTATCCATTCTCCAGTAAACGCCTTGAGTCTAGCGAGTCTTTCATTATTCCACATCATCAATCCAGTACCTTTCACAAGATCTTCGCCTAGTGTAAATCCGAAGTTCAACTGATTGATTACACCAACAATAGCACATGCTTGTTTTAGAGTGTAGTTATTAGACATAAAGAACTTGACAGATGCCGCCAGTCTTGCATCTCGATCACCAAGATTTGGTTCGAGGTCATCAATTGCAGGATCATCTCTGTCAAGAGCAGCAATCGATAGGTTGTAAAAATCGATATCAGGGTTAACTCTTTCAAGCAGATCTTGGAAAGCAAGACTCTGTTGTACCGCACTAGGATACTCTGTTCGAGGAAGAGACCCAAGGACTAAAGGAACTTGAGACTCTTTACCATCCATAAAGAATCCAAACACCAATGCACCTGCTTCTAGTCTTGGTGATGTACCCAATCCAGATACTCCACCTTCAGTCGATGGCAATACTACTTGTGCCCAAGGTAGGTCATTCTGTTTTACTTCTCTGGTAGATGGATTGTGTATCCCGTGTATACGCACACGTACACGACCCTCATATCCATACGGAGGAGATGCATCAATCACGTCAGCAATAAACCAACGCATTTTGTCACCGTAATAATCAATCATCGTTTGGGCCTTTCTCTAACTTAAAGACTGTCATCGCAACATCGTGTCGAGTGTCTTTAAAGGTATGTCTTGTATTGTAAACAATAAAATCTCCACTACGGAATGTATCAAGTTGTGAAGGTGAGTCTGGATCATTATCATCACTCAGAACATTGATTCTAATTCTGTCACCAACTGATCCTCCAGATCTAATGAATCCCGGCCCCGGCACAGTTACGTCAATCATGTTTTTAAACATAGCGTTTCGGTATGCCGCTGCTTCAATCTGTTTCAAGTAGTTGCCACTGTTTACCTCATCGTGTAGACTTTTCTTGTCACCGTATACTCCACGTGAAACTACTTTATGATATGTTTGTGAATCTAGGTTATGCAGGTAGTCCCCTTCTATGTTCACTGTAGAACCACTTGACAATTTCAAGCTTATATTAGGGGTCTTGTACAGATCATTGTACACGTTTTGTTTGGTGATGTCAATCACACCTGCTTCATCTGCCTTACCCAGAGATCTATAGAAACTGTAGTGTTGGGAAGTAGTTCTTCCATTCGAAAGATCGGTGACTGTGTATCTAGCACCCAGACCACCCGATATCATTTGTTTCATGGTGTTCTGTATTTTAGAGGTCTTCATTGCTTGTACTTGGAAGTACTGCAGTGTAGGATCTGGACTCTCTTCTTGTTTCTGCGTATTCGATGGTGAGAAAATAAACGGAATGTCTGCGTTCCATGCTTTCTGTTGCAACATCTTTTCGAGCGTACCCAGTCTTAGTCTCTCATCGTGAATCGACGCATATAAAAATACAGGCATACCTAACTGTGTTGTAGATTTTTCTACCAACCACTGAGCAGCTTCAAGTGGATGCATGTATGGAATGATACCCTTGAAATTTGTTTTTACAATTGGAGTAGCGGGTGTTTCGTTTGGTGGGGGTGTCTCATCTATATACGATAGATCAATATCCTTACCACACTCGTTACCAACCAACTTCAATATCTCAATTTTTAGATCGTCTTTAATCGCTCTTGATACAAGTTTACTCTTACTGACTACTGCGTGTTCGTCTATAAAGGACAATACATAGATAGACGATTGTCCGGAGTTAGAGGACTTGAGAGCAGTGTCTATACCTGTTAATATAAACTCTCTGTCCATAACTGTTTCTTCGGATTCTGTATCCGACAGTTCGGTCATCATTGAGATCTTCAACTTCTCTGTACCGGAAAAAGACAACCCATCAAAGACCGCCTTGTCATCCGATACTGCGATTTGTCCAGTTATATAAGGTTTGTCTAGTGCTTCAAAGAACACTAGTTCTACAATCATTGATCTGATATCAATAAAGAAGTCAGTCAATCTAGAGGAAGTTATACTCGCCTCTTTGTATTTAAACTGTTGCTGTCTTTCCATTACTGTCTCATCAATTCAGCAAATCTATTAGCGATACCTTTAATTGAATTAGGTTTAATCAACTTGATCTGTCTCAACTCCTCATTCTTTTGAGTCAGATAATCCTTCATAGTGATTTCAATCGCACCCGCCGGTTTCGTTTGACCCAAAGGATTAATGTCGATCCAATTACCATCCGCATCTTCGTAGTGATGAGTGCCAAGATATTGTGGCATCTCTCCGTACACAATCATTGACGTTTCTGTTCCTGCAGGGTTGAGGTATGAGAGTTCTTCCCCTGTTACAAAAGTACCGTCCGTGAGGTTCTTAGTGTTTAAGTAATACGTCAACTTATATGTAGAGGTAGGATTGAAAGGAATATCACTAACCGTAGCCTTTCTTCCAAATGGATCGATAGTCACTCTGAATGTAGTAACCAGAATATCGTCTTGCAATAAAGACCACAATAAAGGACTTGCAAAAGTCTCTGCCTCTTGTACGTCTGTTCTTTCCAATTCAACAATACCATTAGAATTTGGTGTGACCACTTGATCTTGAACTACAGATTCAGTAACAACGTTCTCTGTATCAATAACAAAAGTACCAAGTGCAAGATCACGTTTAATAATACGTCCTCTGGTAGTTGTTTGGTTACCTGTAACTATTGACCCGACTTCAAACTGATCAGGATCTTGTCCGACAATTTTAGTTCTAAAGATGGGTTTGTTGTCATCATCGTAGTAATCAACCACGTCCGGTTGTTGCAGTTGTACTGTGACCATACGATGAGGATATCTTTTCTGAGCAGCACCGTGGACTTCATTTACTGTTAGTGGCCATCCGTTCTCACGTATGTGATCGTTTACTAAGAAGAATGTCCAGTAGTAATCGGTAGTTCCGTAAATTTTAAAAGAGGTCTGATCAGGTCTCTCATTTACTGGGATAGTATAGTCTTCTAAAAAAAGATCCCTATCCTTGATCTCATCGATCAAGTCAACATATTGAGTTATGTTGGTAAACAGTGAGTACGAGTTCTCGTTTCCAAACTTATAAAGTACAGGTTTAAAGTTACTGAAGTATGCCATTAAAATCCTTCCTCAATTTTTTCACGAGTGAGTGCTCTTGTCTCTTGGAAATTAAGAGTCATGTCTACTTCCAAGAAGTGACCGTCTGAGTGCATTGCCATTGAACTAGCGTTGTACGTAGTAGAAACGTCTCTCAGATAACAGTCTTGAATTTGCATTAGTCCCGGCATAGGATTACCATCGTATTCAAACTCAATTTTAAACTTGTTAGGAAAACGATAACCAAGAGAGATCTCAGTATCACCTACCGATACCCCAATGTTAGCAGGATACAGTTCGGTTCTGAGAAACTTGATAATGTTCTTGACTTCATTTGCCTCTCGTTGTGACCGTGCAAGAAACTTAAATGCAAATGCAAACTCACGAATGTTTGGTTGCTTGAATAGAACACGTGAGTTAGGGTTCAGAGTAACACCACCTGCAAGTTTCTGTGCTGCTTGTGACTCTGCGGCAAACGTACCAAATTTAGATGCAAGTTGAATACCTGCAAGTTTCGCAACGTCTGCACCCGATCCTCCTGTCAATCCACTTACAAAAGATCCAACCCCTTTTGTCATAGACTCCGCAAATCCCATTCCACCTTCCATCATGGCACCAGTGGCACCAAGGTCAAAGTTCTCGTAGGTTACGTTATCACGGAATGCTAGACCCGCAGGTAGATAGAGTTCGACTGAATCATTAGATATATCAACAGTTCCACCTTGAGTAGAAGCTGATTGTTGACCCCTCCAAGTATCGATATTTCCTTGTAGAGTTCTGATTTGGTTTCGAATATCAGCGAGTTGTTCTTTGAACTGAGTTTCACTTTGATCTTCGTTCGCTGCTTCTGCCTGAATTTCTTGGTACTGTTTTTCCAATTCCCTAATGTCTGCTTCCGCTCTAGAGATTTTTTCCTTGAACGCATCTCCCGCCAACTCTCCAGTAGCTTTAGTTTCTACTAAAGAGAAAATCACTCGTGCTTTGTAGTCATCCTCGTTTTCAAAAGGATAATGAAATCTTCTGCCGCCATTAGCGTTTGTGTTAGGATCGGTGTTTGATGACTGTCCCAGTATATCTGCCATGTTAGAGTTCCAATAAATAGATGTATAAAATACCTGAAACTATTTATATGAAAACGTACAAGGGAATATACAAAATTAAAAATCCCCAGAAATATAGAGGGGATGCAGATAATGTTGTCTACCGTTCAGGGTGGGAACAGAAGGTCATGATCTGGGCAGACACTTCTCCGCAAATAGTGGAGTGGTCTAGTGAAGAGGTTATTATACCATACTTATGCGAAACAGACAAGAGAATGCACAGATATTTTGTAGATTTTTTAGTACGGTTCAAAGATGGTCGCACGGTATTGGTCGAAGTCAAACCTGCAAAAGAGACATTACCACCCAAATCAGGTAGGGGTGTTGCTCGTCAGAGAGTACTCAATGAAGGATTGACATATATAAAGAACGTGTCTAAATGGAATGCGGCAAAAGAATTCTGTAAAGACCGTGGTTGGCACTTCGAAATCTGGACAGAGAATGAATTACGTAAGATGGGACTACTACCCAAACCCATGGGTAAGAAACCCTTCAAACCATTGAAGAAGATGAAACCCTACAGGAAACCTAAGAAAAAGTGAATAGAGTATTTTTTATCGGTATGAATCGCATTGCGACAAAATCGTTTTCGCATCTATTTAGAGACTCAGGATACAAATCATTCCATTACAGTTGTATGGACACAATGACAGGTCAGTCCATTATACTTGCACAACAGATGCAGAACAATCTGGATGAATTTAGACCCGTCATGCACGGTATGGACAAAGCACACGTCTATAGTGACATGTTCTGGCACAGAGAAAATGTCTGGATTGATGGTGTTAAGATGTATCGTGAAATACAGAATCAACACCCAGATGCCTATTTTATTTTACAAACAAGGGATATGGACGCATGGTTACTTAGTAAAGAAAACCATAAAGGGGGAGCGTACATAAAACGTTGCATGGACTTTCACGGAGTCAATCAACAAGAAATGATTGATTGGTTCAAGTACGACAGAGAAAAACACGAAAAGGCAGTGCGTAAACATTTCCTTGGATACGATAAGTTCCTTGAGTATGACCTTGACAATGACCCTATCACTAAATTGATCGATTTCTTGAAACCAGAATTTTTCTTGCAGGAAAAGTACTGGGGACACTATAAATAAACATATAAATAAAAGAAGAGTTTTTAAGGGATAGTAGATGTCAGACATCTTTAACAGATTAAGTATTCAAGCGTTTCGTTCGGGGATTACTCCACGTACCGAAGAATCACGTAAGTGGTTCTTGAAGAAAGCGCAGAATATGAGAAGCATCAATCGTGAAGCGTTGATGCAAGAAGATCCTCTCAAGTCGAGATCTAAACAGATCGTTGGCGGGATGTTCATGTTCGGATATGATCCCAAACACAAAGACACACTACCATACTATGATGTGTTTCCGTTAGTGATAGTACTTGGCCCGGCAGAGGGAGGATTCTTAGGATTGAATCTACATTACCTACCTCCAAAGTTGCGTCTTTTATTCTTCTCTAACTTGATGGATATTCAGGGTAGTAAGTTGAGTGAAAATGATAAGTTCAGTTTGACTTATCGTACACTAAAGAAAGCGTCAAACTTGAGATACTTTAAACCGTGTATTAAGCACTATTTGAATGCTCAAGTAACAAGTAAGTTCGCAGAAGTACTTGCACCAGAGTGGGAGATTGCAGTGTTCTTACCAACCGCACAGTTCCGTAAACGTTCTAGTGCAAAAGTATTCTCAGATAGTAGGCAGATGATAGGATGAGTTTTAGTATAGAGACACTGAAGGCACAGATTACTCAGTCGGGTGGTCTTGCAATGAAGAATCAGTTCATGGTAGAACTACCACAACTTGAGTCGTTCCCTATGGACATTCGTGAACTGGATGTCATGTGTCTGACTACATCATTGCCTGGCAGACAGGTAATGTCGCAAGAAGTTACCGTGGGTACGACACAAAGAAAAATTGCAAATGGTTTTGCAACCACAGATATGCAGATGACTTTCTTAGTTGCAAATAACCACATGATACGTCAATACTTCGAAGCATGGCAAAACGAAGCACATAACCAAACAGAGAAAACTGTAGGGTACTTCGAAGATTATACATATGACGTGAAGATACATACAATAGAAAGAGGACTGAGACTTGCCTTGTTTAAAAAACAACTGGGTTTCATGGACAACGTACCTAGTGTTATCAAGAATAGACTTCCTGATCTAGGGCCGATTGATCTTTCTCAGGGTGAGATAGACTTAGGTGCATCTTTCCCTATGAAACAAACATACACGTGTACACTATTTGAGTGTTACCCGACTTCGTTACAAGAACAAGCGTTGAGTAGTTCGGATGAAGGATACATGGAACTCACCGTCCAACTCTCTTACACTGATTTTGAAAGTAAAGCAGGTGAATTTACTAGTGAAGGTGAATCTTTTGGTCGAGGCGTTGCTGGCGCTGTAGGCGGTTTGATTGGCAGAGCACTTGGTTAAATTTAATTATTAATATATTGGAGAACACATTATGGCATTACCCAAGTTAAACGAGTCCCCGAATTACAGTACGACAATTCCGTCTACGGGGCAAAAGGTGACGTTCCGTCCATACCTAGTCAAAGAAGAAAAGGTATTGATGATTGCGTTTGAGACAGGAGATCAGAACCAATCGCTTCAGGCGATTTGTGATACACTAGAAGCGTGTATCTCTGAGGAAATTGATGTAAAGAATCTTTGCACATTTGACATTGAGTATCTGTTCACACAGATTCGATCTAAGTCAGTGGGTGAGACAGCAACCATCACTCTTCCTTGTTCTGAATGCGACAAGAGAACAGAGGTTGGTGTTTCATTACAGGATATCAATATCGATGTGGGTGACGTTGAAAACACAATTCAGTTGACCGACAGTATTAGTATTCAGATGAAATACCCTTCGTATGCACAGGTTCTCAGTCTAGATCTCGCTAATGCGAACGACACTGAAGTAGGATTCAACATGATTGCAAAGTGTATCTCTGCAATTTTGACTGAAGAGGAAAGGATTGATACCAAAGATGTCAAGGAAGATGAAGTCATGTCATTCATCGAACAGATGACTGCGGATCAGTTCAAGAATGTGACACAGTTCTTGCAGGACATTCCAACGTTGAACCAAGACGTTGAATATATCTGTAACAGTTGTGGTCATGAAAACAAAACCAGACTTAAAGGGATTAACGATTTTTTATCATAAACCTTTCTCACGATAATTTGGTCAATTACTATAAGACCAATTTTTCGTTGATGCAACACCACAATTATAGTTTGGCAGACATTGAAACAATGATGCCGTGGGAAAGGGAGATTTATGTCGCTATGTTAGTTGACTGGGTGAAGGAAGAGAATGATCGTATAAAACAAGAACAGATGAAACACGGACATTAAGAAATGGCAGATAACGAAAAGTTACTTCAGGCAATAGATGCGTTAAGGTTTGAGAATGCTCAGTACCATGACGAAAACTATCTGAAGCAAGGTAAGCAAGTAGCTAACTCAGAGGTTACCGTCAAACTTATGGCGGAACTTGTTGATGAGTTTCGTCAGGGCAGAGCTGACGATAAACTTGATGCCGAAGAACGAAGACGTGACGCTGCAAAAGATCAAGGATCTGGAGGGCCAAAACCACCCGAAAGAAGTAATCGAGATGACACTGACGTTGATTTCGGACTCAGTGGAATCCTTGCTACTGTTGCAGGAATTGGTGCCGCAGTTGCAGGATTTGCAGTAGGTCTAGTTCAGGGTGTTTCAAATATCTTCAAACTTGCCACTGCAGCTTTCCGTACACGTCTTACCGCCATCTTTGCACCAGTGACTAGATTCGTCGATGCAATTACAGATGTATTTGGTAAACGTGGTTCGTCACAATTCCTCAAAGGAAACACCTACAAAACTCTAGGGAATCTGACCAAGTACTTCCGTGGTTTCGCAGATATCATCAAAAGCGTTGAGACTCGTTTCGCTAGAATAGGTACTCAGATCACACAGTTCAGTAGAACTGTTCGTTCGTATGCAGGAATGCTTACAAACGTTGTTAAGGATTTTGGTAAATTAAAACTCAATCAAATCGGGGCGGCGTTCTCCAGATTCACACAAGGTATTGTAAACTTCCAGAGATCTGTTGTTAAATATATGACGTTCGGTGAGAACAGAGCGCTAACCGGACTCTTAGAAAAGATAACCAAACCAGTCAAGAATTTCATAAACGGTTTACGTGGTGTTGGTGAAAGCACCAGTAAAATTGCTAAGACCATGAAATCTTTCTTTGGTGCGTTCAAAGTGATTGGACGATTCGTTGCATTCCCTCTTACTGTAGTAATGGGTTTGATCGATTCCTTCAAGGGCGCAAGAGACAATATGGAAGGCAGAGTTGGTGCATTCGATAAAATTCTTTCTGGTGCAATCGGTGCAATCGCAGGACTTATTAAAGGTCTTATTCTAGTACCGATTGATCTACTCAAATCTGGTATCTCTTGGGTCGCCAAAAAACTAGGGTTTGAGAACTTTGCTAACTTACTTGACTCGTTCAGTTTCGCAGACTCCTTTATGGAATTCACTTCACGATTGACAGATGGGTTCATATACACTTTCAGAAATGCCATTGACAGTATTATGAAACCTTTCGAAGATGGTGTAGACTTGGGTTCTATTTTTGAGTTTGTGGTCACCCTACCCTATAAGATAGTAACTAGTCTTCTTGATTTAACTAAGTCTGCTGTCGGTTCATTGTTAGGTTTGTTTGGTGCAACAGATGCAGAAGAAGCACTAGGATCATTTAGTTTCACAGACATGTTTGATAGTCTGATCCAGTTCGTAAAGGAACTACCGACCAGATTGGCAAATGCATTGTTAAGTTTCTTCGAAGATCCAATAGGTGCCATCAAAGACGGTCTTCAGATTGCGGGTAACTTTGCAAGTATGGCAGGGGCAAAAATTAAAAGTCTATTAGTAGGTCTGTTACCAGACCCAGATAGTCTTGTAGCAAATCTAGTACCGGACGCTCTTTATGAATGGGCAAATGAACCACCACCTGCTCCACCTGAACCTGTAGTTGCAGACGTACCTGCTACTGAGACACAAAATCCAATATCCAGATCAGAAGAACCACAAGAAATTCGTGGGGTAGATGAAGATGGTTTTGAATACATCGAACGTAGAAGACCCGCTTCTATGGATAGACCCGCCAGTACTGCGATTGCAGGTACTAGGGATATTTACGGTGAAGAGTTTATTGATCCGGTAACAGGAGAGTCAAGAAGACAGAAGGTCTTTGAAGCGGATCCAATGATTGCCGCAAAACTGCAGAAGGACAATGATGAGTTCTTTGCAGAGATGGATCGACTTGAGGCGGCAAAAAACACTAGGGGTCAAGACTTAGATCAGATGTCTAGAACGAATGCTCAGTCAGCTTCTTCAGGAATGAATGTTGTGGTGAGTGCACCAAATCAGACAAGTACGACTACAAACAATTCAAATACTGCAGCCATAATAGACCAAAACCTGCCAACCGTAGATACGAATGACAGGTCTTGGGGTTTAGGTGGATCTTTCGGTTAAAGAACAGTTAGCAACTCTTCAATCAGGGTTGCTTTCTTCTTACGTCTATCCAACTCTACTCCGTTCTCTCTACCCAACTTCTCAAGTTGTGCCTTGGTGAGTTTTCCTAGAGACTCGGCAGTGTGGGTTGGTTCGGAAACTTCATCAAAGATAGTTTTCCCGAAGTCACCCTCTGCTGAGACAGGAGCAAAGATTTTCTTAAGCCAATTAAACATAGTGTATCTCCTTAGTCTTCTTGGGCCATTTTAGCGAAGTAGGACAGAGTGTCCTCTTCATCATCTGTTGCTCCAACTGAAGGTTCAGGGGCGGCAACAATTTCAGGTTCAGGTGCAGATTTACCTACACTTGACTCTGCAGTCTGAGTCAAAGACTCATTCTTCGCAGTCACATTAGATCCTACCGCAGTACCTAGTACTAGACCAAGACGTGCTTCCAGATCAGTGTATGACTTAAAGTTTGCAGGATCGATGAACTCATTCAGATCGTACTGTTGATTGTACGTTGCTTCGAGTTTAGTCTCATCCGCATCGAACAATGCAGAAGTAGATTTGAACTCCGACTTATCGTAGTTACGATAACCGGCAACGTTACGGATCTTCAGTTCGAAGTCTGCACCATTCCAAAAGTCGAATGGATTGATGGGTTCTTCGCCCGGAAATTGTGGTTGCATAAGATCCATGATCTTATCAAAAATCTTCTTACCAAATTCATAGTAGAAGACTTTACCGTTATTGGCAGGGTTAGCAGGATCGTTCACAACAAGGATGTTGGACACGTAGTGTAACCTACGCTTCTGCTTACGAGCAGTTTCCTTATCTTCTTCGAGTCCTGTGTTCCATAGACGTGAGTTGAGTTCGGATACAGGATCCTTCTGACCAATGGTAGTCAAAGATTTCTCAATGTACCACTGACCTTGAGGGCCTTTGAATCCATGATCCCAATAACGTACCCATGGAGTTTCCATACCTTCCACTGCAGGAAGGAAACGAATAACAGCATAACCATTACCGCTTTCATCGACGGTTGGTTTCCACTGACGTTCGTCTACGTACTTATTGGTTTGTTGTTTCTGACCAGACGCTTCTTGTGCAGCGTTGACCAATTTTGAGATGTCGGCAGACCGACTTTTTAGGTTAGCAAAAGACATATTTTTTCTCCAGTATGTGCAATATATGCAGTTTATTTACAATTGTTTTCAGCGTATTTTCACTTCAACATAATCAGTATAACTTATTTATACTCAAATGTCAAGCGTATTTTGTTTTTCTAGAAAATTTAGCGACATTGCTTCACTCTCTAGACGTTCCACAATTGAGGGTGTAAGATACTTCTTAACATCCTCAACTTCCATTTTGTTCTCTTCACATAAGTGAACAATGGTATCTATATAATTCAGACCGCTACGTCTGACAGTCATCTCCACCATCTTCGAGAACCTCTTCCGGTTCATAAAGTTCTCCTCCTGTTCGGGGGTTTCCTTTTGGTTCGGAAGCGTAAACTCTATCGTCATGTTCTTTCATCTCCTTTGTGTACTCGCCACAGTCAGAGTAGAAATGTCCTATAGTTCTTTTGGGGCGACCATTCGCATCGTAAGCCATGGTGTACACAAAGGTATTCATCTTACCCTCTTTGTGTCTACCATAACGATGGTCTAACCAAATACTACTCTCAAGGTAACGTTTCATATTAGAAAGATAGACTTCTAATACTTGATATTCCAACCTCTCCTTCGAATCTTTGGAAAGGCGCTGTTGTTTCTTAGCACGAAGTTCTTCACCAACTTCTTTGATCCATCCCTTCACCTTTTTCCAGTGTAGGGGATGATCTTCGTCCATCTCTCTAAGAATAGGATGAACTGACTTTGAACCGTCATGTCCACGAGCGAGTCGTGCTTTGGCAAGTCTTTCACTTGCCGCCGCACGTTGTTCATCACTCATTGGTTTGCGTTTTTTACGCAAGGTAGGATTTTTCTTTAAACCCATGACTCACACCGATACTCCACTAAATTTTCGACTCGAAACGATCTCCAGTCGTTGACCTCAAGATCAAACAGAACAACGATGGTTTCGTTCTGTTCACGTTTGTCTTCGGTCTTAGGATGTTTCTCTTCAGGGATTATATCAAACTTACGAGTCCCACGCATATTGCGTAAGTCTCCGTTGACTTTCTTAAACTGAAGATCTACGATCCCGTCTTGGAGTGCTTCAAGAATTCCTTGCCTCTTCGATTCTAGCGACTTCGCCTTCATCATCTCCGGAGTCATCTCCGAGTCCATCACTTGTTCCATTATCTTCTCCTTTAGCTTGAGCATCTGCATGAAGTTCTTTGACCCACTGGTCACCCTCATCGTAGTAGACGATCATACGCTCATTCGCAATGATCAACTCTTCGATATTCTTCAATTCCTCTTCCGGAGCCTTATCCTTCATTCGTTCTTGAATGTAGATAATGTTCTGGACATAGGTATCTTTCAGAACCGCCTTAGTCTTTTCTAAAGCTTCTTGAAATTCTTTTTCGGTGTACATAAACTATCCTCAATTTGTTGGAGTTCTTTCTCCAATTCAATGTTAAGACGCTTCTGTCTTCGTTTTGCATTAGATTTCTCTACCGCACTACGAATCATTTGAAATCGCAATCTTTTATCCATTATATATGATTATCCTTAACTTGTCAAGTACTCGTGTACTTTATTTTCAAAATCCTTAACAGAGAATGACTGCAGAGCAATTTTCTCAAGATCTCGTGCGAGATCCATGTTAGGGGTATAGTGGACTCCACTCAATCGAAACTTTTTCAGATTCTCATAGAGTGCAGATTCCATTCCTTCATCACCCTCGAAGGGTGCGTGTCCTGCATACGCAAGATCATAACCAAGTCTACTCATGATGCTTCCTTAAACCATGATGGGGGTTGACGTTTAGTCCACTTCATTTCAAAACGAGACTGTTTAGTCTGGTAGAAGTTCCGGTAGGACGCAACCGGATCTCCTTCAACAATACACTCAGGGTAATCCTTGAATGCAAGTTTGAAAGGGGTGATAGTACCCATCGGAATGTTCACGGGTGGAACACACAGACGTGCACGGAACTTTTCTTCAGACTTGTGTACCTTACCATATCGGTAGGTATACTCTTCGCACAATGCAATCCAGTGTGCATAATGCCAGTTGTAGTTACCCATGGACTCCATAGTCCACAAGGTAGATGGGTGTCGAGGATGTGCGATCTTGTACAGATCTTCGTTACCTTCGTCACCGTCTAAAATTCTATGTGCAGTACACAACATCTGGCAAGACTCCAACGGCATCTTGACCACGTGCTTATCGCATTGCGATACTGCAGACTCGACTGCTTCAGGGAACGGGTTCTTGCGTTCCGGATCATACTCAATTGCGAAGATGTTCATTGTCCGATCCTATTTTTTAGTTTCTCTATATTGTCGTAGGCTTCCTCAAGAGCAGATACCATGTAAGAAACATCTTCAGGTCTTAACTGACCGCCATTCACCACATGATGATAAAAACGTCTTGCTTGTGCTAGCACTTCACTCATCTCTCTCCCCTTTATGTTTTTTGTATCCATCTTTGTCCCGCTTCTTACGATCAACGTGAGTAGCGGGACGGTTGAACTTATTCAAGTTCTTTGCGACAGGGTTACTCCTCTTCGGAGTTTTTGGTGTATTTGCCATGGAACGTCTTACCAAACATTCGGTAAGCCTCCTTCTCTTTGACTACGTAGACTTCCTTGAGTCTACCATTCTGACCAACCTGAACGATAGTATCCATATCCACGATACCGTCACGCAACATCATGTTGAGCATCAGGTCATACTTTAGACCAAAGTCAGACTTCATGAGTTCACCGACAGTAAACTTCTTCTTCTCACGTTTGATCTCTTTGTCGATCACAGGTTTCTCACCCAATGCATGTGCAACACGCATATCACATGTCAGATCCATACCCATGAACATACTACGTTCACCAGTAGAACCATAGACAACGTTAACAGTTTGACGTGTACCAATCATAATTACTCCTTACCAAATTGAAATTGCTCAGTCCAAGCGATAAACACGTTCATCGCCTCGACCTTGCTCATATTAAAAACATCCATCAAGACTCGTGGTGCACCAAACATGTTGATGTCACCAGACTCCCGTAGATCATCCAAAAATTCAAAGTAGGTCTCCATTAGACCTTTCCTCCATAACCAAGTTCACGCATTGCCTTCACAGGACTAGATGCTTTTTCCAACGCAACGTATTCTTCAACAGAAACGTTCTTGACAAGGAAGTTGACCCATGCCTTCCAAGGTTTGTACTTACCGTACTTGAACCTTGCGATAAACTCAGGTTTGGGTTTACCGACCCAAGATGGGTGGCAGTCTGGGTGAACATCTTCCATGTTCCTAGAGTTCTCGTGGGCACCTCTGTACATCAAGTACATACCGTCCCAAACAAACTCTTCTTTAATAAATGCAGTCATAATTTATATCCTCACTCTCAATTACGTAGTAATTATAACCCATTTTTAGGATCTTGCCAAGCTTTTTTTGAAAAAAAGTTCACTTTTTTTAGACTTTTTTGCTATTAGAATCCTTGATTCTATTACCATAATAGTCGTGAGTACCCTCTTTCATACCCTTTCTGCGGAACTTTTTGTCCTCATCTACGACTATCGAAGACATAACCGCAATCCATCCCGCAATACCGATAACAATTGCATCTCTCAGAAATTCTAGTAGTTCCATCCAAATTCCCTCTGTGCAGTTGCGATCATATCTTTAACCCAAGATGACGGGGTGCCGGGTATCCTGGCCTCGACCTCTTTGATGATGGCTTCCTCAGAGAAACCCTCATATACCATAGGATCGACAATATCCTGCAGATCCATAACATAACTTCCAATTTTACTCATAATAGTCTCCTCACTGATCTTAGATCAGTATATCAGAATTTTGGGAGGTTGTCAACATATAAATAAAAGAAAATTGAACAAAAAGGGTATAAATATGAGTGACGATCTATTTGATTTTGGTTTCTCCTTTGCGGATGAATCAGAAATAGAAGCAGTCCAACAGGCAACCCAAAAGGTTGAAACTGTATCGACAGATGCCCAGTCTACTCAAGAGAGACTGGACAGACTATTCAATGCGATACAACCCCTGTTGAACAACTTAAAACAGAATCCTGAAAAGGAATATATTTTGTGGCCAAACCGACTAGATAAGATAGAACAGTTTGAAGACCACATACAAAACATCTATCAAGGGTAATCCATGAATTACAGACAGCGCAACGAGTTGATCGTAACCACACCCAGATCTCCTACGGATACTTCGATTGGGAAGTACATCCATAAAGAAAAGAAGCAAACTGAGTGGGGAAGACTTAACTACACTATTGGTGGTGAAGTCAGACAGAATGATCTAGTCTTGAGATGGAAAGATTTTTGGTCACATACAGTCAATGATGTGTTCAACTACTGTCCTATGTTCCTCAACTATTTGGCGATCAAAGGATACAAGAAGATACTCTTCGTTGGTCACTATAACGCTGCTCAGACTACATGGACTATCAACCGCAAGATGGACAGGGTAGTACACAAAACTCCAAGTTATCATTCTTTGGATGAGACTATGGTTGACCCTAACATCTGGTTACAGTTTCTACCTATTGTCCGTATGGCATATGGGTACATCGATTTCGAAATGCATACAGTGTCTCCTCCGGAATCACGTCACCGTAAAGTCATGAATGCACTGTACAAGAGATATGACGTTGATCTAGTGAATTCGGACAAGCAGTACAAGAAAGGTAGAGATGTTCAAATCACAACGCCACCTGATACCCAATATGATTGTGTAGTACTAGCAGGTGTTCCTAAAGATAGAGATGACTTAGATATCTCTCATCATCACATTCGTTCTGCATTTGCAGGAGTCTGTACTTCAGATTTTGATATCGTGGATTTCTACTATAGTGCTCTTCCGTTACAGACTGGTGTATCAGAAGACAACGCCTATTACTTGAATGAAGTGTTTGCGTTGCGTAATGTATGGGATCAGAGATTCAGAGATGAAAACCCTGAAGACAAGGCAATCCAGTACGCAATTCTAAACGATTCGATTCACTGTTATAAGGGAAGTTAATTCCACTCTACGTTCTTAGGTACGTAGTCTTTAATTTTGCGTCTTATCTCTTTATCGAGCGACAGAATCGGAGTAGGTTGTTTTCCTGCTCGTTTGACGTAGAAGTAGTTTGCGTCCTTAACATAGGAACCACCCTTACCAGACTTAACTAGAGTTGCGTCAACACCAACCTTATTGAATGCAAACACGATGTCTCCGTCGATGTACTTCTTGAGTTTCTTACCCATGTTGATGATGTCACCCATCGTATTAGCGGCACCACGGTGAGTGTTGATTAGAATCTCTGACGGTACAGTACGTGCACGTTTTGCATTTTGTTGTTTCGCAACTTCGATGTCGTTAACTACCCATACGATGTGAACGTTCTTTTTATCGTAACCCAACTTAGCGGCATCCTTTGCGATCTTGTCAAGTTTGTCCAGTGACTTCAGAGTCATGTCAAATATGATGTTCGGTTTACGATCTGGATCTGCGGCAAGGACACCACGATAGAACGCACGTTCTTTTCTCTTATCGACCCCCAAGTAGTTACCCATGATGTCATGGAGTTTCTCTACGTTCTTGGGATCTTTAAGGTTCTGTGCAAGGTCTTCGATATCAACACCAAGTTCATCTGCTACACGCTTCTTGATAGCAGGAGTCTTTGATGCCAACGTTTTGAGTTCGTCAACATCAAAGACTTTACCTTCTAGTCCTACTAGATTGGACAATACAAATCCTTTCCCAGATCCCGCACCCCCTGCCATGAGTACGATGTTTCCAAACTTAGGATACGCCTCGCCACCAAAGGTGATGAGTTTCTCCATAAGGATATTGAATTCCTCTTGTAGAAAGAGGTCTTCTTTTAAAAATGAGTTAAAGGACTGCATGTGTCAGTATAGATCCTGTTAGGTTAATAACAGTATTTATACAAATAAGGCTACTAAGATAATGCATCCCATGATAATCATTACATTTGGATAGACTGACCAACAGTGTTTGAAGTCTTTCCATGTCTCTTGACCAAACCTTTTTAAGTCAGTACCTAATCCGGCAAAAGATTCTTTTATTTGTTTTTTCATTTTTTATCCTTTACTATTATTGTTACGTTATCTCCGATAGGAAACTTGATCCTATCATGACTATGATATAAGAAGAATTTAGTGTCACTGAACTCATCAAACATCTTAGGCCAGATCGGTCTCCAATTATTTGCTAATCGGTGAGTGTTCTGTGGACTCCTGTCTGATGCTAGTAGTAGATCTGTGTAACTACGTAGCGTAGTATCAAACATTGAGTCAAATCCATAGATGTGCACTTCACTCGCTTTTTGCACTCTACATGCATAGTCAACCGCCATGTGACCGCAACTGTAGTTTGTTGCAGCTTGTCTTGCCGACTGTCCCGGCAACTGTGCATACGCAGGTATATGTGTATGCATAGCTTTAATTTTCTGGGCGTACTTCAGATAAAACATTGGTTGCATATCCATCCAGTGTCTAGGACGGGTTCCAAGTATCCAATCGTACATGTCCAATTTGATCATACCTTCAGCAAGTGCCATCATCATTTTGAAATCAACCATACAGGTTGCAAACACTTCTGTGTTAGGTATATCAAAAGGTGGCATGTTGCATATCAACAACCTGCCTGGCGATCCCCTCTCAAATTGGTGGGCATGATCACCGTTTCCAAGAACATTCCATCTCATTGTAAAAGCACCCTACTATCGGTTCCGCATCATATGTAACGCTTTCTCGTAATCTTCCTGCGTCACGACACCCTCTTGAAGTAACTTCTGACGATTCCTCATATGCTTACCAACAAGTTCGTCTTTAGATCCACCAAAGTAAGGTACTGCATGTCCCTCTTCAATAAGGACTTCAGTGACTTTCTTTCCGTCCGGTAGACGGAAGTCACCAAGGATACGACCAAACTTACCTTTCATATCTTCACCATGTTTGTCTTCGGTGGTGATAAGTTTAGCACCTGATTCCATTAGTTCCTTGAGACGTTTCTTTGCCGCCTCACCAAATAAGTCTTCTACTCTGTCACTGGTGCGTGACTCCGGAGTATCAATACCAACAATTCTGACTCGCTCATCAGTGAGTACAACATTGAATCCTAAGTCAATGTCTACGTCCACTGTGTCACCGTCTACTACTTTAATGACCGTAACGTCATACTCGTTTGAGACAATACGTCTCATAATCTTACCCTCTTTTCTAGTGTTTCGATCATACGATCTTTATTCTTCTGCCACGCCTCTTGTGTGCGGGTTCCTTTCTCAAAGAACTGTGATTCCTTGAGTCTCTCTAACGCAGACTCACGTCTACGCTTCTTCGCCATTGCTCCTCTCATTCGAAGTGCTTCTCCAATACAAACAGTTGATCTTCCCACTCTGCAATTGAGTGAAGTTCTTTTTGAACCGCTTCCATTACATCGGGATGTTCTCCGATACCTGCAGGGTTCTTTAGATACACTTCCACGTTTACCTTGTGTAGTGCAATCTGTCCTTCTGCATACTGACGTAGTGCAGCTAACATTTTAGTCCTCATTACCTTCTTCCTTGACTGGTTCTTCTTCCTCGTTGGTGTTGATAGTGCGGTAGTACACCACCACTTCTTTCAACTGAGTTATATATCTACGAATTTCTTGCATGTTATATGCCATGAGTTCGTAGTCACCTACTGACATCGCCATAAAAACCAACTGTCCCTCATGACGTTTCTGGATATCTTCCATGAAAGTATCCACGTTCTTGTCCGATACAACATACCACTGAGGATCACGTAGTTTGATACCACGAGGCATTGCGGGATGTGTAATCGGTATCTGTACTTCTACAGTACGGATCTCTACTGGAATTGGTGCAGGTGGTTCCTTCTTACCAAAGAAGGGAATACCCATAGTGGAACAACCACTAATCGTCAATAGCATCAATGTCAGCAGTATCTTGTTCGATAGTTCTGAAAACATCCTTAGTCCCCTTGTTTACTCGTGTTTCAATTAACCCCGGCTTTGCAGCAGCAAGTTTAGATAAGTTGTGTCTCGCAAAGATAGAGAGGTATCGATTCATCTCACCTTCGATCTCAGCGTTACGTGCAGACTGTGTTTGCAGTGCTTCGGTAGTCTTTTTCAGGTTACCCTGAAGTGCTTCGATAGTCCTTACCTGCTCTTCCTGTCTGGTTTCAAATGCAGTAATAACCCCTGCTTGGGTTTGTAATTGTGCTTGCATATCTGCCATCTTGGATTCGGTTGTCTGGAAATAAATGTATCCAACACCCGCACCCGCAACGATAAATGCAAACAGTAGTTTACTCAACATCGTGCCAATTCTCCTTTATATATTTTAAGTTACCCAGATCGTGTGGTTTTGGTCTTCCACCACAATCGACAATTTTACATTTAGGAGTAACGTAAGAGGGAAACTTCCATTGTCCTAGTACCTTACTACTTAGGTGAAACTTTAAGTTCAGTTTCACACTGGGAAACGTCTCATCTATGTAAAACACTTTCTTACCCAAACGTTCAATCAAGTGTCCGGTGTACACCTGATCCCCACCATCATATCCAAACTGAGGGTTGTTAACAAACATGTCCCACACGTCTTGCATCTTACCCTTCTCTAAAATCATCATTGACGAAGAGTATTTATTATTTTTCCACATTATGGCATCGGAAACACACGCAACATCGTATCCACTTTTTAGTTGTTGGATCGAATAGTCTATCTCCTCATCAAAGTTACGTTGTAAAACGTTGTCGATGTCTAAGTATACCACATACTGTTGCGGAATGTCAAGGTCATATGCCTTCATCTTATTCCACCATCCATATCCTTTACCAAAAGGTGGTTGGATAGGAGCACTGAGGTTACTCAGTTCGCCAGGCCGATCAGTAATACAATATGAAAAGACGTTGTATTCTGTCAGATCCACAAACCTTTTTACGATCTTGTTCGCATACTCCATGGGGTAATTGTCTGTGCAGACTGTAAGTAATGCAATCTCTTTCATACCACCACCAACTCAATACCTTTCTCGTAGTTATGTTTTGCAACACATCCTCTCTCGTATTGAATCGTAGTGAACGAGTCATCTGCCTTTGCAACCCATGGATAACACTCTTGCAACCAAGGGAAGTTTAAAACGTTCAGGTAGATATCAGTAGGACGTGAATAATGTTCGATCTTGTTCAGTAACTCTTGTGCACCTTTTGGTTTTACGATGTACGCATGTGCACCCTTGAAATAGTCTGCCTGCGTCAAAGGATTGACACCAAGAGTCATAGGGGTGTTGTACTTACCGTAACTGGGTTGTCCGATTGTAAGACACCTATCAAATGACAGGGGTGGAAGACGATCAAAGAAAACAGTATCATGTTCAAGGATCATCACATTCTCGTTGTTCTGAACACTATAGTTCCAAAGGGATTTGTGCGATAGGAAACACGCTAGCGCATTGTCTGCTCTAGAGTATTGACTCTCAAACATGTGACGTTGTAGTTTGGCGTTATCACACTGCAGTGCGAAATCCGAATCTCTGGGTGTAGTCGCTTTCCATTTATCTACGTGAATTCCGTACCTCTTCGCAGAAGTGATACACCTGTCTGCCGCACGTTGAGAAAGATCGTTGTCAAAAATAGTAATTACAAAACTTTTCATTATGTCGTTGTTGTGGATTCGTCTCCACTAACCCTCGTGTAGTATGGGTGTATTACCCTAAGCCATGGGAACAGTTCCCGACACATGTATGCGTCATTAGGAAACATTCCATAATCTCTAACTCTATCTAGTAGTTCTTTAGCACCCGCAGGTTCGATGTAGTACGCAGAGTTACCCGCAAGTCCTTGTGGTACAGGATCCTCTCCTGCTTCAACTACTCTTGGTACTGGTTGAATACCACCCAACATTTGACTATGATATTGGTATGATCTTCGAGTCGCACCACGTGGATCATTCAGTCCTATGACTTTATGTCCCTTGAACGTCTCTAGGTCATCATCGGGTCTACGAATAAACCTTGCATCTGCTTCACATACGATTCTAGGTTCGTCCTTAGTAACACAGTCATCCCACTGCAACATGTGACTGAGTGAACATGCAACCTTTTTCTTTTGGTCTGCAGCCCTGTATGCGAACTTGTATAGTCCTGTTTGTAAATCAAGACCGTTCTGATCTTCGGACACCGGCCAGTTCCATCTGAAATTTGACCGATTGAAGTATTTGAATTCCATCATCGATGAGTCAATGGTATCTGGTACAACCGCATCAACTACAACAGGTGTCAGTCCACTCTTAACGGCGAACAGACTATTGATTAGAAATTTTTCAGTTTGGATCTTAGGGATCCTTATGATGTAGACATTCATATAGACTTGAATAGTTCCTCTACGTTCTCGCCTTGTTCTGGTAACAAGTCTTTCAAAAAGAAGTGCACGAAGTGACACTCTTCAATTTTAGTATTCGCACCGTACAGACCATTCCATTTCCAGTCCATATGTTGTACAGGTACGTCATACTTCTTGAGGAAGTAGTTCAATAAAGTCTGATCAGTAGACCACTTCCATGCACCAATACCATCCACAAAGTCCTTGAACTCCATGCGGTTAATAAATTCTTTTGCAGTATCGTCTTTCAGATACGGTTTGAAGTTTTGACAGTTGATCACCATCATTCCCATGTTCGCAAACTCAAACCCAAGGTTAGTGGGACTGAAGTCTGTCTGGTTCGAGTGAAGTTGTCCATACTGCATACGAGAGTAGGTGACTATCTTCTGTTGGTACGCAGGAGTAATGGGCATCTCCCTTTCGTACACACACCCAAACGCAACGTCTGGATCGATTGCATCAAAGATGTTAGGTGCATCCGGACGAATGTAGATATCCGCATCGATGATTGCGATCTGATCAAACTCATCTAGTAAATTGAACGCATTCTCTTTCTCGTAGATAGGGAGAAACCCACCATGCTTCATCCAACTATCCGTTGAACGATTGCTAGTGAAAGGATCGGGTTTGATCTTGAGAATCCCGTTGCGTTGTACATGTTGCTTCAAGTTGTGCTTCTTAGAATAGTCGCACACACTATCGATGCACTTCTTGTACAATTTACTGTCGCCCTGTCTACCCAGAGCGACCTGATATATTAATCGTCGCATTAGTGGATCTTTTCTATCTGATAGTCAAATGGGGCAACAGTCTTGATTTCAAAACTATTACCGTCCGTCTTCACTCCAACTAAGTGAGTGGGTTTCTTCGTGGTGATCTTCTTCAGATGATAGACACGCTTGGTTGTCTTAGGATCAAACTGCGTTCCACCCTTGTACCAAACGGTTACCACAAACTCTTCAGTGAACCAGTCCAACCATAACTTGCGTAACCAACCCATGATTCAGTCCTCTGAAGTTAATGCAACATACATCATTGTAATTGCTGCACATACAGATACCACTAAAATACCAGCTAAAACAGTTTCCATGTTATCTCCTACTATATTTACTTCTACCCTCGTTCAGTAGTTTGAACTTGGATAGTTTCTTCTTTCTCTTTAATTTAGCGTTTGCAGTATTCTTGATTTCGTTCGGTTTGACATGGAACTGTCTCTTCCTACACTCTGTCACGACTCCCGCTCTATTTACTGCACGAGACCATCTTCTTAACATCTTGTCAAACGATTCCTCGTACTTCCCTTTATATCCAACTCTTTTTGGTTCTACTCTTGGCATGTTCCTCCTAGTTAAAGTGCATTAATATCTCTATAATCATTGAGATCGAACGCAGTGCCGATCATCTTATGGAGATCTCTATTATGATTAGTATACACTAAAACTTCGGGATCGTCAAGCAAAAAGTCACAACTTTTACAATAATCTGGATAATTCTTAGTTCTGTGTCCCTCTCTTAGTGCAGAGTATTCAGGGCCACGAATGATTTCTTCTATGGTATTGACTGACGTATGACCAAGTACAGCTTCTTCATCACGCCCCAAGACTTGACAACAAGGATGAACAGCACCACGGTGACCGTCCATTCCGCCAGCACGTATAACAACGTCTGGACTAAAAGGTCTTCCACAAGTTTTTACCTCTCCCTTTCTGGCGTTCTTGCCGATATCCCATGCACCAGACCAGTTATGCATTTTCCATATCTCAGTCTTAACACCTAGTTCCTCGACCAACGCTTTGTATTGTTCTAGTTCTTGTTCTATGTTATCGTTATCAGTTATGAGATGATACGTCTCTACAACACAATCAGATCCAGACTCCTTGACATACGCAACCATCTCTTCGATGTTCTTCTTGATCAAATGATAGTTACTACCTCTTGTGTTGTGCATCCATTTGTCATAGAGTTCTGGGGTGGGGCCAATGAAAGAGAATCTAAAAAAGTCTAGTCCTGCATCAACACAATCTCTCATGAACTGACCCTGCATCTTGAATCCGTTCGAGAAGATGACCGCCTGTGCATTGTACTTCTTTACGATCTTGATGTATTCGGGTAGGTTACGATTGATCGTTGCCTCACCAGAACCATCTAGGTTAACTACTCGCAGTCCGTGTTGTGCACAGTCTGCAACGTTATCCTCGAAGTCCAATAGGTTCATCTTACCTATAAAGTTCTTGTGTCTTCCTCCAGTTCGTTTGTCCTGTGGACACATTGTACAATCGAAATTACATCCCCCTTGTATTTCGATAACTGCTCTATCTATCTTGATAGAATTGTCTACACCTTTGCTCATATTCTATTGCTCGTTTTTTACTTGAACCTAACATCTCAGATAGGTTGTTCATCCAGTAATATATATTACGTGGGTTATCCTCTTCTGCGTCAGTCTTAACGCAGTGTGGTGTATGGTAATTAGTAATACCCTCAGTACTCAAAATCACCATCGGTGTTTGAAAGTTACGGGCAATGTAATGCCACATACCATCATAACACACTACTTGTCTACACGTTGATATGTGATAGAACGCTTCTGATATAGGTGTTCTATATGTCAGTTCAACGGTATATAATCCTGCCTGACGCATTAAGCTTATTATATCATCCCATTGCTCATGTGTCAAGACCCTTTTCCAAGTTCTTGGTTGTTCTGCATTGAAGGTAGGTCTCCAGACTACTACCTTTCTTTTGTCTATTACTCTAGGGACATCTCGAAAGATCCAGTCGGGGAATGGTGCGTTACCACCCTCTCTATCGTCGTATACCCCTGACTGAAAAAAGAATCTATTTTTATGACCACGATTGATTGCTGCTATACGTAAGGTTCCATCATCTTCTCTTACGAAGTCATCTGCAAATTTCCAATCACTGTATCGTGTAGTTTGTCCATATACATGCCTCACCTGAACATCATCTTTTCTATAATAGAAATTGTGCATGTACTCCAATCGTTCTATGATTGTTTCCGGATCTTCGAAGTGGTGTAGGTGATGCTCGTCGTGTTCCCAGTGAAACTCCAGTACTACTTTCTTCTTGTATTCATAACAATAGTTATGGACACAGTTAAGTGCCCACATGAAGTCACCTACACCAGGCGTACCTCTCCAAGTTACATATTCCATTCATCACCTTATACACTGGTTATCAACACTACGGTTCCTCCGATAATAAACGCAGAAATTACCACCGCCGCCAGTATTGCAATACCATCTTCAAATGCCGCTTTACGATCCGCAGCTTCTTTTGCCGCTTGGATCCTCCGTTGACGTATCACACGTCTCTCTTTCATCATCTCATCGTAGAAGTCTGATTGTCCGGTATAGATTAAGAAATCCTTGAGTTCCTGTTCCATTTGTGCAATTTTACGTCGAGCAGCAGTCACTTGTAGTGCTTCTGCTTCGACACTGTTACCGGCAAACAACTTCTTTACTCTTGAGTGTGTTGCACCTTTTATCGCTTCCTCAGATATCTGCTCTTTTGCGTCAAAGAATCGGGCGAAATAGTTATATAGGTCTTCTGCTTCTCGACCTGACTCTACCGCCCTTTTAATCATGTTAAATGCAGATCCGGCAAGCGACAATGCCGCTCCGATCTCTACCATGATTATTTACCTACTTTTTACCTGACCATGCTTGAGCACCAAAGAACGCTGCTACGATACCTGCAACTGCAATGAAGTAAACTCCTGCCATGTCACCCAGTATGTCTGCCGCTTTCTCTAGACCTGTTAAATTTGCACTCACCACGAGTACGGGATACAATAACATACCCCACAGCGAGAACCATGCCATGGAACGCTGTGCGTCACGCATTGCATCTGCGTCTTCGAGTTCTTTACGTTTAAACTCCAAGTACATCGCCTCTTCTTCTTTAGAGACTTTACCGTCTCCGTTTGTGTCAGCAGGGTGGTGTCCCGCTGCCTTGATCTCTTCTTCTGACATATTGAATATCCTTTGTAATTTTGATTATACTATTCATTATGTAAAAGACTGCCTGACATATTCAAATTGAATCCTATAACAATTTTGTGTCCTTGGCAGTTTGGCCCTCTGTGTGGTAACATTGATGGAAAAACCACCAAGTCACCTATGTGCAAAACCATGTCTACAAACCCCATCAACTGTGTTGAGTTCTCTGGTAACCCATGAACTTGTAACACTGCAGACAAATTCGTTCCCTCATGTGTATGCCACTCAAAGTTGTTCCCCTCGTTGTACTCGGCAAACCACATACTTTCAACCTTAATCCTAGAACATTGCCATTGGTTAGCATAGTTCGTAAGGGCAGGTTGTATTAATTTAATAGCCTCATCCCAATACGGTGGTCTATAATTAATACCTTCCTTCCATGGAAGTTTGTAATCAGAGAATTGCATGTTCGCAAATGAACAATCATGCTCTGACTTCACCTTCGTCATTTCCTTCGTCAGATGTTCCTTGAATGCAAAGAACTCTCTTGGTGGAAATGTATAACGTTTAATAAACTGATTCAAAATACTTTAACACCGTATTTATTTTCAAACAATTCAGCATCATGTTCGTCGTTGACCATAGGTCTTCCACGAATGTTCAAACTGGTATTTAGTAACATCGGAACCCCTGTACGTTCGTAGTATTCCTCAATTACCTTCCTAAAGACCGATTCACAGTCCTGACGGACTATTTGTACTCGTGCAGTTCCATCTACGTGAGTAACCGAATCATAGTCATGAAGTGCCTTTGACGTGTACTGCATGTACTCGTTCATTGGCCCCTCGAAGTATTTATACGCATATTCTTCTAGAACTGCAGGTGCAAAGGGACGATATTTTTGTCTGCGTTTGATCTCATTCACAGTGTCCTGTACATCATAACGTACATCTGCGATCAGAGATCTATTACCCAGTGCACGTGGCCCAAACTCTGCCTTACCGTTCGCTATACCACATACCCTATGTTCTAAGAGGTGATCAACTACTTCTCTTGGATTGATCTCTCGTTCAATGTTGTAACCCATGTAAGGTGTCCAAATCAACTGATCTTGATCGGTCAACCTTGACCAAGACAGTGCGGCAGCACCCAGAGAAGATCCTGCGTCTGTAGGTGAGATTGCAATGTGAACGTCTTCGAACAATTCGAAGAGTCTTGAATTGATAACAACATTTTGTGCACATCCACCAGAGTAGACCAGTTTCTTACCATAAAGTGATGCGGTTCTCATGATCTGCATGATGGCATATTCTGCGAACTTTTGTACCCCTGCCGCAAAGTCTTCTTTACTGTATTTCGTAACGAAGACTTTTAACATGGAACGAAGGTTCTCATACTCCGGATTACCTTTATCGGGAAAGTCGATTTTCTGCTTCTTTTCAATACGAGGATTAATGTCACCTGTATGTTCCCACCAGTTGACTAGTTTTGACCAGATCTCTTCGGGTGCTTGACCATAGGAAGCAAGTCCCATAGTCACGTATTCGTCTTCTAGTGGACGTAAACCTAACAGACGTGTTGCGGTAGTGTACACCAACCCTACTGACTTAGGGTAGTGATATTCTTTGATGAGGTTGAAATTGTTGTCGTAGATAGTTGCGGTTTGGAATTCACCTACACCATCGATAGACACCATGACAGTCGTATCACGGTCTTTCCATGGACGGGTAAAGAATGCGGATGCACAATGACTCTTATGATGTTCATAATTGGCATCATAATAGATACTATCATAGACAGGGATCTGTTCGTGTGCGGTAATAGAATTCCCTGTGTGTAGGGGATTCTTAGTTTGATCCTTTCTATAGGTCTTCTTCCACTCTACGTTTTCGTAGAATGAGAAGTGATCATCATTAGTAGTATAATCCCAGAGATTTTCTGGAATCACCGGATCATTTTTCTTCTTAGTAAATCTCTCTGCATGAGAGGCAAACTCTATCGTACCGTCCGAATTGACAATAGATAAAGCTGCATCGTGATAGTATTCACTAAACCCAACGTACCTCATAAAAAACTCCACTTAGTTAGCGAAGTTATTTATCCAGTAATTATCTCGTAGAGTTCTTTCCAGTTCTTGACTCTAGGGATACCGTGATCTCCTGTATTGAAGTCGTGTGCAATCAAGTGTGAATTGAGACCCAAGTTCTTACCAACTGTTGCGTTCTCAACTTTATCTTCGATCCAGTAACAACCCGTACCTTCGTACTCTTTGAGGATCTCATCCTTGTCTGCACCAGTATCTAGGTACACATATCTCTCGAACGCAGTCTTACCGAATAACTCAGTAAGGTTCTTGCATCTTAGATACTGTGCGTACTGGTCATTACTAAGACTGGTGATTGCGTGAAACACGTAACCATGTTCCTCATGAAGTTTTTTAATATACTTCATTGCGTCTCTGAGAGGTGGTATCTTTCTGATCCACGCACTCTCGTTGAACAATCTTACTAGTCTTTTTGCATAGGGTCTCTCTAACCCGTACTGGTCTGCGACATCATAGACAGTATCATCTACAATCTCGAAACCTTGTCTGTGCATCCACCCTCTCCAAGAGTGTTGCCAGTCTAGGACTACACCATCGCAGTCCGTAAGTATTACTTTTTCTTTCATCATATAGGTAATTCCATTTGTTTAGTATAACCTGCAATGGTGTCAGAGATGTTCTTCAGAACAATCTCTTTCTGTGCATCCCCTGCAAGTGCCCAATCTAGTTGGGTCTTCAAAACTCCATAACAGTACGCATAGTTCTTCGTACCGTTACCTTCCAACGAATGAGTCTTTGACTCTTCTTCAATTATTTCAAAATACTGATCTAAGCACATAACGTCAATCCTGCATCAAGTTTCTCTGCAATCTCTATGATTGCTTTGGTGTGTTCCTCTCTGTAAGCAACCCATTCATGGTACTGACCAATCGGGTATTTTGCAGGAGGGGTTATTCCAGTAACATCGTTACTAGTCTCAAACTCTTCATAGTTTGAATACGGGTAGATGGCAAAGGTATCTGCCTTATCCTTGTGAACAAAGTCTTTAGGTCTGTCGTAACCAACCTTACTGTTTCCTCTGTACCTGACAGTGAACAATCTAGTCCTCATTAGTTCTTGGACTTTAGGGTGGTTTCTGTATTCCATTGGAATACCCTTGTAGAGACCTGACTCATAGTCGGGACATCTATAATCTTCTAATATCAAATTTTTCATAATTAACCTCACTTTTCTCAATTACATGTTAAGTATACATGTTTTTGAAACAAGTGTCAAGGGTTTTTTGAAAAAAAGTATATATTTTTTATATATAATTTGACTAAGCAAGTATCTTAAATTTACCTTCTTTGGCATGGCGTAACATATCGATTTTCCAACCACCACCAGTGTAGTGACACATCTTTGCCTTCTCAAAGAACTCATCTTCAGTGGCATAATGGGGGGAGTCGTTCCATGTCTGATCCAGTGCTTCGGTGTTTAGATCGAAGTCGTGTTTGATCAACTGTCCAGATATGTACGGTTGATCATTCATCACCGACATATGGAACTCTGGTTTTGCGTAGAACCATTCTGTCCAGTCCATGAATACCTCACGTGCACGTAGACGTGCCTCACGTGTCCATACGACAATACCTGTATTCAGGACAGTTAACTTAGATGGTCTACTAGGTGGTAGTGATGGGACAATAGGAATGTCGTGCATAGAGAACTTTGCAACAAAGTCTTGATATGTCTTTTCCTTGTAGTCCCAAGAGTTATACCCACCACCATTCGATGTGACGATATCACTCTCAAGTACACCAAAGACATCTCCGTCTTCACACAGATCAAAGATGTTCTCTTCGGTGTTTACTACAATGTCGGTATCGGCAAATAACACCTTGTCATACTGGTCAAACATAGGATCATAGATAACCCTCAAACACTCAAACAAAAGAGCGTTTGCATGGTCATGTCCTGCAGTGTACACTTGCTCATCTGAGTAGAAGTACTCTGCATCAATAATATCAGCATACTCTAGAAAGGAACGTCGAGATAAATCTGCTACCTCACGATAGACTTGACTTCTCTGTCTTCCCTCAATCTCTCCCCTTTCGTCTACATTAGGGTTGAGTACCATGTATTGAAATATCGCATTTCTCATTGACAATCCTTTTATCACGGGATCTATTGTAATCAGATCCTCTCATTTTATACCCAGAATCAAACTTGGTTCGATTCTTATGACTGTTACGTTTCTTGTTTCTTGAATCGTGACGGGTGTATTTCGCCATATATTTAGACGTTAACTAACGTTCTCCAATCTAACCATTAACCGTTCTGCACGGTTAGTTACCTGCCTGTGCCAGCGTGAATCACGTCCTTCCACGGCAGCCCTTTTCCAGTCACCCTCTTCGAGAGCGGCACGGAAATTCTTGAAACCACCCAGACGGGTGCGTCCCATGTTAAACATCATGTTGACCAATACCTGCTGGACTTCATCGGGCCATCCTTCAAACATTGAATCTCCGAATAAAGCATTGCACTCTGATATTGCAAGGTCAAGGTCGAGTTCGAAACACTCTCTGACTCTATCTTCTGATACGGGCGTTCCAACTGGTTCTCCGTGTTCAGGATCCGATTCAAGCACCAAGTGCCCGACTCCGAAAGTTTCATATCCAAGATGATCTTTGTATACTTCATATACAACCCCCTCATCTATCTTGAGTTGTTCAAATACTGCTTCTCTGTTCATTTTTATATTTTCCTATAATTGAGTTTTTGTTTCTTGTATTTAGCAATTATGCTACCGTAAGTAGATACGTCCGAATGATTTAGTACAGGTGGGTCGCCTGAGTATACACGATTCAAATCGTATCCTAGTTGACTGTACCAACCCATATGCCAACCACTCTGACTCTCTGGTTTCTTTCTTAGTTTGATCCTGTCAGAAGTAAACTCTGCACACCAAGTAATCATGTCAACTTCGTCATAGTCTTTACTAGGATGAACCCATACTTGTTGGAAAGTCTTGTCTTGACGATCTTTTGAGTCCTCTTCGAATAGTTTTTTCTTAGCTTTATCACTTATGTTGTCTACCAGTGATTGTATGTCAACATTGTCTGGTAAGACTCCATGTTTTCTCCACACGAAATCATAGAATCCTATGGTTGCCCGATCAATTATATTTTTTGATCTGAAACTATATCCCCACTTTTTAGGATTCGATTCTATCTCTGATACAGCGTCAATCCCATCGTGACCTACATGCTGTGATATGTATAACGAATGTATAGTTACCTGATTCTTCCAATATCTATTCAACCAATCTGCAGTGTTATCCAAAGTCTCAAACGTCTCGTGAGGTAATCCTGCTATCATTGACAGGGTTCCGTTATAGTGGTTGCCTGGCAACTTGTTCTTACGGAAGTATTCCTCTCCTTGTAGAAGACCTTCTTGTATGATCAGAGGCGACATACCTTTCCGTATTGATTTAGCAGAAGCGTGATTGAAAGACTCAAGACCCATTGAATGACTTGTGAATCCCATGGTGATCATGTTGTCCCAGTCTTCTCTGGATCGTTTTACAAACAAGTCTCCTCGAATGAATCCATGAAACTGTGGTTGAAAGTCTAGTCGTTTAGTTGCGTTTGCAAACTTCTCAATTTTTTCTGATCTATCGTTGCATGTCTCATCTGCCAATAGGTAACGAGTTACTCCCCACTTGTCATAGTTCTCCCTGAGTTCTTCTTCGAAGTCTTCCGCATCTCTTGTGTGATCACCCTTGACTCCCAGTGGAGCGTAGTCGCAGAACGAACATTTAAACATACACCCTCTTGACAGTTCTGTGGTCAACACTTCATTCGATCTTATAAAGTCCCTCTCTTCGTATGAAGTCTTTGCCTTCCTATGCGGATAGGCAGGATAGTCTCTAAAACAGTCAATGATTGTATACTCACGATGCAGTGATCCATCTATTGATTGAAAAGGATTGAACACCCTTTTTACTTTAGGTTCAGGTGCATCACCTGCAAGATAATCGCACAGTGCAACAATCCCATGTTCACCATTACCGATACAATAGTAGTCAACGTTTCTGTGTCGTATCACATTGACCAGTTTGTTAGCACCCACCACGGTCTTGATGTGGGGATACTTGTTCTTAATATAAGACAGGATCTCGTTTTGTTTCTGAACGATTTCACCTTCACCATGTATTGAGTACGTAAAGAAAGTGCTAAACCCGATCCATTTGGTGTGACTACTCACTCGACTGTCTACAAAGTCTTTGAGTTCTTGCACACCCCATGCACTGAAGAAGTCTAAGACTTCTACGTCCCAGTCTCTTGTCTTCCTTATATGAGATGCAATTCTGTGAGCACCATGACCACGAACCGCAACTTCTATTCCAGTGTATCCAACTGGATACATCACATCTGCTCCAGTTAGGATAAGAGCATGATTCATTTTAGTTGAAACATCTTTATTTCGTTGTACTTGGTTCTACCCACAGTCTTCCAAGAAGGGTAGGGTTCTATGCACTCTACTTCTTTAAAACAATCTACTTTGTCCCATCCAGTTTTTGCCCAGAAATTTTCCATAGCAGGAAACGATGCAATAAGATATCCATTAGGTTTCAGACTCTTTACAATTGCAGGTACACATTCAGCGGTCAACAAACCAAATGCAAATACACCACACATGAAAATTACATCATAGGTCTTAGGTAGTTCACTATAACATATGTCGTGTTGAGTCACACTCTTATAGAACGGACGTGATTGATTACACATGGTTTCGGAGATGTCATACGCATCCCAAGGTGCAACACCATCCGGATAAAGTTCTTTTGCAAGTAGACCACTACCCTGTCCTATCTCAGCAACATCAAGTTCGTCAAGGTTGAGATCCAACCTGTTAACCAACTCTGCCATCTTTACATGACTGGCACTGTAGAATTGTTTGACGTTCTGTTCGTAGGATCCCCAGTTATCATAGAGAGATTGAATCTTCTCCATCTGAGGATGGATGTTCGCCTTCGCCTTTTTCTCCATGTAGGTTTCTTTTGGTAAGGATTGAATTGGAATGTGATTAGAATTTTCTCCGTGCATATTCCAATTGAATCCTATGATAATTTTTCTACCCGTAACAACAGGTGATCTGTGGGGTAACATAGAAGGGAACAGTACCACACTACCTACTGGCAACTGAAGACCACTACCAAATATCTGAGTCGCTTCTTCGGGTCTATTCAGATCAACCGTAATCACTCCAGTTAAATTTGCACCTGTGTGAGTATGTGATGGATAGTCACCACCCTCATTATATGCATGGAACCACATAGATTCGATATTGTAATTCTCGCATCCCCAAGTCCTACAGTAGTCTTTCAGTATAGGGTGGATCCTTTTCTTAACAAGCTTATAGTAAGGTTTTCTTTCTGGACGAAACTGAGACGGAGAGTCGCTGATATCGTAATCAGATTGTGCAGGCCAGTTACTACTAATAGTAACCGTATCTAAAAACTCTTCTCTAAACTCATCGAAGTTCTTTAAGTGGAATACCTGTATATAATTCATCTCATCATTTCTTTGGTCATGATATAGTCACGTACAAAGTCAGACCTCACAATGTCTGCCCAAGTGAATTCTACCATCGTAAATTTTTTCATCAATTCTAATATCGCAGTAAACTGATTTACTCCTGCTTTATCCTGCGTCTTAGTAAAGTCAGACTGGTAGTAATCACCACAGAAGATGATTCTACAATTATGTCCAACACGAGTAATTATACTATCTAGTTCGTGGAATGTCAAGTTCTGCATCTCATCTACGATGATGATTGAGTCACTGATCGTCGTTCCTCGAATGTGTGATGTGGATATGAAATCAATCACTCCGCACTTCGATAGTTTCTCGTATGCACCACGGTCTTCAAACAACTCAGTACATATCTGTCGATATGGCCCCGTGTATGCATCTATCTTTTCTTCGAGTGTGCCTGGCAGAAAACCGATCTCTCGTGTAGGTACGATGGATCTGACAATGGTAACGTTCTCGAAAGTATTGCCCTTGTCAAGGGTATCTTCTAGTGCAAGGTACATTGCAAGAAAGGTCTTACCTGATCCTGCAGTACCAGACATAACTATATGGTTACCTTCGTCCCATGCTTTGAAAACAACTTCCTGAGACATAGTAAGAGGTTCAATCGTCCGGAGATGATCGATCTTTAAAATCTGTGGTTTGGTCATTTGATTAGGTCTTAATCGTATTCCCTCTACCGGATCCTTTTTTGATTCGGTTAAGGTGGTCTTTCCATCCGTCACCTGCCGTACTCAATGCGGATTTACCGGCAGACACAAGAGCAGGGGTGCTCATAAAGTGTCGGGTTAAATGTGGGTTATCCTTTAAGAAGTTATCGTAGTCTGCGATCTTTACATTCACTTCTATAACTTCATCGGTCTCTTTGTTTTTAAAATCATAAATCGGCATAATATGTCCTTTCCATACGACACCCCGCTTAAGCGGGGTGAAGAGATATGGATCACCTACCTTAGTTGAGTCACTGTTTGGTCAACAATTGTTTGATTGAGAAACGCTTGTTTTTTCGTTAATTTGTAAACAAGATCGTCCCGGCCTTTTTTCTTCAACCGTTGGATATAGTGATCCAACTCATGACTATCCCTTTTAAGTCTTTCTAATTGTTTTTCTGACATCAACACCTCATATGTTTGTTAATCGGAATGGTTAGGTTTTTATTAGGTTTGGAAAGGTCTCCTCCGTTAGTTTTTTAGTTAAGTATTTCACTGGTGGTTGCTTATTCACCATTGACAAAACGAGTTCCGCATCTGCGGGATGGATTGCTTCCAACAATCGGATGAACATGTTCTCCCTTTTGTACGCTGGCATGTTATCGCCGGGCCCGCCTTTCACAAAGTATCCAAACTCTTTGTGTTTTTTCAGTAGGGTAGAGGGAACAGATTCCTCCCGATTAGGAGTGAATGGGGGTTTTCCTTCGGGGAGAAGGAATTGTAGAGAGTCATCAAATGTGCCTCTCAGTATGTCTTTAAATGCAGGAACGTCTGCGTACTTCAATAGTACTTCCTTCCTTTTCGCTTTACTTGTTTGTTGTTCAAATTCTTCAAAGATCTCGAAGACCTGTTTCACAGTATAGTGTACCATATTATTTCACCTTTAATGTATATAGGGTTTTGAGGTTGTCTAATGTATATATTCCTCAAATAAAATTAAAAAAAACCCACCACCCCGAAGGATGATGGGAAAGGGGGTTCATCAACTATCCATAGGAATCATTACCAATTTTCGTCTAGTCAACTTCCCATTCTATCACTTGATAGTTATTCATTCCGTTCGCTTCTGCATACTCTATCGCAGCTTCCTCACTCTCGAAACACAACTCAGGTAGGAACTCTCCGTTCTCCTCTAAGTAATAAACACAATCATCCACAACACACCTCTAAAAACTCACGCATACCAACTTCGGTAAAAATCCTTTCCTTCTTCCGCAGGACTCGCATATCGAACATCATCGATGTTGATCCCACGACCAGTGATTCGCTTCTTGAACTCTTGTCCAATGAACGCATCTTTGACAGGGACAACACGGTCACACATGAATCCCTCACTACCATCAATACTTTGAAGAGCAATCTCACGAAGGACAACACTCGCACCCTTCTTCTCAACTACTTGGTAGGCATCGACATTAGTCTGTTCCCAACCCCAAGAAGCAACAAAGATATCACCCTCTTTCACACTCTCCTGTGCCTTGACACGGGCAGCAGCACGAGCAATTTTGCGTTCCTCTTTGACTTTCTTCGCACGTTCAATACCCGCAAGAAACTCTTCAAGATACTGGTTCATTCGTTCGAAACTACCGAACACATAGTTGAACTCAATCTTGTAACCCAGACGGGCACGAGGTGAAGGACGCACACACATCGCAACAGGACGTTCCGCATCAACAGTCAACTCAAAACCTTCCGCAGCAAACTTCTCAATAAATTTCATAATCATCTCCAAAACAAAAAGGGGGGGAGAAGCAGTGAACCCCGAAGGTTCCTAGTCAATTGTGACACCAGATCTCCCCAATCAACAAAGACATTATCTCATAGTTATTTCATGGTGTCAACACTTTTTTTAGACTTTTTTGCTATATTAATCACTATTTGACCCACACATGGTTATATCTCTCAGGTAGGTTGTCACAGGTATATGCGTCATCTGGATGATAATTGATCACCTCGACACATTCCCCTGTAGAATTAGACATATGAACATCAGGCATATCGATCACACTCAATAACCCCTGTCCCACCGCAGTGAGGTAAATAGTCCCCACTACAACGACGAAGATCAACGAGAACCACATCTCGTTAACCTCCATTTGGTGTTTATCTTTTCTTATAGGATTCATTATGCCTCCACTCTGTCGTGAATTGCAACCGCACCGTAGAAAGAACCACCAAGTAGTTTATCACAAAGTCTTGAGAACCTTGAGTCACTCGTACCCGCATAGTTCCCACCGAACATAGTCCACTTGTCTTTCTTAGACACTGGAATCAATCTGAGGATCTTTCTTCCACCGATTGGTTCTGCCATCACAAGTTCTGCGGCAGGATAGTCCTCGCACGGTTCAAAAGGCCCTTCTGCGTTCACCACAGTGAAACCCTTTGCGTAAGATGACTCACCACCTGCAGTACAGTCCACGTCACCAAAGAACGAATCAGTCCTGTCCTGCTTGTATATGTTTACATGAATTCCCATAATTTACCTCACTTTTCTCAATTACAAGGTAATTATCTCATAATCAAAACAAGATGTCAAGGGTTTTTTGAAAAAAAATTAAACTTTTTTTAGATCATTTTGCTATATGTTTCGAGTGGATTTTGCACCCAATGAACTCGTTATAGTAATCATCTTTTAATAGGACATCCCGTTCAAACTGTTCCTTTGCCTCATAGTAAGAACACTCTCCCTTGGTCTTGCATAGTCTCAGGATCTCACGGTAGTAGTTGTCAACACCTCTTTCCTCTACAAGGGTCTTCAGATCCTCTGAGGATCCGTAGTAGGTCTTCCAATCACTTTCTGATATTTTAATACGCTTACGGGTCTTTCCTTTCAATGGCGGGAGTCTCCTGCGACTCCAGAAGAATTTTTTACCGATATACTTCTTGTTAGATGACCTTTCGGTAATCATGTAGACGAACCCCTGCCACTGAGATAGTTCTTCTTCTGTAGGTTCGAATGGTACGTTCTGATAATGCCACATATTACTATGTAGCTTTAGATTACCTCGTTGTTTTCGTCAACCTTAATTTGAGTAGGTTTGGGACACCTGAATCGTGTCGTAAGATACGTGCACATGTGAACTATGTCGCCTGGCATACACAGTCGAGCGCCTGGCCCCCTTACGGAGATTTCACGGGAACCTCTACCACCTTCGATAACGTAGGTAGTCCACCTCTGTCCGTTAGTCTCATTGTAGATATCGATCTGTTCCCATAGTTTGATATTTGCTTCTGACATGAGATCAGGATCTATCGCAACAGATCCTTCGTAGTCTAACTGTGTATCGGTGACAGTGGCACGGTGTATTTTGGATTTTAAATATGTAGATAAGTGCATAATTATGTTAGGTAGTCAATTATTTGGATACAGGTGTACTGTAACAACAGAACACTTGCGATTGCAATTACAGGGTAAACACAGTTTGCCAACATAGGGTTCTCGTTTACCCACTCTTCTATTTCTTTGTCATTCATCGGAATCTTTCAACTGAACAAGGTCTGAATCAGATCCGCACATCGGACAATGCGCTGGCGGATCGTCATCTTCATGAACAATAATAGTAGTCTCTATGTCACAGATCGGACAGTCGTTAACATACTTGAAAGCATCTGTCATGCTGCACAACCCGTTCCGTCTAACTCACACATGACTGGTGCGGGAGCACCTTCTTCTTCCCATCCCCAGTCACCTTCCATTCCGTTTACAGAATACTCAGTGACTCGTTTTTCAAAGAAGTTGTCATGAGACGCACCATTCAATACCCAGTCTAACCAAGGTAGTGGATTGTCCTTTTGTCGAAACTTCGGTTTCAATCCTAGTTGAAGTAAACGTCTATCCGCAATGTGACGGATGTATTGTTTCACTTCTTCCTTCGTTAGACCCTCGACATCATTACCTCTAAATGCAAGTTGAATGAACTTGTCTTCTAGTGCAACAGCAGTCTTTGCCATCTCATAGATCTTAGACTTGAGTTCATCGTTTACGATACGTGGATGTTCATCACAGAACTCACGGAACAGCTTTGCGTTACCCTGCACGTGTAGAGACTCATCACGTATCGACCACTCAACGATTGTACCCATACCCTTCATCTTACCAAAACGTTGGAAGTTGAGTAACATCACAAAAGAACTGAACAGACTCATACCCTCGTTGAATACTGATTGTGCGAGTGCAAGTGCAAGTCCGGTGTGAGTGTTTGAGTCACCTTCTTTCATGAAGTCAACCTTGTCTGCCATCTCTTTAAACTCAAGAAACTTGTGGTACTCTTCGTCGGGTAGACCCAGAGTATCATTCAACAGTGCATACGCACGTTGGTGTACTGCTTCTCGACCCGCAAACGATGACAACATGTTACGGACTTCATTGTTCTTGAATTTTGGAATCAAGAGTTCGTGATAGTTCTCACCCACCTGTACGTCTGACTGAGTAAACAGTCTCAAGATGTGAGTAATGAACTCTTTCTCTGATTCAGTTAGTTTGGTTTTCCAGTCCTGTACGTCTTCGGACAGTTCTGCTTCGTCTTCAATCCAGTGCACCTCTTCGTGCTTCTTGGATAGTTCTACCGCCCATGGATACTTGAACGGTTTGTAAGTTGTACTAAATTCTAATAATGCCATTTATCCCTCGCAAGCTTTGCATTCGTCTTCTTCGTTATTTTCTGCCGGTGTATCTAACCATTCCATTAGTTCTTGGTATCCACCTATGTAGTTCCCCTGAATATAGATTTGGGGTACAGTTTTGACCTTACGTCCCGTTACTTCTGCAGCGGTCTTACCGATCTCTTCGAGATCTATCTTGTCAAATAGAATACCTCGTAACTTGAGTTCTTCCATTGCAAGAGCACACCAAGGGCAGTTCTTTTTACTATAGACAATGCTACGAGTATCATCCTGCAGTGCAACACGTTCTACTTTCTCAGATACGTTTTCTGCACGTGACTTTGCTTCGGTACGGAGATAGTATAGACCTTTCAGTCCTTCTTTCCATGCCTTCAAATGCACCTTGTTAACATAAGATTTCTCTGCACCAGATGGGAAAAAGATATTAACTGACTGTCCTTGACAGATGTACTTCTGACGATCTGCTGCATGTTGGATAACCCAGTTCTGATCTAATTCCTGTGCAGTCTTATATATACTTTTTTCACCCTCTGTTAGGAAAGGTAAGTGCTGAACACTACCTTTATTTGTGATAATACTAGTCCAGTTGGACTCGTTGTTCTCACCCTTACTCTCCAGTAACTCTTCCAAGTATTTGTTCTTTACAAGGAACGAACCTGATCGGGTACGGTGCGTATATGCACATGCCTTTAACGGTTCGATGCTTGGACTTGTAGACAGAATGACTCCGCTTGAGGCGTTTGGTGCAATTGCAAGGAGATGTGCGTTTCTCCTTCCGGATCCTGCACCGTCAGGATATTCCCCCCTCTCTTCTGCAAGTCGTTGAGTTTCTGCGACAGCTTCTCCGTTAATATGGGCAAACACAACATCGTTGATTTCTCTTGCCTTTCTTGATTCCCATGCGACTCCATTTTTTTGGAGGAGACTGTGGAATCCCATTGCTCCGAGTCCAATTGATCGTTCACGTTCTGCAGAGTACTTTGCACGGCTGATAGTGTCTGGTGCGTTTTCGATAAAGTATTCGAGAACATTATCAAGCATACGCACAATATCCCGCACAATAGTAGTGTTTTTCCATTCATCATAATACTCCAGATTCAAACTAGATAAACAACATACCGCAGTCCGGTCTTCACTTGTCGGTAAGTGTATCTCATTACATAAATTGGATCCATGAATTTGTAGACCAAGATCCTTTAGTGGTTGGGGTAGCATTTCATTTGCAGTGTCGATGAAGTTCAGATAGGGTTCACCTGTACGGAACCTCACTTCCAAAATACGTTCCCATAGTTTACGTGCCTTGATCGTCTCCTTCACAGTTCCATCTTTTGGATCACGCAGATCAAAGTCAGAGTTAGTCATGACTGCTTCCATGAACTCATTACTGACATTGATTGCGTTGTGTAGGTTTAACGCTTTACGTTGCACGTCACCCGTAGGAATACGGATGTTTAAAAATTCGATAATGTCTGGATGCGACACGTCCATGTAAGCGGCATAAGAACCCTTACGAGTCTTACCTTGACGGTAAGCAATCATGTCTGCATCTACAGTGTGTAGGAACGGGATAGGGCCTGGTGCAATGTCTGACACGGTTCGCACGTCACTCCAGTGACCCCCAACACCGCCACCATAAACACTAAGCCAACGTAACTCAGAACTGTGACCAATGAGACCCTCCAGAGTATCTGGCACATAAGTGAGGAAACACGAGATAGGCATTCCTTTCCCTTTACCGTGTCCATTAGGTGCGTTAGAAAGTACAGGAGAAGCGTACATAAACCACTTATTACTAACATAATCATATAACCGTTGAGCAAGATCTTCATCCATCTCTCCCTTATATGTTGACCATGCCTTTGCGGCACGTGCGTATCCCTCTTGAGGGGAGTCTTCATAATCATTCAGGTAGAAGTCTTTCAGCATCCCTACTGCATAGTCCTCTAACAACTTATCCTTTTTCTTATCAATTTTCATTTATCTTCCACCACTGTAATCGTAAAATGGTTCATCGGGAACATATTCATAGTTCTCAATTACCGCTTGTTTCTTTGTATCTATGAACTTGTCAACCATGGTTAACACTTTCTGGTCTTGTTCCGTCTGAGACCAAATCTCTTCCCACATAAAGTGATTTACAAGAGACGACTCAGGATTGGAAATTAGAAATCTGTCTTGTCGGAGTTCTTCACTGTCGCATCCTTCCATAGGTACAAAGATCAATTTTTCTACATGTCCGCCTGCCATACCCAGATTATTCTGCAGGGCTACTACCTCTTCTACTTCATCTTGATCCTTACCATGAAAAACGCAGACAGTAAATCCCCTATGATCTATAGTCTTCATAGCGTTAGTTCCTAGTTTGGTTTGAACATCATAACAGACTCAACGAGAAATGTCAAGCCTATAAGGGAGATTTTCGTTTAAGAACCTTCGCAAGCAGTTCATCACGCTTACGTTTCTTTTTCTTTTTCACTACCACTGTAGAGGCATCATCACCCGTACCAACTACGGATGCTGTCGTTGTGTCCTCAGCATGTGTTTTAAATTTCTTCATTGGTGTCCTCTCTTTTAAGTAAAACCACAACCGACACTTCTACTCCATCACCCCCGTTCCAACGTCTCTTAGAGTTTTCGATTTCATACACTTCATGTATCTTATAGGGATGATTGTCACTCTGGTCTATATGGTTTACAAATCTTTTTATGTCCGAAAACAGGTTTATGTCATCTATTAGGATATATGGAATTTTTGCTAGACTACAGTTGATGTAATCTCTTCGCATTGCTTCATGTCTATGATCCCCGTCGATATACGCCAAATCGTATCCTTCTGATAATTCTTCGGGTGTGATCTCACGAGAATCTTTGATACCAAATTTGAACCTGTCTCCAAAGATCTTTTCCATCTTATTGGCGGCTGGTCTAGTATAACGATGTCTTCCAATGTCGATAGAGTGAACTTCGATGTCACGGTCTGTTGAGAGGAAACAGTACGTAGAATGTCCTGCGTTGAATCCGATTTCTAAAATCTTCTTTGCACCAGTTGTTGCCAACATGGATTTAAAATTGCGAACGGTCTTATCTGATAGATATGCATGACCTTCGTTGATATATCTTTCCATACCAGAAAAATGATGGTCATACCTATCTTGCATCATTTCGATAACTCCGCCGTGGTTATGTAAACTTTTTGATTGGATTTCAGATGAGTCGCTTCGTAAATGGATAGACCAAGTATCTCATCTATAGGCATAGTCACTTCTACTCTAAGTTGGTCACCTTTCTTGACAACCTCTTCGCACTTAGTAGTGATGCTGTCATTCTTGATTCGGTAGATGCCTGGCGATAACTCATTACCTTCTAACATAAACCACTGAGTCTCTTCTGCGAGACAGTCAAGAATGTCTATACCTGTTTCTTTGTGGATCTTATCTATGTCTCCACCGTGTTCTTTGATCAGTGCAAGAGCGGCACCGTATCGTGCGACCACAGATGAACCGCCTGGCGCTTTTGCCATGATTCGTTTTAAATTGAAAACAAGACGATGGAATGTCGTGTAGTGTGCTCTATATGCTTCACGATCATCCATAGAATTCTGTGAGAAGTCTTTGTTCTTATTTCCGTCTTTGTCTATGATTCCCGCTTTGAACGCTTCGGTATCCTCGAACTTCGTTACCAGAAGTTTCAAGAACCGGATAGTATAGACAAGATCTGCTGCTGATTTTAATAGTCCCATAGTGCTTATTTATACCGTTTCTACCAGTGCTTTTGGTACTGTTGAATTAAAAATGTTATCAAAGATTCCTTGGTACATAGCGTACAGGGCATCCTTGTGAGGAGTAATAAGTTCGTAATCAAACTTGTCCTTGAGGATCTTTCTCTGTATCGGTGAGTCCATACCGAATTCCTGTAACCATCCCTTTGGACACTTCAACACCTCATGGAAAATTCTCCTGTCATTATATAGTGATCCACACATCACGTCATTATTCTGTGATATGGCACGAGTATAGAACTTAGGTGTTGTCCACTTTACCATAGCATTCAAGGAGTCCTCACGTGATCTATCTTTATTAAACCACCCCCCTACAAACTGTTCTAAGATCTCCTCGAACGTTTCATCATCACCCAAGGTATATGTTGCACCGTACTGACCACCCTTGGACGCAATATCCTTTCTTAGTTTGGAAACAACAGACTCTTGATCCTCGTTCCAAAACTCATACGCCAACATCTGCATGTGGGGAATGAGATCTCGAAAGAACATCTCATCACCGTTGACTCCGTACATCACTATATCTGGTTTGACTTCACAGTCTGCAATTTGTTTCATCGTAGGTAAGATAGTTGCCCATCTTGTACTGGAATCATTCAAATACTTTTCAGTATACTCCTTTGCACGGTTCATGTCAAATTCTTCGAACAGTACGTTTGGATAGTGTGTCGCAATCTCACGTTTATACTTGTGACCATTTTCGCCAGCTAAACATGGTACAACTGTGTACATGTATTGTGGATCTTCATAAAAGTAGTGAGACTGCAGTGCAGAGTCTATACCCTCTGATAGAGCAATGAATCTATTAGGATACCTGTCCTTGATAACTTGTGCATGACCACTCATACACTCGTGAATGAAATCGACCAGTTCTTCGGGATCATTCCTTACTTCAGATTCGTATGCATCACGAGAATCTTGTGTGTATCGATATGAGGGTAGTAAAGAATTGATGTGACCAAAGAAGGTCTGACGTTCTTTACCAGAAAACTCTCTACGAAGAAATGGTTCATATTGCAAAGACTTCTGTACAATGTCTGATTCTTGTATCGTCATCCATGGAAGGTGATTGGATAACTCGAACCCATATATCTGAGAAGTAAAGATCTTGTGGTTGTTGAAGTAGTCTAGTGCATAGTCAATTTTATGAGGTAGAATACGTACCGCAAAGAAATTACCGTTGGCATTTTGTAGTGACCACCAGTCATCCAATAGGGTTTCGATGGGTTGCTCGATAGTGTATCCCTGCCAGAGTAGAACATATCCCGTACCACTATGTACGTTGACTTCATCATCATGACAGTAGTAGTACTTACCGAAATTTTTTACTTCATGATTTTTTATTTTTTTGGGATTCGTACAGACGAAAAACTTCACCTAAATTTCCTCATATTTTTACCCAATAGGATTTTTCGTAACTCTGTAACATATACTCTTTATACATGACACCTGTCTCTTGCGATATGTCACCCAGTACGTCTTTTACTGATTCGTGATTCTCTACTCTCCACTTATCTATATCTATTCCTCTCTGACCGTGCAACCACGGAGTGACCATTATCCACCCATCATTGACTTCGGTAATGAATCCACATTGATCCGGTCTTGTTTCTAAATCAAGACCATACTTCAGGTATCCACAATCAAAGGATCGGCAGACGTGCGGTCTCTTTTCGTAGATTTTACAGTCACCGGATTTCGAGCACAGTTTATTACAACCGGATCCCCAGTCGTATTTGATACCCTCTTTCAGGGCGACTTTCTGCGATAGGATGATATCAGGATCTTGTCTGGTGTACCAGTTGTCGTGAGTGAATCCTAGTGAGTCGCAACAAGCCGTGCAATCTCCACATGGGTTCATAGATTTCGTAACCTATCCACCACGAACATATCTTGATCGATACCGACCAGATCATTACCTTCAAGTGCTTTCAAAAAGATAAGAAACGGTTTGAGAGCAGACCAGTGTTCTGGTTCTATCTTGAGTGCTAACATCTCAACACCAGATTCGAATCCCCAACAATTGAAGATCACGATCAGGTGATTAAGGATGAGTCTTTCGGAGAGTTCTTGTGTGTCTCTATAACGATTGAGTAATCGCTTGACATACTTGAATCGTTTGATGTCATCGAAGAATTCTTCACTGTCTATGCAGGTAGGATTATAATAATTCTGCGCTGCATAGAGCGTGAAGGTTTTGGGGGTCAGTTCTAATTTCATAATATATCTAGTTGTAAATTAAGAGAGTGCTTCGATCAATACTGCCTTCGTTGCGTACTTGGAAACTTCAACACCAGTTGACTCTGCGAGTGCAACTAGTTCTGCTTTGGTCATATTTTCGAGAGACTTGTTACCTACAGGTGCTTCATGCAACATTGCAGGTGCTTCGTGTACTACTTCTTCGACTACAACTTGACCAGAATCAGGATTGATATATGCAGCAATGTCATCTGCACTCAATCTAGTGGAGATCAAAAGTTCTCCTGTGTTTGGATCTGCCCATCCACGTGGAGTGGGCACTGCGTCTGTACACCATCTTGGGGGTTGTAACATAATTTACTCCTTATCATTACTCAGGGGTTTTACCAGAGAGAATCGCACGAATCACTTCGAACTCTGTCATCTCTTTTTTCACTTTAACATCTTTAGGTGGTAAAACCTTTTCCATGTCTTCGTGATCTTTTTTGTCAACTTTATGTTTAGCAATGAAGTCCTTACCAGACTTGGATTCTTTGTCATCCATCTTCTCTGCTTCTGTTGCACCCTTTGCCTGAGCAGCTTTTGCTTCAAACATTGCATCAATAGCATGGAGTAACTCTGCAGTTGCGTCAGATAGGTCTACACCCATGTAACTCTCTTTCTTGGTTTTACCGTGCTTCTTCTCACCAATTTTAGAGATCTCGGCAGTCTTGTCGGCAGTGCGAGGGTTCTTATCCTTCTTCTTAGGATCTTCAGGTTTTTCGTCTTCACCATCAGCGTCTACAGGATCTTCTTCTTTCTCATCCTTTTCTGCTTCTGACTCTTCCTCATCACCATTTTTCTTTGGAGGGAAAGGCTTCTTCTTCTTCTCTTCGCCTTCCTCTTCGTCTTCTGATTCTTTCTTCACTGCATTCTTGGCAGGTTTCTTACCACCGTCGATTGCATCGTCCGTTGCGGCACGTCTCTTATGAAGATACTCATCTGAAGAATCTACGTCTCCATCGTTATCGATATCCTTGTCCTTACGATCTTTGAACTTCTTGTCGTTCGCTTTATCGTCTACAGGATCAAGTTTGTTTTTTTCGGAGACCATTTCCAAATATGCCTCCATAGTTTTTTGAATTGACATTGTTAGTCTCCTAGAACCAAAACATTTTAATTAGACCACCCAACAGTATTGTCGTAGTGACCCATGCAACTTTATTTATAATCCCCACTGTGTGAGCATTCTCGTTTACCTTCACCTCTATCTGATCTAACTTTTGAGAGAAGCGGTTCATCCTATCGAAGTTAGCGTGATTGTTTTTTTCAATCGCTATCAACTTCTCTTCCGCTCTCGCCAGACTGATCATTGCGTCTGAAAGTTTATCTATTTTACCCTCGATCCTATCGAGACGTTTAGCTTGTGTTTCTGCTGCCATGTGAGGACTTTCCCATTTAATAAAGTACAAATATACTTCTATTTATACAGTTTTAATTCTTATGACTAGTTGATCTTCACCTTTTATGACTCTATGAAAGGTCATTTTTGGTATAAACAACTTGTCACCCTTGTTTAATAATCTAGGAAGTTCGTTGTCAAACTGGAATTTCCAACCTTGTCCAGTCTGTTCAATATAGACATACCTGTCCTCACTATCCATATGCCAAATGTAATCCATTGGATTACTGTGTATATCAAATGATCTTAGAACATCTCCGTTCATCAACTCATATTGAGTATATGGTCTACCAGAAGAAGTTTCCACCACCACTTAATCCTAGTTGCTTTGCGTATCTAGGCAATCTACATGCCCAGTATGCCGCAGAAGTTTTGTCATTCTGTTGTGCACACTTGTGACGTGCAGCGAATGACTTACGTGCTTCAGGATCATTCAACTTGACCTTGAGTCCAGTCGTATCACCCCATGACACTTTCTTAATGTTACCAGTAGATGGATCCTTGACGTACACGTAGTACTTCTTCGGGCCACCTGCCTTTGGTTTGTTCAGTTCTGGTTGCTTCTCTTCTTCGAAGATACAGTCCAGTGCAACGTGTTCACCATTGAACTCTGCGAACTCACCAAGGTTTGATTCCATGATGTCTACTTCGTTTGGTTGAACCTCAATATCACCGTTCTGATACTGTTCACGCTTTTCACGCCAGTACTCGAAGTATCTCTCAGATCCTACACGGTATGGATTGTCCTCAACTAGTTTGGACTCAGATCCGCATTCGCAATGTTCGTTAAATGTCTTCATGTGATATACGTATTCAGTTCGTACTTACCACCACCCATGCCATAGACTTGGACTGCAAGTTTCTTTTTAGGATTGTCCTTGAGTTTCAGTGTGAAACTGTTGGTCTTACCGTCAGAGGGTTTCTTCGGCCCCATAGCGACTTGACGGTCTACATCATCCATATCAACTTCATGTCCCTTCTTCTTCGCCCATGCATATGCGTGTTGCATTGCCGCAGAGTAAGTCTTGTGATATAGGTCATACCCAGACGAAGACTTAGAACCCATCTTAGGTGGTTCTTGCTTCTTTGGTGTTGCCCTACGTTGACCACGGTAGTATGCTTCACGAATCTGTGAGAGAGGTTTACCGACTTCCTCTTTTACAATTTTGGTCATGACCGCAGCCATGTCACCCAGTGCAAGTGTTGCGTCCTTACCACCACGACTGTACAGGAAGTACTTCATGCCGCCTGGCTTACCCTTGGGATACATCTGGATCTTATCCACGTTGTACTTAGCACTACGTGACTTACCTTTTACAACAAAGGTAGTAGTAGTCCCTTTACGAATAGATGAGTCATAAGTGATAGTGACTTCATCACCCTTCTTCAACTTATCGAAATCTTTACGAGGCATCGCCATTTCACTCAACGTTGATTCTTTCAATTTATAACCCATCTTGTCAAACTTGTCGTGATCTGCAGGAGTATTTACTTTAACGCTTTTACCTGTCTTAGGATTATACATCATATGAGGTTCGAAGTCAACACTTTCACCTTTCTCTTTCTTAGAGATTGCGATTGCCGCTTGTTGTGCAGGGGATACTGCTTCGTTCTTACTTCTAAGTACTGCAGCTACCTGTTTGTGCTTAGACAAACCTTTCTTGATCTTTTCGATTGCCTTGACCGCACCAGTGTAGTTACCACCCGCATATCGTTTATCAGATGCAACACCGATTGCCATCTTGATTTCTTTGGGGGTGAAACCCTCCGCAACCTTCTTAGCCTGTGCAGTAGCGATTGCCATTTTCTTATCCATTGGCATGTCTGGATCGTCTTTCTCAATCGCTTTTGCAATTTCCTCACGCTTCTTTTTCTCAGCGGGAGTAAGGGTCTTTTCTCTTAGGGAATCAAAACTTCTCATCTTGGCCTCGGTGGTTGGTATCCTGCTTTCTTCAGAAGGTCTTTTGCTTTTACACGATCATGGTACATGAACTGATACTGCTTACCATTCTTTAAATCCTTAACGATGTAACTCTTCGGCCCCATCTTAATGATCTTACCTTCTCTCTTATCACCGTTCTCACTCTTGTAGAAATCAACCTCTCTACCTACACTGATAGAGTTCTTGGTTTCAGCACCCATACCTTTAGTTGCGAGAACACGGTAATTCTCTCTTAATTCTTTAAACGTCTTCATGCCAGATCCTTGTCGTGATTAAGGTTACCCTTCTTTTTCTTAACTATAAATGCATTGACTCGTGCCATTCCCCACTGCTGTGGTGTAGTGCCGGGTCTATGCCCTGTTTTCCATGCAGCGACTCCACGATTGTATACCTTCTTCAATGTCTCCGGAGAGATACCAGACTTCTTTGCTTTTGCCGCAATGCCATCTGGGCCTTCTTTGACATCAAGAGTATCGTATAGAGAATAACGCCCCTCTTCCAAATACTTACTAAAACCTATCATTTGGTTGCCCTATTTTTTTGTTTAGCACGAGCGAGTCGTGCACGATCTAATAACTTGTCGTGTTTGATCTTATCTGATTCTTTCTCACGTTCGATGTCTGCACGTGCATTCTTAACTGGATCGGTTTCTTCGTTTTTAACCATCTTACCCAGTGCTCTGACATCTAACTTGAGTCCGTGTTTACGAACCAACTCTGAAGCATAGTACTCAGGGGAGTGTCTGTTGTTGTCCTTCTCCATCTGTTTCTTGATGTAGTCTGCAACTTGACTATACTGTTTTTTCTGTATAGTTTTAGACATCCATCTCCTTAACATCTGAGGGGTAGTCTCTGCATTGAGACACATCTCAAACGAGATCTCTAAACCCTCACTGAGTTGTGCGTCAGTGTAGAACCTCTTCAGTTCACGGTTGAGACCAGAGAGCATTGCAGGTTTTAGGAGTTTGAAAATGACACCCTTGTCGGTGTTTCCGTCGAACTTCAACACGCCCTTCTTCTCGTATTTCTGGAGAATGTCTACGACCTTATCTTCATCCTTACCCAAGTTGTCCATACGGACGTGTACTTCTTTCTCTTTCGCTTCGTTGTACATATCCTTGAACGCCTTCGTGTACTTCGAAGGTTTGGTCTCTGCACTCTTATCGCCAGGCGCAGGTTTGTACGCAGACGAATCGTCATCGTCTTTCTTACCGTGCTTCTTGAAGTGTGCGTCTCTCTTTGCCTTGGTGGACTTCTTCAGTCCTGCATGATATCGGGCAGGTTGAGTTCCCTCTCTATCTTTGATATCTGGGTCTTGTTTTTCAACGAGTTCGACTGCATCCAACCATTTGCGTAGTCGAGTGCCATCTGTGCGTTCGACGATAACGTAATTTGCTCCGAGCACTGAGACTGTAACCAGTTCGTCATTTTCTTTGACAACCACTGTGTCACCGACCTCATACAGTTCCCCCTGTACGTATTGTTCTCTTGTTTCTGAAACAGGTTTTAGTGAGATGTGGTTCTTGAATTCGGTAGTCTCTTTGAGACCCATACCAGTACGCACATCATTGAATAGTTTACGTGCGTCCTTGTTGGACATTGTTTTTGGTACACCCTGAGAGAATGTAACGAAGTCATTCTTAGAGGCGTTCTCACGTTGCTTAGATGCAGACATACCTTCTACACCCGCCGCATCTGGATCACGTGCACCCGCAGAGATCACATTGATACTCTTGAAGTTGTAGAATCCGTGACGTGCCTTCTTACCGTTGTACTTGTTCAGGAGAACTTCAAACTCACGGATGCGATCTTCACCCACAACCATGTTGACCTTGGTGTAACCTGCATTGTAAAGTTTGTTTGCAACGTCGAATACATTGCGACAGTCCTTATCCATAATCACTTGACGTGCATGTTTTGGAAACATTTTACGCACGTGCTTGATCTTATCTGAGTAGGACAGAGGATCTTTCTTAGGATTAGATACCTGAGATAAGTATACCTTGTAGTCTGACTTACCTGACTTAGATGCAAGAGTGTCCATAACCTTACCATGTCCTATGGTAGGTGGGTTCATACGTCCGAAGGTAAAGTAGACTTCTCTCTCTTCTTCTAGTAGGTACTGCGAGAAATTCTTAATCGGCACTCTGACTTCCCTTCTTCTTTCTTGCAAGTTCTGCTTTGCGAACTTGTGGAATCATCTTACGTGCTAACTTGTCGATAACCGCTTTCTTCTTATCCAGTTGTTTCTCTATGTTCTGTCTACGAGACATAGAGAGTTCTGCCTTAGGAATGTCTTTGGTTATCTTCTTGAGTAATACTTCACGTGCAGCTTTACGTGCACGTTTCTTGAGAACGTCTAGACTAGCAATTTTCTTTGCCGCTCTCTTTCTACCGATAGCGATCTTTGCTTTGTTCTTTTTGAATGCACGTGAGCGAGCCATGCGTTGTTGCATGGACAATGCCTCGTCGGGAGACTCGCTAAATTGTTTGAATCGTAACGGACTATCCGCCATTTTTAATTCCTCGTAGGTTTATCCCATCCTTTAAGTATATCTGGTGAAAAGTTGTTGTATGAAAATTCCATACGATCAACAAGTTTCACTGCATCACCACCAAGTATATCGATTGCAACGTAACCCTCTTCTCCGGTTACCTTATACCCTTGATTTGTTTTGACAAAAGTATCAATCTTCTTCAAACTGTTAAGTTTATTTATAAGTTTTAGTTTCGCAAGTATGATGACTTTTTGCAATTCAATCATTTTTATTAGACTCGCCTTGTTCGTAGGTGAGAAGAATACCATGATTGCATCTAATTTGTCCTGTTGTGTTTTCTTTCCTCTTGCGGTGCTTCGTGCATTGATTTGCTTCTGATACTTCTGCTTAATCCAACGGATAAGTCCCGCAACATGTCTTCTTGAATCGGGGATAACTGTTCCCGCACGTACATACGTGTTGTAGTATTGTTCGATAAGTTTTGCGAGATCTTCGTTCGCTTCGAGCGTCCTAAGAGTCGTTCCCGAAATTTGGTTAAACAACTTACCGGCTTGCGATAGATACCCATTGACCTCTTCTGTCTCCTCTTGCGTCATGGTTGCTTTAGTCGCATCCGTCAACATGGCATCCTGAGACCAAACATTACTTGATTTTTTGAATCCTTTTACGTTTACACCATACGATGCTTTCATGTTTTCGAATGTAGTACCGTTATATGTAGTATGCCACACTATACCGATTTTTGCAGATCGTATCTCTGCAGCGGCATCATAGGGTACTGCATATGCGATTGTGTTGGGGTGAAATACTGTGTACTTCTCTTTGTCTATTGTTTTGGTTTCAAGGTCATCTGAACTGAACAGGAAGTCTCCCTGTATCACACCCTTGATACCTAGATCTGGTAGATACTGCAAAGCAGCTTTCATCTTAGATGCAAGATCACCAGACATATCTGCATCGATCTCTGCATTAGTCTTATAGACCTTTGGGTTCTTTGCAAAGATACCTTTCTTCGCCACAAAGAACTCACCGTCTCGTGGATCTTCACCACAGAAAATTGCAGGTGCACCATCCCACTTAACAGAAACTCTTCCGTCCTTTTTACCAGATAACATATCACGCAGTTCACGTAGTGCATTGATTGCTTGACGTGTACCGTTCACACCACCATAGAGAACCTTGTCCTCAATATGGGTCATGTGGGTGTTCTTCTGTTCTGTGATAAACTCTGCGAAATTCATAGTTTGACCAGTATACCTTCTGCAAAGACGGAACCAAACGTTGAACCGGACAAAGAACGCAACTGCATCTCAATGTCCGTCTTCTCATCATACTTGAACGGTGCTTGTCTCACGATATTCATGTTCTCAAAGAAAGTTGTATCTGCGACTCTCAACTGTCTTCCATTTGAAGCCGTCAAAAAGTTTCTGAATCGAGCCGCTTTACCACCGTTCGCATCTGTACAGAATGCATCGATACGAGTCAAAAAGAAACAGTGTCCTGCTGGCACCGTGTATACCGATTTTTGATCTCTACCAGTCCCCGCAAGAATCTTTGCGTATGTGGTTCCGCCATTAGAGACGGTGATATCACCAACTGCATTTCCGACTGTGATCACCGCATCATTGATTCGATAGAAAGAGTTTGTCGTTGTGACGGTAGTTGTACCGTTTACGGCAACCACTTCACTGATAGGATTGCAATCCCCGTCTAGTCCTAGAAGTAGGAGAGATATCCCAGTATCCCCCGCATCAGAACTAACCACAGACATGGTTACTGCCGAAGATGGGAACGCATAGTTTGATGCCTCTTCCCAAGGGGTTCGAAACTCTGAGGTAACGATATTATCCGTACCGCCTGTGGTTCCGAAGATGTTACGCACCGAAGTGTTGACTACCAACTCCCGTGCGATATTTAATTGGACATCATCTATATAGTGTGATATGGCCATGTTACATTACCTTTAAGTGGACGGCAGAATCTGCTGATTCTGATTTGGCAACCCTGTACAACAGGGTCATTAGTTGTTGCTCTCTACCTTTTACCATAGTGAACATAGTTGTCACGTAGTACTTAGAGACTAACCAGTTAGAATCTTTGTTCTTTAGTTTAGTGCCAAATGTTTGACGGTCAACAGGGTTGTCAATCGCACCAGTATAGAATCCATAGAACTTATCAAGGAACGCTTCCCTGTCACTACGGATCTCTGCTTCAATTGTTTTACGAACCTCAAGACGATTACGAGTAGTCGCATACAATGCGGCATCAATACCACCCTGAGATACCTTACCATGCTTTGCCTTCTTACCAATGATCTCACACTGGAACGTAGGGAAGGTACGGAATTGAATCTCAAGACCGCCCTGACCAAACAAGTATCCGTCCTTTGACTTAAAGAAGTCATTACGCTTGTTGTAGGACACAGCACGGAAGACAGGTGGTTTAAATGGTTTCTTGTAGTTGACCTGAGATATTCTAGGTTTACCACTAGCAGCTTTCTTCAGTGAGATACCAAGAATGTCACGTGCTGCATATGCCTTGAGTAATTCTTGATTGAGTGCTTTGATGGATCCTGCACCCTCAATATCATACGCACCCTCTTTACCAGATTTGACCATCCAGATGTCTGCAGGTGTCCACTTATTAACGTCTTGGAATAATTTCTCTGCACGGTTCAACTCTTTGAACTTGTTTTCCAAAGCAGTGACCCAAGGTGATCCACGATGGAAACTATATGTTCCCTGTTTCTTTAGAACCTTATATAAGGTACGTGCGACATCAATAGATGATGCAATCCATTTTTCATCTCTTAACATCACTTCATCTGCAGTTGCATCGACGTGAACTTTAGCGTATGCGTTCTGGATTGCTTCGGGTGTGAACTGAGTTGTGGGATCGTCCCACACTGCTTGAAGGTAAACACACTGTGCAGACTCAGTTGCTTTAGTGTTGTCAGATCCACCACCGGATCCACGACCACCACCAAACTCTTTGGTCTTTGCTAGTTTACCAAATGAAATTTTGTTCCCTGCATTGTCTTCTAGACCAATGCTGTTTGCAGTTTTACTGTCTTTTGCCTTGAGTGCTTTTTCAATCTCTGCGTTATACTTCAGGACAACCGTACCACCGGCTGATAACTCAAACGGTTCATTACCCTTGTACTTTCTCAAGAACAATTCTAGTCGGAACGCCCTGTCATCACGAGTGATCTCACCAAATGTGAGATTACCTTCTGACAGAAAGCTAGAAAATTTTAACATTAATCGGTCTCCGTTTCTTTACTGTTGCCCACAGTATACCACTATTTATAAGAAAAGAGAACCCGAATTTTCCTCATTATACTGTGCAATTGTTTCTTTTAATGGACGTACCCAGTTATCACGATGTTCGATAAAGATCTGTGGTTCATGATTATCCACTGAGATTATCGTTACAAGTTGTGTGATGGGCTGCCCGGTTCTCTCTTCCCACATAATTGCATATGCGGATTCTTGCATGAAATAATTTTTGATCCAGTCGAGTCGTTTAGGTTTGAGGGATGTTTTAAAATCAATGATAGAAAGTTTCCCGTCAAACTCAGCAACACAATCAACCCTACCTGCAACCCCCAAGTGGTTACTATAGAGTGGTGCTTCCTGTGCGAATACTCTGCCAATACGATCATCCAAAATGGGACGGATAGCAATAAAACTGTCAATAATATCTGGAGTATATCCATTACGATAATCCTCATCGTTGTTGATGTACTTTTCAATGATCTCGTGTACCCTTGTACCACGGGATGATGCACGATGAGAAATTTTATTTGCTTCTGCCTCACCCACACGTTTACGCCATGCAGCAATGGAGTCACGAGACAGTATTGAAAGTACTGTGGTTATAGAAGGAAGGTTTACGCCTTCCGGTGTTTTGTATTTACGACCAGAGTCGGTAGTGACCGACTCCATCTCATTTAGTTCTGTTAAAACATGTTCAAACATTAGATAATTTTTCCATTTGTTTACGTGCGTAGTCCCCAAGTTCTTCTAGTGTTCGCACGAACTCTTCGACCTCATCAAGGTGTCTCTCAGGGATCTTTCCATTAATAGTATACGACGATAGTTCTAGATCCACAAGTTCTTTGTATGGAGTGTGACCCTCATAGACAGGTTCACATGCGTCTCCAATATAGAGACTAGTAAAAACACCCTCTTCATCAAACCAAGGTGTCACTTCAACCATCAATTTAGTTGTTGTCATTTTTAATTATCCAAAAAAATATCGTATCAGTCCCGAAAACAACAGGACTCCCATTACACCGTTCAAAAGAATAAGTGCTCTATCCTTCCATATATAGGAAACTATAAACCAACCAATTGCACCTAACCAAGAGAACATCAAATCATAAACTTGCAGTTCCGGAATCCCACTGGATCGGATTGTCACTGCAGACAAAACGCAGACAGTAGATGCCCACTTTATGTACCAGTCAAGTCCACCCTTTGGAGTTGCAGATTTATAAATTCTCTTTGAGTTCGCAAGTTCTTCTTCGCTGAACTGTTGTTCTTCTTGAACTCTTTTTTGTTCCATAAGTTTCCTCAGTTTTACATTCTTCATTGTTGTCATAATTTCTCCCGCATCGCTGCCATGCGAACACGTGCCGCATTCCATTGGTCAAACGTTTGCGGTTTACGTGCCTCACCACAGGCAAGCTTTCGTTTCTTAAATTCTTCCTTGAGTGCTTTCGCACAATCACGTCCAAGGAATCGTGACACCAGTGATAACAGATCCTTACGGAAGGATCGACCATGGTGCATATTACCCAGACAGTGAGTCAGTTCATGGATTAGAGTATACGCATCCAAACCAACCTTAGTATCTAGGGTCACACTACGACCATTCGACCAACCCGCAGTACCACGACCACTCGACTTCAACTTTGCGTTGACTTCAGGAGACGCATTGAAGATACGAGTCACATCACCGTTGATAGACTCAGACCAGATCTTCTGCCAAGTCTTTGACTTGTAGATCTTCTTGGCGTACTTCTGTGCCTCTTTGATATCCTTGAACTTAGGGATCTGACCAGAACACTTGGACTGGAATGCCCACTCTGCACTGTAACACTTACTACGTTCAGAGTCTTGACCACGTGCACCCTTGTTCTGTTTCTTGGCATGTTTCCGGAGATACTCATTGTAGTAGTGTTCCGGAGTGCCATGGTAGGGACGGTCAATACGATATGATTCATAGATATTGGTCATAACAAATCCTTATTTCTCTCACTTACATGCACATTATCTCATATTCGAAACAAGAAGTCAAGCTTTATTTTGTCATTTTTGCACTAATTTCGAAATTTCCATTATTCATCTCGTGAATGAACCCCTCTGGAATGACCTTATCACAGATCACCAGTCCGATTCTCCCATCCGGAGTTCTCTTTCGCATATGCCTAGATACTCTGTACTCACCATCAATTATATCAAGTCCACAAGGAATTGCAACCCCATAGGACTCATGCAGATGGTAGGGGTAGATCGAATCCGGTTCCTTTGGCATCACAATCAACTTGTCAACGTCATTTGGGAATGCATCTCCAAGGATCTCTGGTTTCCCTCTCAATGATTCAAGGTACTCATCTCCAGTTACAAAGTAAGGTAGACTGCAGGTTTGTTCTGGTCTCACGTTGATCTCACAGAAATACCAGTCACCATTTGGTGTACATAGTCCAGTAATCTGACCAACGAAAGATGACTTGTCACATACATCTTTAGTAATCCAGTCCAAGATAACCACCGCATTTTCTACAGTGATCTCTTCTACCCATTCTGGTAATGGTTTAAAACTAGAGGTCTTAGTCCAGTGTTGAAACTTACCTGCAAGTTTTGCGGTATCTTCACCAATGATTTCTTGAGTGTGTCGAATAGACCACTTACCCTTCGCAACAACAAAATCTACATTAGTTTCTATTGTGGGTTTGGGTATGTACTCTTCATAGAACATACCTTCTGCATATTCATCTCTACTAAAACGATCTGCTTCACTTTGAGTCATGCAGATACTTACGTGGTCAGTTGGTTTAGGAATTCGTATTGGTTTTGCCACACAAGGTGCAATAGGTTTTCTGACTTTAGGACACAATATGTTTCGACGCAACATGGACTCTCGCACTGCCCACTTACCAGTCTCTAACATTGCAGTAGGTCTGTAAAGTCCAAGGTACTCAAAACGATCCTGATCAATAATGTTGGAATCACTTAGATGTCCTAGTATAGGATGAGTGTTGATCACTATTTCTCTGTCAGAATTATTCAACCACTTCATCAATACCGAATCTCTATTCTCGGCATTGACGATCTCAACACCATATTGATCCCAGAACTTGTGAGGAACATCTTCAAAGTGTTCATATGAAGAAGTCACGACTTTTACATCGTGACCTGATTTTACTAGTTCAAGGATATTATGGAAGTTGCACCAACCATAATCGATGATAAGAATTTTACTCACCGAGGTCTTCATCCATGGTCTTTCGCATTGCCCAGTAATTTTCGGCATCTCTATCTAGATCGAAACATTCTGTAAAGGTATCCCACAACTTTTGGAAACGAATGTCATAGAGTTCCTTGATACCAAGATACTTGTTACAGAGAGCATCCGCAACATCAGGCGGTATATGTTTCCACTTAGGACTGTCCATAAAATGTTCAGTCACCACATTAATATCGTCGGTTACATTCCAACATTCCATGATAGATTGTTCTAAGTCAAATCGATCTTTACTCATATAAAAACCCACCCTGCGAACAGGGTGGTCTCCTTTAGTTGGTTAGGCAGCTTCTGCGAATTCGATTGCTTTCGAAACTGCGGTTTGTTTTCTGTTCTGGTTTGCACCGAACCATGCAGATGTCATTCTGGAATCTGCTTCCCTACCCATTACGTGGTCAGTCAAGTAGGTCACACTGTTAAGTGCTTGCCACCATGAACCTTTCCCAAACTGAGCGCCTGGTTGTGAATCCAGAACTTCAAACGCTTTCTGACCGTTTGCAGTAAGATCCTTAAACTCTTTTACTACTGGAGGGTTCTTACCTTGATAAGTTCTTGGGAAGACCTCATTGTAGTATTCGATCAGTGACTCTGCAGAGAACTTCTTAGACGCAAGGAACTGTGATAGTTCTTTGTACTGTTCGAACTTCTCGTGTGCAAGACCCAGAGTAGTCTTTACGTGGTTCGCATCAAACACTTTTCTGTGGTTCAATTTTGCACCAGTAATTGCAGTACCCTTCAATGCCATTGCAAGAGTGTTCATGCATGAAACCCTGATCGGAGTAAACCTAATGTCAATAGACTTACCGTACTCATGCGGGTTAGAGAACAGAAGGTAAGAATCAATCTGGTCACCCCTTAGAACATCAAAAGACTCTTTGACCTTCGCAAGTGCCCATACCATCTTACCACCTTTCAGTGAACCTGCGGTACTCATTTCCATATCACCCTCAAGGCAATACTCATTGAAGAACTCAAACGCAGTTTCGTTCTGACAGGGTTCCCAGTTCTTACCGACTTGGGTTAGGATCTTGTTATCAGAATCCCTAACAAGTGCTTCCATCCCTGTAGGGATTTTCTCACCGTTGAAGTCTGCGTAGGTAGGAACCTTCTCGACTTTCCAGTCAACACCTGCCTTTTCCATCATCTGTTGTGGAGATAGATCATTGGATACGATCTCTCCGATACCCCAAGGGGACGATCCTACAGATGCAGTAGTCTCGATTTGTAAAATGTCATTCATACTCATAATAATTTCCTCACTAAAAATTTAACTTACACTAACATGTTATCAAAACAAGAGAACAATGTCAAGCTTTTTCTTTCCAAATTTTCTCAGTCCCCATTACCTTCAAAAGACTCTTGGTTTCCTTCTTGAACAATTTGAAAAATTTTGGATCGTGTTCTTCGATACTGTACCCGTTATGCATCATATCAAAAGTCTTAATGATCTTGATGATCTCAGGTGCAGTCGCAAGACGTGCTTCACACATCTTCTTTCGAGTCGCACGGTTACCAACGAACTCAGGAACTTTAGTCAAAAACCAAACTCCCTTCGCAACGTCCTTTCCAAAATTCTCTTCAATGTCTTCATGAGTCGCAATAGTGTCCTCGACAGTATCGTGCAACAATGCAACCTTGATTGCATACACGATATCATCTTGGTCAAATTTTTTCTCGACCATGTATTCTTCGACCATTTCCGCAACTGCGATAGGGTGGAAGAAGTAATTCTCACCAGTGTATTTACGTTTCTGATCCTTATGGCACTCAGACGCAAAATGGGTCACTTTCAAAATTTCTTGGTTCATAACAATATCTCTCAATTACAAGGTAATTATCTCATAATCAAAACAAGATGTCAAGCTTTTTTTTAAATTATTTTCAATAAAAGATCCAATGCCTTGATGCAGTTTGCCTTCATTTCCATTGCATTGGTCTCATCCATCATCTCGACTTCACGTTTCAGATCTTCGATCAGATCCGTGTATTCTTGTTGACTAAGGTAACCACCATCCAGTAGTTCCTTGTATTCTCTTCCTTGTTGTTCTTGCGGTAATGTATCTGCCATTAGTATCTCCCCATGATTGCTTCTGCCGCCATCTTAGATTGCGTTTGTAGGTTCTTCTTTTTGATTCGACAGTATGTCGGAGTCAATGGATCTGCGTCCACCAAACCCTGTAAAGTCTTATCCATGATTCCGGTAATTTTCGTGACATCCTGAGATCCCTTTGCAAGGGAGTACTGATTCAACCACTCGACATAAAAGTCGATTGACCGAATCTGTTTCTTCAGAGATGCGGGTTTTAGATCACAGTCCATCATCTCGACACGTGTACTAATGTCGATAATAGCTTTGGACTCGTTTGGATCATAGAAGGAAGGAATAGAAGAACACCCTGCAACAATCAGGGTGGTCATTAAAATAGTTGATAGTTTGTTCATATGATATCTCCGTTGGATACCATGGTATTTATCAATTTGTGAACGGTTGATCCCAAGGGAAACAACTCTGAAACAACACCTTCTCTTGTTTGTATGCTTCCTTTTCCCAAGGTTGGTTATCGTATTCATAACCATCCGCATTACGACCTTTCCACTTCCACGCACCTTCTGCACTCAACTGACCTCGAAGGAACTGACGTGCGTGAACCATCTCGTGTGCGAGAGTTCCCATCTGTTCCATGAACGTCATCTTCTCACCAGTGATAGGACACTTACGTGCAATGGTGATCTCTGCATATTCACGATCACCTTCGCACAGACCGTAGGCATCACACTTGTTAGTGAACCGCACATTGATGTACGGTTTACGCAACCGACCAAGACCCAGAGTCTTGATCATGTTTGCGATGTAGGTTCGAACGACCTCTTGATTTTTTACTTGACCTTCTATATAGAAGTCAATCATTCACTTTTTCTCCGCAAGTTCTTCCATAATTTGATAGACTCTTTCTCTGTCGATAGAGTCACCGTCACCCCACTCTTCGTGGTTCTCAGGATTAGAACACACTGCAAGGTATCTCATGATACCTCTCTCTACCATGGCAACGTCCACCCAAGGGGTTGGATAGATACCATCGTAAGCGTAGAAAGACAGGATGTAGTTCCTGAAGTCAGTCAAAGACGGGTTAGATCTCAATGCAATAAAATTTGTTTTCATAATGTATTCCTCACTCTCAATTACAAGGTAATTATCTCATATTCAAAACAAGATGTCAACCCCTAAATCGAAAAAAAGTATATATTTTTTATACTTATTTTTCATAAGGTTATAGCATTTTGGAATAAGAACGGATCTCCTTCAGACCCAATTTACGGAACTTTCGACGGGATGGTGACCACCGTTTCATAGGATTCTTGAAGATCTTCAGTACCCCACCCTTGGGGACAAATCCGACCAACTCAGTACCCTTGGTCACATAGATGTGATTTGGGGTGTTATCTCCCCAGTCAGTAGTTTCCTCACGCCATAGGCACTTCTCAAGATTCATCGTCGCATCCTCGCATGTTCAATAGCTTCTTTCTGGTCAATGATCGGTACTGCATTCGACTTGTGCATGGTACTGATACCCTTGATCAGGGTTCCGGTGTAGTTTATCTTTTCTTTGATTTGTGTATTGTGAGTACCCGAATCGTGAGATTTGTAAACCGGAGTCTCTCTCCGGTATGTCTCAGGTGGGGTGTACTCCTTGAACTCTACCTTGCGTTTCTTGGTAGTCCAGTAGTTGGTCTTCTTTTTCTTACCACTAGGGTAGTGTCTCATACTACCGTGGATCATTTCAACTCGTCCAGTATTTTCTGCAGTTCACCGAACACCATTGTATTCAAATACAGATCATTTGGTTCTTTAGACTCAACCGCCTTTTTCCGAAACTCTTCGACCTTCGCTTTCAACAACTTGGTGTGTTGAGTGTGTCTATATGCCTGATCCCATTCTTCGGGAGTCGCATCATTCAAACGTTTCGCCACTACGCCACCTCCTCAAATGTAGTTAGTTGCATCTCAGAACGACCATCAGCATCCTGAACCCACGTGCGCTCTCCGAACGGAGTTGCAGACATATCGTACTTACGTGCGACAGACGTGCACATAAGTTTGTCACCTTCGAGGAAACAGCAGATGGGAGACTCCCACTCCGCAACGTGGTCTGACTCCACGAAGTCGATATCATCGATTAGTTCAGAACCAAGGATGTACTCCTCAGAGTAATCATTTTTATATTCGATGCACTTTTCCACAGACGCATAGAACGACTTGTCCTGCGCTTCCTGCAGGGTTACATCAACGATGTAGGTGTCACCACCCTTGTACTTCCAGTACTGAGGGCATACACCCTTACCGTCCCAATCATGGGCACCATAGTTTTCCATAAACTGCGTGTGAATTACATATTTCATTATACTACTCCTGAAATTAAAACTTTACCTTGATCGATCTTGTCAAACAACTTATCGATCTCTTGTTGATGGTTAAGAAGTTCGTTGATCTTCTTCTCGTTAGATGTCCAAATCCGTTGCAGAACAGCAAGTTCCTTCTCAGAAATAGAATCGACCATATGGATTGGTTTACTCATGACAACTCCTCCAGTTGATTTTTGATTTCAGCAATGCGTTGCTCCAGACGAGCATTGCCTTCGGCATCTAACTCACCACGTACCTCACAGAGGCAGACCAACTCATTCATCAAATCATCATACATAGTTTTGCTCCAAGAAAGCGTAAACAGGTTTTTTGAACATGTTGTCAAACATACCAATCTCATCAAAACCCATCAGGACAAGAGCAGAGTCGAGATCACCTTTTTCCATCACAACCAGATCATGACCAACAGGAACCCGACCCAAAAACTCATTAATGTTCTCAATAACTTTCATAACAATACCTCTATCAACTCAACATACATATTGTCTCATAATTAAAACAAGGAGTCAACACTTTTTTGCACTTTTTTTAGACTTTTTTCACACTTTTTTGCGCTTTCTTATAGCTAAAAAGCTACTCTCCAAGATATCCCCAATTCACTGTTCTGGTGGACTACGTAGGATCTGATCACAATCGCACCCCACATTGCGTCATTATTATAGTTCGGAGAACCACTTCCAACCCAATAATATAGTATACCTGAAAATGCGACCTGTGTCAAGGCCAGTCTTTGAGATGAGGGATAATCCCCAAACAGGGGATTCGCCTCACGGTAGCACTGACACGGATGTTTCAGTGCGAGAGATGTTTGTTTGTAGTCTGTGTACGCCAGTATGTTGTATGTCGTAAACAGACCCTTTTCTTTGTTAGTCCAGTCACCGAAGTGTCTGAACTCTGCATGTACTGGACTACTGATCAGCCAGAGGATTATCCAAAAATGCTTGAATTTTGTCATTGAGTCTCTTCTCAAGGGCTTCCATTTTTTTGTCTGTATCAGTAGACAAAGCGTCCCTCTTGTTGTCAAAACGTTCATCTGCCCTGTCGATCATATCCTCGACTTTGGTCTCTAGATCACGTCCTGCATCCTCAATTCTGTCAACGTTTCGTTCCATACGATTAAAGTCATCACGTAGATCGTTCTTGATACTACGTGAGTAATCGATGGCTTCGTTAAGTTTTATTTCTATTTGTTTGTTACGGGATTCAATTTCGTTCACGTCAATGTTCTGGACAATCTCTTTCATGTCCATGTAGTCTTTGTAGAACTCGAAACCTGCCCATGACGCACCACCTAGTGATGACAATGCAGTCAAGATGATTGCGATTCTTCCCCCTGCGAATTTGACCCCAGCAAATTCAATCTCTGCCATTTTTACTCCTCTTCGAATTTAAGTGCACGAAGATTTGCGATTTCTTGTTTTAACTTCATGACTTCTAGTCTTTTCTTTTCTAGTTCTAATTTGTATAGTGCGTTACAGTTGAGTCTCTCTTTAGGTGCACCCAGTGGTATGGTTATCTTCGCATACACACCAACATCCCGCATGAAGTTGTCGTTGTAACTGGGCATCAATCCTTGATCCATACCCATACCCATTCTGTACTGATCCCATGGATCATTCTGATTCAATATCCCCACCACACCAAACTCCACGTTTGTGGATGATCCAATTGCGGCAGAACATTCTACGTCTCCTGCTCTGACTCTATCAGACTGAAACTGTGGTGATGACTGAGGTATCGCTAGATTAAGAGACGAAGATTGACCATAAGCTGCACCAGTCCACATCCCTACTATAAAAAACGTCAGTAATAATAAAATTTTTCTCATTTGAATTTAGAACATATTTTTGAGGTAATCAGTGCTTTCGTTCCGGTATCCCTCAATAGTTTTGATTTCGTACAGACATAGACCGCTCTATCTCTATCCACTCCTCTAACAAATACGGTGATCTTTTTACGTCTTTGAAATTCGACGTTAACGATCTTCTCAGCCGTAGCAAATGAGACAGGATTCATTTCTTCATCGAACACCCCGATCTCATAGTACTCAACATCCTGTCGAGCGTTATACAAAGTCATCTCAGTTTGTAAAATACCTTCCACATAAGATTGAACCAATGTTGGATAGGTTGGTAACCACTCGTGGGCACTTGCGTACCCACTCGTGAGGAACATAAACAATGTCATGACAAACCGTTTCATGAGTTAGATCGCTATACACTCTGCTTGAACAGTTGCACGGTATTGACCGGCAGGGAATGCCTTGTCATAACCATACTCTGCAGTCGAGGCAACTTTGAACCACGTTGAACCTGCGATTGTTAGATCGATCTCAGTCACGTTATTATATAGTCTTTTCTCATTGTCATATGCAGACATGTTGACATCTGATACTTCAGCGACAGTTACTTCACCAACCCAGTTAACAACGTCTGAAAGTGCAGGACTCTCAGTGAATGTAGTAGGGTGTGAGATTAACGCCTTGTAGTAGTCTGCTTGAATGACATCGTAACGAACGATAGGTGGTACACCACCATTTGACATGTCAGTAGTCAACTTACTTGGAGTAGGGTTACCATAGACACCTTGAGTGTCAGTAGTGATGACACACTTGGATTCTACAGAACCTACGATTGGAATCTCTGCTGCAACTGCCGCAGACATCATAGTACCCATTAAAAGAATGGGAAGGGTTTTTCTGAACATTGAATTGCTCCTAATTTTTATAGTTAATTTTCATACTGTAGATTTACCAACTCTTGATGTAACAGTTGTTGTGAAACACTCTGTCTCCTTGCCTTTCGATTCTCAGGGAGATTAGAATCCTTCAGAACAACAGTGTCCTCGATCTTTTGAGGATCTGGTAAAGCGTCGAAGTAGTTGACTGGAATAAAGTTGAGTGCCAGCATCTCTGTATGTTTCTTTAGTGACTCTACTGCCAATAAAGAACTGTTCACTGCACCCAGTATAGACTCTAGTCTTCTATCCTCTGGTTCTTCCTCAGACATCTTCTGTCTTCTTTTACGGTCTTCTTCTTCTTCTTCATCAAGAACTGCTCTACGTTCAAGCTGTTCTTTTACGTAATCCTCATCTAAAGGATCACTGGTAGCAACGTCAATAGGATCTACTGGTGGAATATAATCCGGACATGCCGGATCAGTCGTAACTTGATAACAACTATCATATCGATAATTGTAAACCACCAAAGGATCTTCTACGGATCCTTCTCCATCAACTTGGATCGATCCGTCACCCCAATACTCTATAGGAATTCCACCTACAGAAACTTGTTTATTGATCGTGTTGCCAGGCAACCCAGACCAATCATCTGCTTCCCTAAAGATATAACCACCGTCAATTGCGTTCTCGTTCTGAACGTAGACAATCATGTCACTGTTCGGATCTTTGACTGCAGTATATCTGTATACAACTCCATTCACGGTAAGTCCTGCCTGTTGGGGCAGAATGTTAGTCATAACCCAATTTAAACCAAACGCTGCCGCATTCGGTGAAGTCCCATAGACTTCCTCAGAGTAAGAGTAAGACGAGCAGACTAGCAACGCCAGCACCGCCCAACAATGTCTTAGTAGAATCATCCATTCCTTCCTTCTCTTTTTGTGCATCCGGAGCAAGTTCAGAGTTAACTTCCCAAGCTGCCTTTGCTTCCTGTCCGATTAGACCGTCAAACGGACAGGGGGTTCCTGCGTTCATCATAGCGTCAAAAACTCGTTTGTCTTGACACATAACTGATACTGCTGCAACTTTCATGCCCATATCGAACAAAGTCTTAGCATTCTTCAATCTTTCACAATTTTCATCCACTACTTGAGTACCCGTAGAGATACCAAGTATTTGGGTTTGAATCGCACCCGCAACTCCGAAAGTACAGAGATCAGAATTGGAAGTGTTGATTGTAGGTGAAATGGCAGAAGCAGGGGGCGACTTCAGAGTCGTCTCTGTGCTACCATTAGTGGTTACTGTTGATTCAGTAACAATAGGTACTACACTATTTTCTCCTTCGGCAGGAGCGTCCTGTGCATATGAGTGAGATGCCAATAATATAAGCATCCAAAAGGAAATGATGTAACGCATAAAATAAGTCCCATGTATGTTAATATACAAGGGTATTTATACTTTGGTTTTCTCTAAAAGACGAAAAGTGTCAATTAAATGACACCCTAGATAAGATTTCTCTGTACCAATTCACGGTAATTTTTAATCTTCTCTCTCTTTGGGCCTTGGGGTGTGACCTTGGTGCGAATGTGAATGAAGTTTGCACGTTCTACATCGGGTTCAAACGAAGAGTAGTTCCACATCTGACCATTTAGGTATATGTCTTTGTCGGTGTGTTTCATACCTAACTTGTTCGCTAAGCAGTGCATCACACCTTCATCATGGTAGCGTCGAGCAAATGCCATAACAATATCTTCGGTCAATGCCTCACGAAACTTCTGTCGGATCTCACGTGATAATCGAAACACTGACCCACCCCAGTAAGGTGCGTCCAAGGATCCAAGGTCTGGATAAATCTCGACAAGTCTCTGTCGCAACGATGTCTGGACTCCGGTATGTCTACCAATACCCACATCGTCTGTGAAGATGTTTTGATTACAAGACTTTGCGACAAACATGTCTGCGTCAACCATGACAACAGTGTCATATTTGTCATACTTCTCATCAAGGTAGATAAGTTTCTGGCACGGGTAGTCTAGTTTGTGAGCAATTTTTTTCATGAATACAACACCACGAATAAACTCGTAGTCTGCACCAATCCTTTCTGCATATCCTTTGATTGACTCAGTAGACTTCTCTACCAGTTCATTCATCGGCCCTGCCCAATGTTGTAAAATTATGTTCTTCATACTTTCTGGAATGCTTCGTATAGTGTGTCTGCAAATACTAGCTGTGACTTTTCACCCGCATGAGAAGAAGGTTTCATATCATCGTTCTCCTCAGCGATAGTGGCGAGATCTGTATAACGATTTAATCCAACTCTGGATTCGTCTCTCAGATAATTTAATTCGTCTTGGATGTGCTCCATCCACTCACCCCACCATTTGTCGGGGGCATCACCACTGTAGTTCTCTGGTTTCATAACGTCCACAAGTTCTTCCCAACATCTATAGTGGAACATACCTTGTACCAGTTTGATACCCATCATATCACACAACCATTGCATATTGGTCATATATGTCATGGTCTCCATTATGTTGGTTCGTTTGACATCATAATGATCGTACAGATATTCTAGTGCTTGAGCGAACTGCATGTTACGAATCATGTTGATTCTAGCAGGAGAGAACTGAGTCATACACTGATTCCGTTTGATCTTCATCAATGCTTCTTCACTGGGGCCATAACTCTCTGCAACCTCTTCTCTTTCCCATGCAGACCAAATCACTACACAGTGTGTGATCTCATCGGAATAGTTACGTAAGTACTGCATGGTATCTCGAAAAATTTTACGATTACCATTACCGCACTGAGCAATGTTTACATACTCAAGACCCAGTTTCTTTGCAAGGTGATGAGTGAATGTTTTGTCCCAGTGAGTAGGTGGACTTTGATCAAACCCCTCTAACTCATCTCCCCAGACAAATGAACAACCACTAGTTAAGAGCATTACTTTCCATGCAACCTGTCATGTTCGAACAATGCAAGAAATCCGTAGTGGATAATTTTTACAATGTCTTTACGTTGATCTTCGGGTGTACCCTTCTTACCATAACGTGCATTGTATTTGTCCACGTTACCTAGAAAGAAACCCATACCATGACCACGGTCAATGATTACTTCAGAAGACTGAAGTCCACCTTGACCATAATGACCACCGTAAGTAGAATCGATATAATCCTTGAACTCAGCAATCAGTTCATCTTCTCTGAATTTGTATTCAGGGGTGTCTGTGAGGGTTAGGGTAACAGTATCCAAGGGGATCGTGTCTACGGTGATAGTGCCAGTATTACTGACGCTGCCCGTGTATTGACCACCATCTACTGTATCAAATGGTGGCAAGTGTGCTTTAATTTCTTTACTCATTTTCAATTTCCTCAATCAATAAATCACGTAGTAGTCTTGCTTGTTGGTCTTCCGGAGAGTTCTCTCCATAACCACAAAACTTGTACGCAAGTGTTATTCTCTCATCTCCTGCATATGCAGAATGCCAACAATGATTGTGGGGTTCATCCTCTGGCCCGAAATAGTAGTGTCTACACTGCCATCCCTCTACATCTTGGATAGTCACAATCTCACCTGTATTTTTATCTAGGTAACGGAAATACCCGTCTCCCTTAGACCAAGTAAACAGTACTTGATATGCACTTGCATCATAGTTAGTATGCCATCCTACAAATCCGCCAGGCGGATAGTAGGACAATAGTGCAGACGTGTGTGCACCGATCTCTGCGGCAAAGTCATACTTCACCTTCTTCATATAGTCACCCCACTTCTCAGGTTCCGCACGTACCATCTTTGCAATGGGATTTGCGTAATGCCGATCAGGTACTCCGACTAATTGATCACGGGACATACACTCTTTAAGATACTCATCGGAACACCAGTATTCACCACGTCCGTTCTTCGTATCTTCTTCATGACTGTACATGCTGTACTTAGAGTCATTATAACCCTCGACAGCAAACAGTTCATCCTTAAACCCGTTAAGAGTCTCTAGGAGATCCTTATTACGGATTACGACTTCTGTCATAGAATCAGACCGGAAGTCGCCTCACGCCACGCTTTCTCAAACGTTTCGTTAGTAGGTGCAATGAAAAGATAGTTACAGAAAGTAACCTCTTCAATGTTCTCTACTGCTGACATGCAAACACCACGTCCAAATCCAACCTTGTTGTCTGGACTGTTCACAATCAATTTAGGGTCTGTCACATACAACTCGCCCTTGTTTAGGTTTTCAAATCTACCAACGTATTCACCAATAGGTGTCATGATAGTAATAACGTCACCCTTCTCCATTTTCTTTCTCCTCAACAAATTTTTTAAGTACCCACGTTCCCATAGGTTGTGGTTCCCATGATAACACATCACCTACTGATAAGTCAAGTGCATCCATTAAATTATCTGGAAATTCCAGACAAAGTTCTCCGTCCACTTCTATAACTGGACAAATAAATCGATTAACTGATTTCATTTACTGCCTCCGCAACATCTGGGAAGTGCATCACGATATGTTCCCAACATTGATCTGCGACGATACGGTGTTCTTTCTGTGTACCATTACCTCGACGCAATTGACAATAGTGAATCCATGAACGCAACGATCCTGCCATATACAGTGTGGTTTGAGTATTACCTTCGGGTAACACTGCACGTGCCTGTTCCTTTGCAATACCTTGATTTAGTGCCCAGTTATATGCCTTTTTAGACGCATTGATAACTTCGGACTGTTTCATGTTCCAGTCTTCATAGAGTCTCTCGTGTTGGGTCTTGTTACCACCCTTACCAAAGTCTTCGACATCTTCTAACTCAATAGAGTTCTGTCGATTCTTAGGATCCTGCAGACGTGCTTCACGAAGCAGAAAATCTTCTGACTCTGCGTATCGTTGACTAAACTCTTGAAATGAGAACGAGCGATGTCGGACAATCTGACGTGAGATATCACGGGTTGTCTTAATCTCTAGTGTCATATGCACCATCTCAAACGGAGACCAGTGATCATTCTTGATCAGATACCGTAAGAGTTTTGGTGCAGTCGAACTATTACTCTGATTGCTCGGATTACTCACCCGTGCAACATATGCAATCAACTCGTTTGCATCCACACCATCAGTCACACCAACGTTCGGTTTACTAATCGCAACCAAATTCACTTCACTCATCATTCTTCCTTACATTAAATTAACAAATTTATATAGTGGGATCTTACCACTGTACTTTCCAAGTGTCCGTTTCTATTGTAGGTGTAAACTGTCTCTTGTTGTTGAGACGTTGCAGCTAGAATTTTAACGGTTGACTTCACCAATGGTCTCTCCACTGGTTCTGTCTGTTGAGTTGTTGGATATGTTCCTGAAACGGGTAGAGCAGTTACCGACGATACGGGCGGTATACTATGTTCGCTCACCTAAATTTTCCATCTCTTTGTGACCTTCTTCGGTCATCCAACCTTTCCTTATCATGAACTCCAGACAGTATTCAATACCATCTAGTGTTCCTGATTCCTTTCCTTGTCGGTGACCGTGCCAAAATGACAAGGTGACCAACGTCATAATTATTGCTACTGTTTCGTATGGTGTCATACCCTAAAGTCCTCGAATCTTTCTGACCTGAGTCGCTGACCACTTGAACTATTATCGAATGCGGGGCCAGTATCCTCTTCCTGATTCAACGGTGATGTGTTTTGATCAACGTCGAACAACCTCATTTTACTACGGTCAATACCCACAACGAATCTCTGATACGTGGTAGGATCGTTATACCTGTTCTTCAACTGCTTGACAAGTATTTGACCGTTATTCGATAACTCTTCATTTGAAATCAAGGCAAACATAAAGTCTGCGGTAGCGGGTAGACCGAATGATTCAGATGTATCCTCAAGACCCACGTCATCATTTGAATAACCAGATCGAGTCGTTTGTGTTGCGGATACAATAGGAACATCGAATTCCACTGCGAGTCCACGTAACTCTTCTGCTATCGACTTAATATATGTATAAGAATTAATCGCACCACCCATAGATTTCATACGGGATGATGCACATATATTTAGGTAATCGATATAGATGATATCGGGTACAAAATTCTTCTTTAGTTTTAGTTCGTTCAACAACGCACGGAAGTGTGATGAATTCGCCTGTCCTGTCGGGTATTCCTTAACAACCAGTTTACCCTGCGTCTTCTTCGCAATCGCATGTACCTTGTCGGTGAACATATCCTTAGATAGGTTCTCTAGTTGATCTATCGGGACGTTAAGTAGATTTGCATCGATCCGTTCCGCAATACGTTCTTCAGCCATCTCCATAGTGATGTACAGGACATTCTTCCCTTGTGACAAGGCACTGCCAGCACAATGACACATGAAAAGACTCTTACCAACACCCGTACCTGCAAGTGCGATGTTGAGAGTTTTGTTAGGTAGTCCACCTTTAGTGATACGGTTGAAGTAGTCCAAGTCAAAAGGCAGTTTCTCCTCTTGAGTATGGTAGAAGTCAAAACGCTCTTCTACGTTCTCTAAGTAGTCGTGTCCGATATTTGTATCGAAGGTCACACCCAGTGCCTTACTCAATACATCCGGTATTGCATTCTTAGATAGCGTCTGGTGCTTCCCATCAATAATACTTATAGATTCCATTACCGCATTGAATACCGCACGGTCTTGACACCACTTCTCAGTACGATCAATCAACCATTCAAGGTTCTCTGGTTCTGGTGTAAAGATATTGGGGAGCAGTTCGATAGCATGTCGGTACTGCTCATCGTTGAGTCGATTATTCTCATCGATCTCAATTTTGAATGCTTCCATAGTAGGAAGTTTATTGTACTTCGCAATAAATTGTGTGAACTCTTTGAAGAGTCCTTTGTAGACACCCTCGAAGTAGTCAGGTGTCAGAAACGCTGCTACCTTCCTCGCATACTGGTCATTCGTCAATAGATTCCGTAGAATCGTTTGTTCCAATTGTATTTCCATCATCATCCTTATTTAACCGTTCTTTAGTATAGATCCAACCATCATGACATCCACGTTCGATAATATCCTCTAAGATATCTGCGGCACATTCCTGAAGTTCTACGTTACTAGGTTCAAGGAATGGAACAGGTGACTGTACAACCCGAAAGTTGAAAGTGAGGCAGTCACGAGTTCCATCAAACTTGATTGTCCCATACCGTATAACGGTTTCCACAAAATCGCCACGTAAGATACGTACATCCCATGCGGCATCATTATCAACATAATCAACAGGGATCATTTCATAATCGACCCCTTCAGAAGCTTTATTTACATTAATCGTTTTCGACATCTGAATCTACTATTGTATCAGGATCTACTTGAGTTGGCAAGCCAATTTTGAATTGTTTTTCTACAAACTCTTTGAAGTCAGTGAATTCTAGGATAGGAGTCCAGAATTCTTCATCCAATGTTTGAGCGAGTCGAACCTTTGGATCAACCAACTCACCAGTAGAAGTATCAACCCTACAGTACCAACCGTTACTAGGCTTAGCAACATAACCGCCAGCGAGAGCAACATCCAGAAGACCGCTGAAACGTTGGACACCACCATCCCAAGAAACTGAGATAGGGATCTTAGACTTTTCTTTAACATACCTACTTTTCTCCACGTTGATTACAAAGTGATACCCTTTGATTTCTGTACCAACTTTGTCCTGTTGTCTCCCTAGAATCCAGATGTTGTCTGCAGAGTAGTAGATACCAGTACCACCACCTACAATGTCTTTGGGGAAAAGACCGATTTCTTTGTAGGTGTGGTTAACTGCGAGTAAAGGGATACTCTTCATTGCAAGGTATGGTGTAGTCATACGGAACAGACCCTTCAGTGCTTTCGCACGAGACATATCCGCAACTGACTTTTCACTCATTGCATCCTCAAGTTCTTTCTTGGACGCAAGGTTACCGATAGAGTCGATCACGATAATCACGTCATCATCCCTATCCAGATTCTCTAACTGAGCAATCAGGTCAAATTTTAATTCTTCTACATTTGTGATAGGAGTATGCAGAACCCTAGTAGTGTCAATTCCAAACTGCTCGAAATAAGACTGGGGGGAACCGAACTCACTATCATAGAATAGTAATACCGCATCTTTCTTTGCCTCCAGATACGCACCCGCCATCAATAGGGCGAACGATGTTTTAAAGTGTTTAGATGGCCCTGCTAGGACTGTAAGTCCCGGCGTAACACCACCATCAAAGGATCCCGATAACGCAACGTTCACCATAGGAACATTGGTGGGAACCATATCTTTTTCAGTGAAGAACTTACTCTCCGACAGTACTTCCGTTGCCTTGAGTTTTGAGTTCTTCTTCAGTTTGTCCATTATTGACATCATCATCTCCAAATGTAATGTTGTTTACTTTTTCACGTTCATCTAGATCATATTGTACACGATAAGCACTATTAATGTCAAGCACTTTTTGCAACAAATCGAAATTATTTTCCTTACCACGAGTTTCGGAAAACTTTAAAAACGCCATTGTGTCCTTTGGTAGACACGCACCACCGAACCCACGTTTCTTATCGGGGCCGGGCACTCGTGTATGTTTTACTCCAATACGATCATCTGCACCCATTGCACGAGTAATCATATTGTAACTGCAGTCAAATGAATCCACCACATCCTTCAGTTGATTGAAGAAGGTCAGTTTGGTTGCAAGATATGCATTGGTTGCATACTTGACAAATGACGCTTCACAACCAGACATGCGGTAATACTTATCTGATTTACAGTTAGAAAAAATATCATAGATCTGTGAAATTTCATCACATGCTTTCTGTGTACCACCAAACACATGATGTTCCGCATTTACAAAATCCTCACATGCGGATTTCTCTGTCAGGAACTCAGGGTTATAACAGAACCGATCATAGTCTTGTGGTTCGATAGAGTTGTACAGTCGGTCTACAATGTCTGGTGTGATTGTTGATTTCACAACAACAAATGCGTTAGTGTGGTAGATCAACTTCAGTACTGCATCTTCTACAATAGACGCATCTACGAATCCGCTGTCAGGGTTCTGAGGTGTCGGTGCACATACAAATACAATCTGAGGTTTCCAATCGATGAGATCGTCTACACTTGTATTGTAAATAGGATCTACCAAGAAGTGTTCAATCATAGGATGATAGAATGCATACTCTACTGCTTTACCTACGAAACCATGACCCACGATACCCATTTTCAACGGGTTGTTGGGGTTGATAGGTTCTGGTGTTCCTTCGGTAGGTTTCTCAGGAACGAACTCATCAAAATTATCTGCCATTATGATACTCCACATACCAATCGTAAAAATTCTTAATACCCACACTCACGTCAGTGTGAGGGTGATAACCCAGTGCTTCTAGTTTAGAAGTGTTTGAATATGTTTCTAGTGTGTCTGCAGGATGTTTAGGTTGCATGTCATATATTGCAGACTTACCAACATTCTTCTCAATCTCTTTAATGAAGTCCATCAACTGAACTGGACTACCTCTACCGATATTGTAGATCTCTCCAGAAGGTGCGTCCTCAAACAATACACACAGAATACCATCTATGATGTCATCAACGTAGGTAAAGTCACGTTTCATGTCTCCGTAGTTGAACACAGTAATCGGTTCATCTGCAATAATGTTCTTGGTGAAACTAAACAGTGCCATGTCAGGTCTTCCCCAAGGGCCATATACAGTAAAGAAACGTAGACCCACATTATTCAAACCGGATGCTTGGAACTGACATTCATTAGTCCACTTAGACCAACCGTATGGGTTCAACTGCTTACCTGTTTCTTTACCCTCAGTCCACGGTAACTCAGATCCCGCAAAGACACAAGAGGTTGATGCATACACGATGCGTACATTAGGTAAATGCTTCTTACATAGATCAATCAGGTTTTGAGTTCCGTCGATATTGTTCTCATGGTATTGTTTCTCTTTACCAAACGAGTCACGTACACCCGCATGTGCGGCAAGGTGAATGATATCTGTGGGTTGATGTTTAACCAGAAACTCTTCTAGGTGATACGAGTTACGAATATCAACATATCTGACATCGATGTCAAAGTGATTTACCCTATCCTTTTTTAGTGTGGGTGAATACAGGTGATCATTAAAGTTGTCTAACCCAATCACCTTCTCTCCTGCATTGTACAGTGTGTTCATCAACTGAGATCCGATAAATCCCGCTGCTCCTGTAATTAAAAACTTTCTATCCATTTCTGTATATGTACTCCAGTGCTCTGTCTGCCTCTACGATCAGTGGACGATTCTCATACCAGTTACCTGTCTCACGATCAAACTCCTTACACATATCTGCAATTTGATTTGCGGTGATAGGGTAACCCTTCTCGAATGCACGTCCGGCAATCGCAATCATTATTTGATACATCTTGTGATACCAACCTGTACCAGTAATCGACTGATACTCTGCACCCAGTTTACGTGGCCAGAACGGACAGTCTCTATAGGATATCCAATTGATGTCAGTGTTATTTAGTTGATTCTTACGATACTCAATTATCTCTTTCTGCATCTCTGGTGGTAGTCGATCTAGGAATGAGTTGCCTGTCTTCTCTACATACGGATACTTAGCAATTAACTCAGAGACGTTTAGTGCGTCACCTGAGTTAGTAAAAAAGAAACTGAATGCGTCAGGATATATTGCAGGTACATAATACATACGTGCAAGATCCTTAGTTTGCGGATCTCCTATCTCACCCAGTTCTGTGTTCAGTGCATACCAGAATGGTTTGATGCGTTCGTTCTCAATGTGTTCGTCCAGTCTAAAGACGATGCGGAACTTTGGTATGTCCTCACGGGAACTCGCAGTGTTGTATACCACATAGTCCAAGTGACCAAACTTCTCCCGCAACGATTCTTCTAGAGATAGAACATCATGAGGAAAAACATGATCGTCCACATCAACAGCACACCAACCAGCCCAACATACAGTAGATTTATTACTACGTGTGCTATCGGTTTGAAAAATAGCAGGAGTAATAAGAGGACTAGAATTATTTCCACCCTTCTCTCCTTTTTGTTGTGACAACCCACGCAACAACGCAACGAGTTCATCCCAGTCTGAGAGTGACACTCGCCGGTGCGTTTTGTTGTCAAATTGATTTTTGAATATCGTTAATTCGTATCGCATGTATTCATTATAACAGATCACATAGTACTTTGTCAAGCTGATCAGGATTTGATATCAGGGCACGTGCAAACAACTGGACTAGAGTGTTATTGATTCTGTACTTGATCCACCCATCTGTCGCACTCTTAAAGTACTGGTTAGCGTTCTTGGTGTGAGTCCAGAGTCCACGTTGCAATGCGTTCGCAGTTCTACCTCCGTATCTGACCTCCATGATATAGTCACCGTACCTATCATAGAACCTATAGACCGGATGCTTTCTTCCAGACCCAGACTCAAGTAGTCGTATGTATCTGGTATTCAACTCTGCCTTTCTTGCATTGAAAACAAGAATGTTGCACTCTAGTTTATTCTCCTTGTAGATCAAGGGTAGGACATTCATCTTACCGAAGTGACTGAACGCTTCGTGATCAAAGACATCCTTAATTTCTTCTGGATCAGTAATCTCTGATCCGTAGGATTCTAGTAATGGAAACATGAGACATTCTTTGTCAGTAGACAATTGCAGTGGCCCGTCTCCGTATGCCTTCAGACTGATAGGGAACTCATCGTAGTTATCAGTATTCGTTACTATCACGTCCTCTTCGTGTCCCTTAGAACGGAACAACTCTTTACCCACATGGATACAGTTGTATCCTTTCATGTGTTCGTTGATGAACTCAGTGATCGCAACTTCTGCAAGGTCACCATGGGTCTTGTTACCAATGACCCGCATGGTAAAGATATTACTCAGGGTATCGGTTAGTTCTTTTTTCTTATATTTGGATAAGGATAACAGGTCTTCATTAAATTTAGTAAATGCACTCATATAGTCTCATCTCCCCAACTCCACCGCCTTTGAAGTCTGTGCGGTATGGGTAGTTTTTTATAAATCTCAAACGTTCTTCATCTTCAAAAATTCTGACCACCATATCAACTTGTGGTAACTCCGTATTGTCATACAAGACATACTTCGCACCTAGTCGAAACGCAACGATAGTATCATCGATCACATTTTGTTTATCATGATTACCATCGACAAACACTAGGTCAAACTCTTCACCTTTCACCCTATCTAAAATTTTAGGTGACGGTACAAGATGCACTGTCACGTTAGGGTACTTCTCCATCACTACCTCACCATACTCACGTCCTCGTGGATGGTCAGGACAACAGGATATAATTTTGCAGTCCGGATGGAAATGCTCTGCCATGTAACTGGTAGAGTGTCCTGCATAAAATCCAATCTCTAATACACTCATGGGGTTTACCACTTCACGTATATGCTTCAGTGCATCGAAGATGTGTTTGTTTGCGGGTAGATAACCCCACCCATCTTCTTTCCACATCAAGTGTTCAAAATTATCCAAAGAAATCCTCCAAGGACGGTTGTTTTTGACCAGTTACGAATTCAAGAAATCCACTTTCCGAAACGTCTTTAATAAAAAGTGACTCCCAATTAGTAGAACCATCTTTGTTCAATCGATACCAGTGTTTAATATCTCGATCTTCTCGATATTTTTTCATAGAGTGATTGTCGGTGTTCCACGCATTTTTCACAGACCAGTAGACACCATCTACAATGTAGTCAACACCTTCCGGTCTGTTTTTATCCCTACCAACAAAGATAACATTATCTGGCAATTTAGAATTTATATAATCTTCCAACAAACGTCCAACGTTCTGTTGCAGTAAACGAATTCTTTTGTACACTTCGATATCCGATTTAGTAAAAAATTTTTCTATAATACTATCCAAAGAAATCCTCCAGTGTCGCCTTGGGTTCTGCAACCCAACCCACCGCATCCAGAATGGGTGTAATAGGATCAATGAATGTCTTATCGAACATCATATCATAATTTATGTGATCATGCAACCCCAGTTCTTTCGGAAGGTTCAGGGGAAACGATACCACGTTCTCACCCAGACGGTTGGGCATTTTCAGATAGACGAACTTGATCTTCTCTCCGTTCTTGACCATCTCGTACCTACGTTCTAGGGCATTCTCCTTGATCGCACTGTTGTACATTAACGCACCACGCACGTGAATGGGGGTGCCTTTCTTGTACACAGCGGTACGGTCTTCCCATTTGTCAACGTCCGATACTCCACGAGGAAACGAGATGTCTTCGGGTGGAAGGTTCTTGAATTGGGACTTAAAGTCTGAAATGAACCGTTGTGTTTCTAATTCTGTACCTTGGACTAGTATATGAAACAGTTCTTTCATTTTATCCCGCACCACCGAAGGTGTGGACGATTTGATTGCTTCAATACCCATCATCTTGAGTTTGGGTTCTGCGTACTGGACACCCTCATTGTTGTGGACGTTGAGGATGTATCGTTTCTTTGCCATCCAGATACCACGATCTGCAATAACCTCACGACCCATCTCCATGCGATTTTCATACGCACCCGTCACAGTCGCCATGCTCTGATATGATTTCTCTAGAACTTTCTCGAAGTGTTCACTGCAGATCTTGTCTAGAAACCCAACAGGATTCTTGGGAGAAAAATGATCAACGAGATCCCCCATACGAATATAAAGAGAATCGGTGTCAATTGCAACAACGTAGTCCTCATCTGTCTTGAGAAGATTTTGCATCTCATTATTCACTGCCCTCTCTGCCCATTTGATTGCGAGTTGTCCCGCAAGAGTAATCGACTCCGCAACACGTTGATCGAAGTAACGAAACCATCGGTTACCCAACGCACCATAGAGTGAGTTCATCAAGATCTTGATCGCCATCTGATTGTTGTTGAGTGACGTGATCTTGTATTCTAATTCCTTGGAAGGATTCTTCTGGTACTCTGTCTGTAGCTTCAGCATCTGATCCTTGATCACTCGACGTTCAGAGTAGTACTCCTTAATCACGGAAGGTACGACACCCTCACGTTCATGAGTAAACTTAGAACCAGTCGGTGCAACAGAGTAACCTACATCTCCGACATTGACAGACCCGTCAAGGAACTTCTCTACTGACACATCATGTATGAATCCATCCATGACAGTCTCAGGCGACATATTGTACTGGACAATGATATTCGGGTACAGGGAGTTCAGGTCGAATGAGGTAACCCAATCGTGTGATCCAACCTGCGGATCCTTGACATACCCGCCGGGGTATGCAGTCTTGGGTTTCTCGACCTTGGGTGGTACAACGATCTTCCTCTTGTTTAGAATACGATAGATGATCGAATCCCAGATTGCAGTCGTACCCAGAGTATCACCATAGTTCACACCACCACGATATGCCATGGTCAGAACCAGAGAGATCAGGTCAAGCTTCTCATCGATCTTGTGTACCAACTCCACGTCCTTGACGTTGTAGTCAATGAACTTCTGGTAGTCTTCCTTGTGCAAGGTGTATAGGTTACCGTGTTCCTCATACGAGAGTTTACGTTCACCCAGTACCACGTTCGCAATGTTGTCCAGTCGATAGGACTCTTGTTGACCCAGAGTATTCAGGGTGAACTTCTTGAAGACCTCAAGGTAGTCGAGGTGCTCGACACCCTCAATCACAAAGTACTGATTGGGTTTACCGTTGATAGTGATGTTACGATCCTGCACCAGACCCCAAGGACTGAGGCGGCTGGACATCTTGGTATCACCAGTGATCTTGTACATACGGTTGATCAGATATGGAATATCGAAGAACCGTGTGTTCCACCCAGTAATAATATCAGGAGTATGCATCTCCCAGAACCGGACGAACTTCTGCAACAGATCGAACTCGTT